CTACTGCCGAATGGAACCCTGGCCTACATCTATGCTCCAGAAAGCGGTCATCCGCGTGAGTTGTTCCGCGAGATTCTTGATTCTCTGGATCTGTATACGGAAGTTGATCAGGTTCTGAAGGATATGATTCGATTCAAAAATGGCTGTAAGGTCTATTTCCTGACCATGACAAATATGAGAATCGGTCTGATTGGCAAGCGTCTTGATAACGTCTTTATTGATCCTTTTGCTGAGAAAAAGCTGAAGGCTGATGACTTTGTTGATCTAGGCATTCGTTTGACTAGTCGGTTTTAATGCGCGCCAGCGCAAAGGATATACCAATGTTTTTCCGTTTGTATAAAAGACACGATGGATCGTTTGATGCCGTACAGCGCGCGGCGAATTCCCTAGGAATGGACAAGTTTCTTGGGAATCGAGATACGCAAGATGAGGCTGTAGATTTGATTGCAGATCGTGTTGGTGGCGCGACAGTCGTAATGACGATTGTTGAAGACAATAATATGTATATCGAATACGATGCAAGTTGAAAAGAATGGAATGATTCTGTTTTGGCAGAATGATAGTATCTACTCCAATTGGTATGAGGATGATGATCTGAAGATTCGGACGGCGGATGGCCTAGAGTACGACCATAGTGAGGGATTGTTTATCGCATTGAAGGCAAAGACTTTCGGGACAGGCCCGGAGATTTTGCGTGAGATTTCGAAGATGTCTCCCTATCATGCCAAGCGATTTGGCCGTGCTGGTATTCCAAATTTTGATGAAAAGGTTTGGGAACAGAAACGCTATTGGTGTATGATTGAAGCTGTTCAAGCAAAGTTTGAACAGTGCCAGAGACTTAAGGATGCACTGATCGCCACATATCCTAACGAGATTGTTGAAGCCTCGCCTGTGGATAAGGTCTGGGGCATTGGTCTTGCACCGGATGATGAACGTGCGCTTAACCGTAAGAATTGGAGAGGTCTGAATCTCCTGGGTAAAGCGCTAATGCACATTCGTCATCAATTTTGGATTAATGATTTTGAAGGAAACTAACCAGATATGTCGATTCAAGAAAAACTACGTGATGTAATTCAGGAACTGCGTCGCACACCGATGCATCTGGCCAATATTATTCCACTGCTGCAAGAGGCAGCAGATAAGTTGGACAAGAATGAAGATCAGCTACATTGGCTCTCTTGTCTAGAGGACGCAGGTGTTGATAATTGGGAAGGTATTGAAGAAGCCCAACGTATGTATCGTGAGGAAGATGATGACTGATGCCGTCCCGGTCAAGTATATGCCGGTGAGGTCGCCTCTGTGGAATCTCATCATCGACACATCATTTGAAGGACAGGGCCGTGAGATTTGTCGTTGTGATAGTCCTAAAGACGCACAACGGATTTGTTATTTGCTGAACACAGCAGAGGGGTATGAGTACCCCAAGCCGGAGGATATGGAATGAGTATTTTTGAGAAACACAGCATTATGTCGACGGCCCAGGCCGCTGGGATTGTAGTGACCTTGCTGAATGAAAATGAACTACTGAAGTTCGCACAATCCATTGAGCATCAGGTTGTTCATGCACTTCAATCTGATCCAACCGTTTACGACTACACCCAGACGGACGTGGAACGAGCGTTCAAGTTGGCTGTGAAGAATCTCGGCATCCATCTTTTGGATGATATGAAACTTCCGGTAGAGAATCGTGAAGAAGGGCAGCTGACTGCTGTATCTCGCGGTCTTTACACTCCGGGTGAGAAGTATCGCCTAGGACCGGGTGGTGAGGAAGCGACTGCCAATGGATACTATGAACAATTCTATGACAACTTCAGTAAGTTCAAACCAAAGGCGGTTGCATTTATGAAGGTGGAACGGTATCGAAGTATTGGTAAAGACTCGTTCAATCCTATGTGGTGTTTCAAGATTCGTTACGCGACACTATAATGGACACATTTGGTGCAGAGGTTCGAGCCGCCGAACGAGTTGCTTTTTGTCGGTGTTGTGATAAGCCGATTGAGAAGGGACAGACTATGGTGTCTTGGTATAGCTATCGGAATCGGGGAATGAACATACATATTTGTCTTCCGTGCGCGCGTGAGATCGGAGAAATGGCAAAGTGAAGATCGTCTATACCACCCGATATGGGGTGTGCGAGTATCCTGAGACACGAATATGAGACGTGAGATTCTAACGGTAACAGAGCCAGGTTGGTGTTGTCCCGGGCATGATATTTACCCCAATGAGACCTATAGGAACAATCGTAGTAAGAGAGCGCGTTCAAGGGATAAGAAGATAGAGCATCGTCACGCTCGGAGAGTATTGAATCATAGGATCAGATTAGAGAGGGAATATGAATCTATTGGAACAGGTAAAGAGTGATTGGGTATTGACGGACGAGCAGGTGGAAGGGATTACGGTCTTGTTCCATTGCTATGAGTATGCCAAATATGAGGGGCATGCATTCACTCTCTATCTCAAAGACGGTCAGTTGTATGAGTGTAACGGATCACATTGTTCTTGTTACGGTCTAGAGGGACAGTGGAGCGAGGAAGAAACTTCCAAGGAAGCAGTATTGTATCGACTACAATATGGAACTTGGTATATTGACACTACAGGATTGAAAGAGGTTCTAGAGGGGTTGAATTGATTGAGCATATCTTTGATGATCTAGGATATTTCAAGACGAGGGAAGGACATAGTGCGTTATTGACATATAAATCAGTGTTTGTCGTAGATAGAGAAGATCCAGACGGCCCATTTATTTGGTATAGAAAGAGTGATGGTATCTTGTATAATAAACAACGACATCTGTAGATGCCTGTAGTACCCACCCCTCAGAATTTTTGCACATATACCCCCGGCCTGGTGTTTTTATTTCATAGGGGGTGGGGGTCCAAATTTTTTCCACATATACCCCCCCCCACACAATTTATTTTCCAAGGTTATCCTGATTGATGGTGATTAAACATAAACTGTGATGGTTACGCCCACCCCCTTCGGGAGCCCGCAATTCTCCCTATACGACATTCAACCAAAAGTCTAGTTACATTTTCCAATCGCATCCCACAGCCCCATAGGCCAAAGCTATCCCCGCTTCACGCCCTGCATTAACATTGCCTATTCCCCACACGATCTTGATAGATGTATCCACTGCTCTACACAGCCCAGGTGATCGTGCCTGACTATTGCATTGGTTCTCCCTATAGGTAATACTAATGACCCTCCCATAGCTTTCCCCTATAGGACGAATGACTTGATAGAATGATACGATTAGACTTTAGAATAACCTTGCATCGTACTAGGGTACATTGATCCATATCCCCTTCGGGTATATGGGTATTATACACAAGCCTATCCCTATAGGAAAGTAAAGATAATTCTCCCTATCACATACGCTTCCCTATAGGCAGGGACAATAATGAGCTATAACCCTATAGGATGAGCTACGGGGCGAAGTTCGCTAGGCGAGGCTATACCCCTATGGGGAATGACTCTGCCTAGGCTTAGAGCACTGCTAGCACGGTCCTATGACCAGAACCCAGTAGCTCGACAAACGCACCGTGGTCTAGGGGGTAGTAGCTAAAACGTGAAAAACAGCTTAAATGAGCTATTTCCATGGAGGATAAGGATTCACGTTTTCTATAGGGATTCGGTATATAGGAATATTTTTGTGAAACCCTTTACTTTTCTTGCGATCTATAGTAGATGGTTCAATATAGCTCTAGGCTATCCCAATGCAGATCCCATAGCTTTTCCCTAATAGGCAATGGTTATCGGGAGACGACCGGCCATAGGCCATGTGTCTATCCCTAGAGCCCAATTGAAAGGTTTTCGCTATCGTGTGTTCATAGTCATTCCCTATACGGAGGACTAGACAATAGCCCTAGGCTAAACACTATTGCTGATGTGTTCCGATAGAATTTTGCTATTCATAGGCATATCCTATTGCACAATAGGTGTGATAGATGCTCACTATTGCCTATCAACAACACAAGTCTCATAGTCACAATCTATTCATAGGCTCATCCTATAGCAAATAAGAGAGCATAGCCACGTCCTATCAAGGTTTTGCCTATCACAATCGTGCTCGCATCGTCAAAATCTATCACTACACATATAGGCAAAACATATCATATTTAGGCGAATGATAGCGCGATCCTATACGGTTATATATCACCGAACAAAGTTAGTACGCACTTACTCTGTTATTCCACGCCCCGAATTCCCCCTATAGGCCGGTAGGACTCTAATAGGCTTTACGGGAAGCGGGAGTGTCTTGAACCTATCGGCTTTCTTATATAGCGAAGCCCTATAGAGCACGGTTCTTTCTCGTCCTATACGGTTCTACGGGTTCTCTAGGGTTAATCGTCGTATAGGCTCTATTAGCTCATAGATAAGGATATAAACAGGCACCTCAAGGGTAGATACGTCTAGGGCCGAAAATCGCTTAGATCACATTCTAGACGCATTAGCATAGATTCGCGGGTTAAAGTCCGGTATGTATTAGGGTTTGTCCTAATAAAAAAAGTTATAGTAATCGCCCCTGAATCTTGTAATCCGGGCTATACTAGAGTCTAGCTAAAACGTTATTGGAGATTGGGGATGAACGCGATTGAATTTATGTACGCTGGCCGGAAATACCGCGTGACCTGGGACGGTCGGATTGAACGCGATGAGGGCGGCTCGAATGGGTGGATTGAGTCGGACGATTCCCGCGTCCGCTCGTTCGCCTTTTCTCGCGGCTATCTCTAAAATCCCCTCCTAATACCCTACTACCGGAGAAAATGAAAATGACCGTTGCTACCTTTATCCGCCGCGATATTGAAGCTGTGAAGACCTACGCGACCTATGAGAATGCGGAGAAAGCCGCGTATAAGCGCCTCGCCGCCGTCGGAATCTCGCTCGAAAACGCGGGGAATATTGGCTTCTGCCTCGCTATCCTCGCGGGGAAAGACGGTCGGTTCTTCCCGGTCATCTACGCGATTCGTCATCAAGTTCAGTCGGAAGTCCTCAGTATCGCCCTAGGCGCGGGGATTAACGTAATCGGCTAAACGCGCGGTTCTCCCCCTCCTGAAGCCCCGGAAACGGGGCTTTTTCTTTTTCTAGACGCCTAGCGGTCTTGATCCTGGAAACCCTTCCCCTAACTTGAAATCTCAGTTATACTACCCCAAACACCTTTCAAAACAGCTGGGTTCCCCTGTTAGGGTTTGTCCCTAGTAGACGAATTTGCCGATTCCGCCTATTCTAGAGACTCTACTACAACTTACTACCGGATAACGAAAATGAAAGCCAACCGTACTATCGAACAAATCCTCTCCAACGCCGGTATCGCCCGCCTCCAAGAAGACCACTCGCCGTTCACCTACATCCGCGACGAAGGCGAGTGGGCCGTGTCGATGAACGGTTTCTATACGCGGGGTGAACTAGCCTGGGCCGCCCGCGCCGCTGATGAGGCTAACCGACTCTATGCCGAATTCCCGGCTATCGCCCACAAAATCAACCGTTCGGAATTCTTTCAAATTCTCGCGGCGGCGGCGGCTGATGTGGGTCTGCCGGCCGGGGGCGTGAAGGTACTGGCTAACGGCGTGACGGTTTTCGTGGCTCGTGGTTCGAACGGCTCGGTGATCGCGGTATACTCCGACGAAATCTGTGTCGGCGTGCATAAAGCCGATTCGACCTATGTGACCGTGGAAGATTTTATCGCCAAAACCGATTACGCGGATCAGTTCGAAGTCTAAGCCCCTCCCCCGGAATCACTCCGAAGCCCCGCGCGAACGGGGCTTTTTCTTTGCTCCCTAGTCTATCGGTCTTGATCCTGGAAACCCTCGCGTTATTTTGAAAACTCAGTTATACTAGACCAAACACCTCCGGTTCACATAGGAGGTGGTTACGGGAAGTAGGGTTTGCCCTAGTACGCGGTTGGCGAATTTCCGTTATACTAGAGTCTAGTTCAATTCTTATACCGGAGTAACGAAATGTCCCTGGTGAATACTGCTAATTCGATGAAGGCTCTGAAGGAAGCGATTGAAGCCCTGCAATCGGATACGGTCTATATTGGCACGTGCCGGCCTAATTATCGGTTTCCGAATGATTATCGGCTGGCTTTTGAAAGTCTCGTTACTTCGTTCGAAACCCTCGCTAAGTTCGCTCGTGCGGATGGAGCGGAGATTGATTCGCTCGATTTCTAAGAAGAATCCGCCCTTCGGGGCGTGATTTTTATTTCCAAGTCCACGGAAAATTAATCTGTTTGGGTTAGTATAACTTGAAACTTGGTTTTGCGTCTATAGGGTATTCCCCTAGTACGTGAATTTGAAATATCGGTTATACTAGAGTCTAGTTCAATTCTTATACCGGAGTAACGAAATGACCCTGACGACGCTGATCTGCCTTTCGCCCGCCCTGATCCTGGCGATTTACGCTTTCGTTACCCGCGCCTAATAACCCTATAGTTTGGTCGACAATTCTCTAAGCCGCAATTTATCGGCTATACTAGAGTCTAGATCGAATTAACCCCGGAGTTTGAAAATGTTCGGAAATGACTTTGTGAATGCGTTTGGTACCCTGATCTGCGTCCTGTGCGTTGGTTCGCTGTTCGCGCTGGCTTGCTTCTAATCGGAGTCCTGAAATGTCCTATACCGTAATCGCCGCCCCTCGCTATCCGACCCTGGCGGAAGTTGACCAACGCGAATTCCAATTCGTCACGGTCGCGGGGTTTATCTCCGACGACTCCGAACGGGCTTGCGCTTTTACGGATAAGGCGGATGCGATCGAATACCGTGATAAACTCCGGAACGGTCGGAAGGGTGGGGAGTACGTGTTTGAAATCCTGAATTGCCTGTTCTAAGGGTTTCTACCTACCAAAATAAATCCCCCGAAAGGGGCTTTTCTTTTTTGCGGGGATCGACTATACTAGAGGCTAGTAAACAAAACCGGAGATTGAAAATGCACCCCGATTATACCGACCCGCGCAATTACCTGGGTAAGCTCTATCAAACCGCTATCGACATTTTTGTGGACGCGGGCGATTCGGTTTCAACCGCCTTTACTCCCGCTGCTGAAGCGATGAAAAGGGTCTCCAAGCGATTCTCCGCTGAGGAACTGGCGATTGCTAACTCTGAGCTGGAGGGGTTGGATGATGAGTCCTATGACGCCGTCGTGGGCGGATGCCGCTTGAACGACGAAGGGACGGAATTTCAAAGCGATTCCGGAACGGTGACGATTAGCCTGGTGACGGCGAAAATCCTGGATCTGATATTTGAGGATGCGGAATAAGGGTTTCCCCTAATAGTTGTTTCTAGCCAATCGACTATACTAGAGTCTAGATCGAAATTAATAACAGAGTATAAAAATGACCTTTGAATTTCTGTTTCCGATTATTGACGCTGAGTTTGGTCGTCGCCTGTTCGATGCGGACCTAATCGACGCGATTGACGCTAATATCTATGATCTGAAGGCGATGCCGGCGCGTATCGAAAAGGATATTGAGGAAAACGCGGCGTATCCGGGTTACGTAGCGGACCTGAAAGTTCGACTGGAACGCTATCGTCGCTGGGCGGCTGATGCGGTTCCGTTCGCTGAAATGTCGTTTCGGGAAAAGGTGGAGGCACAGTTGGGTTTCGTGGAAGCGATGCCTGATTTTAGCGCGACGCCTGAAGAAATGGCGGATGATAACGCGCGCTATATCCGTTACGTTAATCGCGTTACGGCTGAGGCGGAAATTATTGATCTGTGGATTCGTCTATAGGGGTTTCTCCCTACAAAATAAAAGCCCCGTTTGGGGCTTTTTAGTTTATACTAGAGTCTAGTTAAACAATTCCTACCGGAGAACGAAATGCAAAATACCCTTCTGACGTTCAACCCGCTGGACGCGAACGAACAACGTAACTACGCAGGCGCGTCCGAATTTGCCCGTATCGCTTCGCGGGAAATTCCCGGCTGCGGTACGGTTACGGTAGTAGCGGACGCCCACGAAGATTCTAACGCCGTTTCGGTTGATATTACCGACTATAGCGGGAAAACCCTTATTTACGGTGCGGAATGGAACGCGGGAACCGTGGAGGACGCTACCCGCGCTATCAACGCCTCAAATTCGCTTTTTGAGGTGATCTATTTCCTTTCGCTTGACCAGCGGTTTTCGTTCTCCGGTTCGCTCTAAACGCGCTCGCCCCTTCGGGGGCAATTTTTATTTCCGCATAGCTGAAATGGAGGTGGTTTGGTTTATTATACTACGGAGATTGTCCGCAAGTCTATAAGGGTTTCCCCTCGCACAAAAAGCCCGAAAGGGGCTTTTCTTTTTCTCATAGTTCAACTATACTTTAATCACTAGCGGTTATTCCGGTTAGCTAATTCGATCCTGGGTGAACCAATCGTTTTTACCTATCAAGATCAATAGACGATAGCCAAAGCCTATTACCAACTAGAATGAGCTATAGGCGCTGCGCTATAGTGAGGCTATACTAGCCAAGGCCCATATTCAGAATCGCTCTCAGGCTCACCTAGACGCATAGACGCTCAACCCACCCTCACCCGCTAGGCTCTACGGACCCCGATAGCGCGCTATATACGGAAACCGTCTCATAGTTTCGCCTATGATAATAATCGAATCGTTTGAATTGTCAGGGTTTTCCTTTATGATTCTCTTACTGATAACTAACCCGGAGTTTGAAATGCCTCGCCCCCACTCGGTGGAATCCAAGATCCCAGCGGCCGTCAAGACCGCGTACCAAGAATACGGTTTCACCAAGAAACTGGAGACCGCGCTGGCCTATCGGGAAGGCAAGGAATTTGCTGCTATCCTGTTCCGTGGTGATGGCGAATACTTTGGTGTTTCGCTTCGTCGGACGGATAATCCGGAGGGATTCGAAGTTTGGAACGACTATCGCCAGTTCCAATCGGCGGACGAATTCCACGCGGAAACGCTTTACTGATTCCGCGTCTATTAGGGTTAACCCCTAGGGACTTTTAATCGAAAGTCCCTTAGAATTAATCCTTGAGTGTCCAGAATAAAAAGACAGCAAGATCCACGAAGGTCATCTTCATCACCTATCGGAGTGAATCAATGCAGCACGTGACTCAACCCACCTCGCTGGCCCTACCAGCTGTGGACCAATTCTACGTGGCGCCGCCAGCGCCGCCGCCTATCGACCCGGAGAAGGAACGGCAGGCACACAACGCGAAAGTCCTGAAGGAAATCGTCTATTGGGCGAAGGATGAAGGCGACCGTATTGTGGCTGACGGAAAGAATCTGTGGCCAGGCCTGGGCAATCGTTCGGGGCTATACGAACCGACGATTTCCTCAATTCTCCAGGAAAAATGGGAGCGTAGTGGCGCGAGACTCGAAAAGAAGTTGGCTGCCCTTCCTCCCGGAACCCGAATTCATATCAAGACTTTCCGCAACGATGATCGCAACCGCGGTTTTTGGCTCGTGGCGAAAACCCTTACCCTGCGGTAAACAACCCTGCTTCCGCAGGACTTTCGGCGCGCTAGGCTCTACCCCGGACTAGCGCGCCTTTTTTATTGGATGGTGATAGTCAGAAGTTATCGGTGGGTGGGTCTGATAGAAATTTTTAGCGGTTGCCTACTAGACTTTTTGAGGGGAATCGCCTATGATACCTATATCGACAATTAACCGGGAGTAACAAATGGTCCTGACCGATAAGGAAAAGGCTGAGCAAGCAATCGCCGCAGCGAAGGAACACGTCAACGACCCGAGGTCGATGCAGACCAGCGCCGCGTTGTGTCTGAACGATTCTGAGCGACTCTACGCGGCGGGAGCCTATCCGCAAGCGCAGAAACGCGCGGTTGATTCCCTGAGCTATTCCGTAGGGATTTTCCACGATCACTACAAACGCGCTAAGGCCTGATTAGGGTTTTACCTAGCGGATTTTGGTTTACTTTCAAACCGGAGTCCGCTAGAATAAGAACACCTAGACGAATAACCGGAGAACAAAATGAGAGACCCAGCCGATTGGATGGAGTATCTGAAGAAGTCCGAAGGGACCAAGGTGAAGTGGTACGGTAACAGCGAGGCGAGCACCAGCGCTTCCACGTATTTCACCAATACTCACGACCCGGTTAACCAACCGTTGGACCAACGGTCCATCGACCAATTTGAGTCCGTGGTGAATCGCCTCGCAGAACTGGCGTTGGTGAAGGATGGTAACGGCTGGCCGGTAGTGGAATTCATGGCTCTACGCCGTTGCGACAAAATCTATATGGTGTCCTATCGCTTCACGTCCGACTGGGCTAACAGCAAGTATTACAAGGACGTTCAGCAATTCGGAATGGGCCTGGGGCGCGGAGTCTTTAAGCCTTTCTCTGATAAGCAAGATTTTGATTTCTACCTGGGCGACTGATATATCATGGCCACCATTGATCTGCAATATTTTGAAGTCGTCCGAATTGAAACGGCGCTGACGGAATCGCTGAACCGCTACAAGCAAATCCTGGCGGATATGCCGCCGCTGGATCGTGACGCTTGCGGCGGAATGTATGAATCCGCTATCCGGGATTATACCGATATACTGGAGCAAACTTCCAAGCTATATCCGGAGCACCCGCGTACCTGGGCCGGAAAGCCCTGATTAGGGTTTCTACCTAGCGGATTTTGGTTTACTTTCAAACCGGAGTCCGCTAGAATAGAATCACTTAAACAATTCGGAGTTTGAAATGACGACGTTGATGAGTTTCAAGGCGAAGTCCGGCGTGACCTTCCTGGTTCGTGTAATCCAAAAGGGTGAGCGGTATGGCCGTGGGAATTGCCTCGTGCATGACCAGAACCCGCCGATGGTCGAGTTCTTTGACGGCCGGTACGTGACCAAGTATGACCCGTTGGGACAATTCGTTTCCCGGTATTTCATCGAAACAATACGCGATTGCGAAGGCGGTGTAGTTCTCGATACCGGCGCGGAAGCGTGGCAGATTACCGATAGCGAACGGCGCTGCGTCGTGATCTGGGCCGATGGCGTCGTGGCCGGCACGAACTTCGGGCGCAACTAAGGGTTTCTACCTAGCTGATTTCTCTAGACTTTCCATATGGAAGTCAGCTATGATAGAACTACCTTGAATCCATAGAATGGAGCTCCAAATGAGTACGAACCTGAACAAGATCATCCTGTTGGCAGTGGCCATGGCGCTTCTACTCTCCCTGACCGCTTGTGGCGGTGGCGAAGGCGAGGATGAAGCGCCCACCAAGCACGTCAACGACCCAAACCCGGTCGCGCCGCCCAAGCCGACCGTCTGTGGGACAACCTATCCATCCCCGGCTGGTTGCTAAGGGTTTTTACCTAGCGAATTTGTCTTTACTTCTTGGACCAAGTTCGCTATACTAAGAACACCTAAGACAAATACCGGAGAAACAAATGGACTTCCCGATTGGATATCGCGTGCGCTCGCTGGAGTTTCCGACTCGCACGGACTGCTACGTGGAAGGTGTTTTGATCGACTATTCGAAGGATAATAGCAACTGCGATTGCTACGTTATCCGCGTAGACCGCGTTGTATGGGAAGGACGCGAGTTGCCGAACGATGCTATGATTGGACGCGAAGCCCGCCCGCCCATCAACGGTACGCCGACCTCCATGGGGAACGTCACCAACTACGTTTCCGCTGCGGAACCCGCGTCGTTGGACTTCGCCCGACTCTACTACGGTTCAAGCGCCTATCCGGTGGAGCGAAACGAGACTTTGCCGCTGCCGGAAACTTTTGATTTTGAAAAGCCGGAGGAATGCGCTCGTTTGATATTCGCGATCATGTCCAACGCTTCGGGCGGTCATACCCTCCACAAGTGCACGCTTCGGATTGACCCGGTGCGTCGGGTGGCGAATCTGACCGCTGGCGGCGTACACGTGTTTTACAAGCCCATAAACGCCCCGAAGATGACGGTTGAAGAGGCCATCGCCGCTACGGAACGCATCTGGGTTCTTGAGCTGGGAAATGTGTTTACTGACCAATATGGCTACGGTTGGAAGCGTGCCCGCTGGTCAATGTGATATACCAGATATCAACCGAAGCCTAGGGTTTGCCCTAGGCTTTTCTTTTTTCTGAAGTTCATATATGATTATATCACTAGCGGTTATTCCGGTTAGTTAATCCGCCCCTGCGCGTCAGATATGGATAAATCTATCGGCGCGCGTTTCCGATAGTACTGCCTAGATGAGCCTAGGATCGATGATCTGGAAGTGGTCTATCCTTCCCTATCGACTAGACACAGAATCGATCCTATGAGCTGCTAGACCGCTCTATGACGATTCGGGGTAAATCGCCCCGTTCTATATAGGCGCGAATAAGGGTTGCTGTTAGGGTTTGTACCTACAAAAATCACGAAAATAGTTCTTTACTTCCATACGTGAGACCACTAGAATTTAATCATCGGTAGGACGAAACGCGAAAGCGGCGCGATACCGAAGCGGAAGTTGAAAGCGAAAAAGTTAAAATTTCTCTTTACTTCCGGTTGAATCAAGACTAGAATAGATTCTACGGTCGATACAAAAAACGACCGACGAATCGGAAGTAAAGAAACCTAACACAATCCATCCTTTCAGGAGAATTACCATGACCGCAATCGTTATCGCCCACAAGACCGCCGATTTCAACCTGTCGACCGAAGGCCTGTCGCAAGCCAAGATCGTGGAAGCGATCAAAGCCGCTGGCTTCACCCTGGGCCAAAAGTCCCTGGCCGCTCTGATGAACGGTTCCAAGACTGAAGCCGGTGACTTCGTGGTGAAGTCCGAAGCCGCGCCGACCCCGAAGGGCGCCGCCGCCAAGGCGAAGGCTGCGAAGGCCAAGACCGAAGCCCCGGCGGACGAAGTCAAGACCGACGACGTCAAGATGGAAGGCAAGATGACGAAGGAACAAGAAGCGGCAGCATCGGCCTGGGGCAACAAGCCGGCTGCCGGCGCGAAGGGTAAGGGCAAGACCCTGACCCCGGAGCAAGCGAAGCTGGCCGCTGATGTCGAAAAGGCGCTGCCGACGCAAGACAAGCGCGCCGTGGTTCGCGGCACCGACTGGACGGTGGTGCTCCCGCAAACGCCTGTCGAAGTTAAGACGGACTCCAAGATCCACAAGCTGCTGGTGCGCCTCTGCGATCCGAACGGCGCGACCAAGAAGGAACTGATGGACGAGTTCGGCTGGTCGGCTGGCGGCCTGGCCGGGGTGATCCACTGGGAACCGAAAGCCAAGGGGTACTTCCTGAACAAGATGAAGCGCGATGACGGCGCGATGGCCTACTACGTGTCGGAAATCGGCACGGGGCGCCGCTACACTCCGGAAGAAATTCTGACGACCGACAAGCGCCTGGTGCGTCCGCAGGAAATGCGCGACAAGTTCGCTCAGATCAAGGCGGAAAAGGATGCCGTCAAGGCGGTGAAGCAAGCTGCCGGTGAAAACGAGCCTACCCCGGACGCAGCCCCGAAGGCAGAAGCCAAGGCGAAGCCCGAAGCGACCCCGAAGGCACCGGTCAAGGTGCCGAAGGATGCCCCGGTTGGCGCCGGTGCCGGTACGGTGACCCGCCGCTCGAACAAGCGCCAGCAAGCGACGGCCTAAGCGACAAGTTCAGGGGGTTCGCCCCCTCGCTCTGGGCGATTTACCCCCAACCCCTGCTAGAATCTAGCAGGGGGTTTTACGTTTCCGCCGCCCTAAATTTTTGTATATTAACTAATAATGAGGCGGTGGATTTTGAGGGATATTAACGGCAAAAAGGTATCGCGCAAATATGCGTGCCCCGCGTGTCAAGGCGTCATGCGGGCTTCTAAGGATTTGAGAACGCACGTCAGCCGGCATCATCCGGAGATTACCGAAGTCCAATTGGAAAGGTATTTTGTGGAATGCCGACACCCCGATACGGATATTGACGCGTTGGTGCAGCGGTACGTAGACCGTCTAGAAACGATGATTGGATTACAATATAAGGGATTCTTCATCAAGAAGTATCTCCAAGTTCTAGGCGTCGCTAGGCACCATCAGGCGGATAAGTCTATTATGCGCTTTTTGAAGAATCCGGATATTAAAACCCCGGAGGATTTGAGAGCGGAAATGGAGCGCCAATTAATCGGGAAATTCCGGGAAGCCTCACCCGAAAAACGGTTCCAGGGGTATTTGAACCGTGATAAGGCGATATTGGAAAACAAAGGACAGGCAGAATTAATTCCCGCTATCGAAACGCTCAAGACGATTAAATTTGTTAAGAAACAGTTACAAGCGGCGCAGGAAGCGAAAGCCGAAAGCGAAGCGAAGGCTGACGATACCGAATAGACCTAGGAAAGCCCCGTTGATGAGAATCGCGGGGCTTTTTAGCTGGCTAGGCGCGTTTAGGGCTCTGGCCCTGGATACCCTAGCCCGAACGATTCTAGGCGATCTAAGCACTGCTATTCACGCCTAAAAATATTCATAAAAAGTCTTTACTTTCATAGGAATCGGCGTAGAATTACCTGTATCGGATGCAACGAACGAATAACGCTGCAACGATAACCTAACACAATCGTTGGAGAGAATAAGAATGCAAATCGTATCGATCAAAGATAGCCTGTACCGGGGCAAGAGTCTCTATGGCCAATTCCCGCTGGTTGCTCAACGACAAGGCGATGTTGGATGCAAGCGAGAATTGTACTTGCGCATCGTTCACAACGGGAAGGAAATCAACGTCCACGCGAATCGGGCTGACTTCCATATTGTAGAGGACACGAGCAAGACGCCAGTCCACGCGCCGGCTGAGTGTGAGCTGAGCATTCGGATTGAACGCCGCTTCGACATCATGGCCAAACTCACAGAGTTTGTGATCCAAGGTGCGGTGCGGTCGCTGATCATTTCCGGCGCGGCCGGCATCGGCAAATCGTATAGCCTGGAGAAGCGTTTGAATCAGGCTATCGACCGAAATGAGATCGGCCAATTCACGATCCTCAAAGGTAAGATCAGCGCCATCGCCCTGTTCCAGCAGTTGTTCGAGCACCGGAACAAAGGGGACATCCTGGTCCTGGACGACATCGACGTCATCTTTCAAGATGAGACGTCTCTCAATCTTCTGAAGGGGGCGCTGGATACGGGCGACGTCCGCCATCTGTCGTGGCTGACGGCATCCGAGTGGCTTGCTGATCAAGGCGTGGACCAAGCGTTTGATTTTGAAGGCGCCTGCGTGTTCATCACCAACCTGGACTTTGACCGCCTGATGGAGAAGGGGACCAACCTGGCACCCCACTTCAAGGCTCTGATCTCCCGTTCGATCTACCTGGATCTGGGCATCCACACGAACAAAGAGATCATGACGCGCATCAAGCAAGTCGTCAACAACACGACGATGCTCGACGTGCACGGCATCGACAACGAGCAGAAGGCGATGATGATGGCATGGATGGAAGCCAACTATGAAAATCTGCGTGAGCTTTCGCTCCGCTCGATTCTCAAGCTGGCGGCGTTCATGAAGGGCGATCCGAACGGCTGGGAGGATATTGCAGAGGCCACGATGGTCCGCAATAACGGATTCACGGTTGAAGCTCTGGACGCTCTGGTCAACTAATCCGGCTGGACCCCCTCTGATAGAAATTCAGAGGGGTTCGCGGTTATAATCCCCTTACGCCAACAGGGGGCGCTGTTTGTTGTTCGTAAAGCAAAGCGGACATCGACGCGGTTCTGTCCGGCTCGCGTGCTGTTGAATATCTCCAAAAGGTATAATCATGGCCAACAAGGAAACCCAAATGAACTCTATCAAGTTCTTCACCATCCTGATCGGCGCTGCGATTCTGCTGGCAATCGCAACTTTCCTGGCAGGAGCAGGCCAATACGAATGGTCATCGCTCGTGTTCCTGCTGTCGTTCGGGGGTCTGGGCTATCTGTACAAATATGGCGGCCCTGCGAAGGAATCCGAGCCCAATCGTGTCACACAACGCAATCTGGAGAGCGCAGAATGAAGCTCAGCCAACTGAAAGAGATCGTCGCCTGCATGGAGCAACTCTCCCAGGCTCACCAGGTTTCCGACCCTGACGTATCGTTCTACGAAGCCAACCGCGAAACCCTGCAGATGGCGATGGACAATCCACACGTCGTGTTTCTCAAGATGGATATGACCGACGTGCAGCCCGGTTCTCTGAGCACGAATATGGTCCTTGTCGACAACGAACAAGGACAATACGGTGACTTCCAACTCCCGTTGCACGTCCTGAACTCCGACTGATCTCACCAAGTCACGACGCCCCTAGCCTAACCCGCTAGGGGTTTTTACGTATAGACTCTCATGAGCTTTCAGGGCTATACTAAACGCGCCCAGCAGCGCGGAGATATACCATGTCTGAAATATCAAATCTTATCGGTTCCGTCAGGGACCAACTCAAGCAGCGAATAGCTGACCACTTGGAGAGCGGGAAACTCTACCAAGAACAGTTTGAAGAGGCTATCCGAAAGGGAAATTACAAGACAGCCTTTTCCGTCTACCCCGAAGCGATCATGAACTATTCCCAAGTGATCGCGTATTACGATATTGAGGAATTACTCTTTGGTGAGCCTCGTATCGCGGAGATCAAGGAAATGTTCCGGGTTATCGAGCGGGATAAGATTCGCTTGGCCGACTTAAAGTTTCAGTCTGAACAAGCCGCTACTAGCTCAGGTTATCATCGTCGGAGGGTTCCGGCTTGAGCGTTGTTGGTCTACTGGCGGGACTCGCTCTAGCGGTCTATCTAGCCTTTCCTACGCTATCTGAACGTCTGGTAGCCTTTCTAATAACCCTGATTCTCTGAGAAGCCCCTAAGCCTAATCCGCTAGGGGCTTTATTCTTTTATCCCCTGGACGGTGAAGGAAAGGCGAAAGATGGCCCTGCCAGCAAAGGCAGTAGCTCATCAAGCCTCAGGTCCCAGTATCGGAGCCAGTCAGGCGTAGAGATTACAAACGTTGTTCTCTACAAGTCACACTCACTTACGCTAACCAAACGTCTGGTCAGTCGGATACCCTGAGTCACACCGAGCATATTGCCCTAGATTGCGGGTTTGGCCTAATCCGATCCCATAGTAAGCCGAAACAACCTTCATGATGCTACCGTCTGAATACCGACCACCATGAACCCTTTATTATATACCCATCCTGCAGAAAAGTCTATAGGTAAAAGTCTGAAAGTTTCGTCAGAAAAGAACTAGACGAATCATGAATACGCGACTATAATTATTACATCGCTGAACGAAACATAGTAAGGCGATAACCTAACACAACAGACCGCGAAAGGGTAATAAAAATGTCGGACCAAAACAAAATCATCGCAAAGATCCAAAAGCTGCTGAACCACGCCAAGGATGGCGCTGCTGGCGCGGAAGCTGAACGTGATACCGCGATGCGGATGGCCCTGAAGTTGATGACCAAGCACAATCTGTCGATGGACAAGGTCAGCATCGAGAACAAGGAGGATCGTGACGAGTTGCTCCTGGAGCAATTCCCTGATCCGTATCGCACGATGATCGGACACGCGATTGCCGAACTGTTCTTCTGCAAGTTCTTTCGCACGAAGGTTCCAGGGAAGCAGAAGTACAACTTCCACTTCGTGGGCCTGGAAAGCAACGCGATCACCGCTCGTGAAATGACGCTCTACGCGATCAAGAGCGTTTCGGATGAATCGAACCGGGCTCAACGCGACGCCGGTGGCAATGCCGGTTGGGGAACCACTTTCCGCAACGGCGCGGCCCTGAAGATCAGCCAGCGCTGCTTTGCTCTGCGAAAGGAAGCAGAGGAAACCAAGACGGAAGATTACCTGAAGGACGTGGAGGATGACGAACCCTCCCCGGTGTCGACCGGAACCGCCCTGGTGCTATCCAACGTCTACCAGACTGAAGCTGACGCCAACGATTCCTTCATCGAAAAGGTTCTTGGTATCCAGGTCAAGAAGAAAAAGCTCAATGTGGTGAACAAGTCCAACAACGCGCTGAGCCAGGGCCTGGAATACGGTGATAAGGTCAACCTGTCGAAGCAGGTCGGCACGAATGCACCGGCGCCGAAAATCGGCAATTGATCGGGAGAATGGCGATGAAGGTACTGACCGTAGTATTGATTATTACTTCATTCTTGATCGGTCACGAATACGGCGTGTCAGTCGTCGCCAAAGAATGTCGCTTGTTCGGGGAGTTTGTCAACGGCAAGCTCACCAACGGCGATTACGAAGTCTACAAGTGTAAGCCGGACTTTGATCCGGCGCTTCGGAGAAGCAAATGAGCGCAAACGGAAAGACTGAGTTGGTGTTCGATACCCCGGATGGTATCGAATTGTATCGACTCGCTTCCTTCAAGGGACGTATCAAGCTGGAGGCGCAGGGGTTACGCTCTAAGGGTCGCTCTACCCGCGCCCTGATCGCGGGAGAAATGGGTCTATCGCCCCGCGCCTCTCATCAGGCTTTCATTGATGAGCTGACCAAGCGTATCAACGTCCTGAAGACCAAAATTCTGAAGGATAGGTTGGTGGTGGAGGAACGAGGAACCGATTGGATGGTGATGTCGTGTGACCGCTCTGCATTGGTCATGCTCGATCTTCACAACGTGGAAAGCGACGTATACAACGTCCACTACTATCTCGCTGCTGTGGAAGGCGAAGGAAAGCCGACCACCCGTCACGAGTCGTCCGCCGCTGCTCTGGATGCAGCGGAAGCCTGGGTATTGGAGGTCCGGTGAGGAACGATATTCAGAAGCGTTTGGCCGTTATCGGTTCCGCCTATCTCACCGGCTATCATCACGCTCGTGTCTTCCGGGAACTTGTTCTCAAGGGCAAGTTGATGGATGTCACCAACTACGACAGGCCCAATGACTGGCGGCTGATTGAAGACTTCAAGAACCCGAATTCAACGAGCACCTACCAGGATTGCATCGAAGTCTCGCTGCATCCTGCTGATGACGACAGCCCGGATTATATCCTACTTGTCGTTTGGGACGGCGATGCACTTGATGGTCGCCCTCAAACCGTTCGGGCTACCTATCGGCTGGAGGGAGAGTGGTGGCTCCACGAGAAATTGTCGGAGCAGGTGCTCAAAGGGTTCAACCACCATTGTATGGTCAAAGCGGAACGTGAGGAAGCCTTAGCCCGCGCCCGCCGACTCGCCAAACGTGCAGCAGAAATTGGTGAGCGGGAAATTGCGCTGCTGGGTGTTGAAAATATTTCCTCATAAGGGCTTTACTTTTTCAGAGTCCTATCGTATAATAGATTCATAGTTCGATACAACACTAACTCGATAGGACTCTGAAATGAAAATCCTGGCTTTCCGTCTCCCTGAGTTTGAGGCTAAGGTTGCTAAGTTCAATAAGAAGGCAGCCAAGTGGAACCTCCCCCTGATCACATATCAGGTAACTGAGGAAGGCGTTGAAGAGCGTGCGGTTGGTGTGGATGAGGAAGGCCGCGCCATCATGATCAAAGTGGAGTACGTCAAGCTTGAGATTCAAGGCGACGTGCCGCGCCTGGCCGGTTGGTCGATCCACTCCAAGGTTCAACCTTCGGACATCGCCGGTCAGAATTACGTATTCACGACGCCCGGACACGAACTCAAGGAAGGGCTGCGCGTGCAGCCGCTCTACTGCGACCACTGCCAATCCCGCCGCCTCAAGAAGAATGCCTATTGGATCGTTCACGAGGATGGGCGCCAAATGATGGTCGGCGCGACCTGCCTCAAAGACTTCCTCCCTTCGGTGGATGTGGAGTCGCTGATCGCCTACATGAACAAAATCGCAGAGCTCAGCGGCGATGATGAGTTTGACGGCGATATTCCTGCCCAATGGCACGTTTATTATACCGACCGCGCGATCATGGATGCCTACGTGTCCATCAAGCAATGCGGATTTGTGTCCAAATCTAAGTCCGAAGAAACAGGTACGCCGCCGACATCCAGCGATATCAATCCTGGTCGCAAACGCGAGGCGGAAATGTATAAGGGGATTGATATGGACAACCTGCGGGTTGAACTCTCAGGTTTTATCCCCCACATGCTAGCCAAGTCTTCGGTCGGCAACGACTTCATCCACAACGTCCAACTGGCTCTCCAATCTGAAATCTGCCGTCCCAAGCTGTTCGGCTATATCGCGGCGGCTGTGATGGTTTGGATGAAGGACTTGGCTGACGCGCGGGAAGCTCAGCAGAGCGCCTCAGAGCATCAGGGGACCGTAGGGGCTAGGCTGGACCTGAAAGGCCTGCGTATCACACGCCTGACGGTTTCTGAGGGGGCTTACGGTTATACTTATATCTACGGGCTGGCGGACGAGAAAGGTAACAAGTTCACCTGGTTCGCTTCCCGGAATATCGGTGAGATTGACGCCGTGGTGAACCTGACCGGAACCGTCAAGAAGCATGATGAGTTCCGGGGCACCAAACAAACCGTACTGACCCGCTGCCGGGTCTATTAAGGGGAATGAGCATGGCACAAGTAATTATGATGGGAGCGTATCGCTGGCCCCTGACGATTGAACAACGACCCCGCATCTACTTCAAAGGCGGAATCTGGCGCGTGGAGCAAGTATCCAAGCCAAATACCAAGGTGGTGCGTGAAGCACGTGACCGCGCCGCGTTCCACGCAGTTTATTTGAATGAGAAATTGTATGAGCAAGCGCAAAAAGAAAGCACCCAGCCCGCGTAATCGAGAATTGTTCGAAACCCTTCTGCATGTGAAACCAGGTCGGCATAACACCGGCAAGAAGGACAAGAAAAAGCGGCGCGAGGCGCAAGAAGATTGGTATGATCTGTCGGAAATCTAGGGTTTACTTCCGATAGGAACCGGACTAGAATAGTCTTACGCTCAGGGAGAGTTTTTACATGGATGGCGTTCTGTTGACCCAACCCCTCGCTCAGAATCTATTGCGCGACGGATTCACAGCAGATCAAATCAAAGCCCTTACGGCTGCGATGGTGAGCTCCAAGGTCGATATATACGCTCAATCCTATGCCTTAGGCATGGAGCGCGCGTATAGTGAATATGGGGTAGAAGGCGTGAAGACTAACATCATATACTTGATGCTAAATCTCAAACGCTGGAACGGGGAAGAAGCCCGCTGGGCCAAGAAGGTTCTCAGGGCCATCAAGTAAGATCGTTTTCTTTGCGGCTGTGTTAGGCCATTTTGACGGGTGACGTTTCCAGGGCGGAGGCGTCACCCTTCTTTTTTGTCTATCGAAACCAAATGGGGTGAGACATGAATGAAGGTAACTTCTGGGAGTTGCTGGGTGACTCAAATAAGTTTCCCTTGCCTTTGATGAACGAGCGGGCAATTGAAATTGTCCGCCGCAGTAGCTCTACCCGGACTTTCAAGGGGATAATGGCGCGTCTGGCCCTTATATTAGGTTACGCGCGTCAGTATGTGACTCCACATGAGGAGTTGCTTATAATTGGTCAATTCGTCTTAGAGCCTGAAGTGATTTTGTGTATGGAGCAATCCGCTCGCATTGTGAAGCTCCGCATCCATGTTCACAAAAAGGCAATGGATGGTCTGGGACTTGAAGTAGCTGAGTCCCATTTCAATATGATCATCAATAAAGAGGGACGCATTATTGATGTGCGTAACTCAATGTGAACATATTCTTCCTAGCAAGTGCTCCAATAGAAGCGGCCCGGTATCATTGCGATCGTCACGTGATCAAGATGATACTGGAGTCGGCTCAACTACTCTGTACGGCACACCGAGTTCTTGATGGAACTCAGATTATCCGGACGATCGATGGTGGTAAGACCAAGTCATGGGTGCATCCCGATATTCGATATGAGACGTTTCTCTATTCTGCAACGCACATCAATCACCCTTGCGCGATTTGGGTGAGGGAGTCAACTCAGAATTACTTTTGGGTATATGAGTTAATGATGGAACTCAACCGTGAGTTCGTGAGGCGATATAACAAAGATAAGGATCACGCGACGATCATCAAATTGGGTAAGTTATTAGCCAAAGCCCCCAAGAATCTTCCTGACATCGGTTTCACTGTTCCTCCAAGATGTATGCCTCTCAAATATCATCAGGCCAATGTGGTGTTATCCTACCGCGCCTATTATCGGGGTGAGAAGCGAGAAATAGCAACCTGGACTAATTGTGATCCACCAGAATGGTTCATAGAATAGGACTTTACTTTCCCATACTATGGATCTATAATCGCTGTAATCCATAGGGGAAAGAAATGCGTCAATTGATTGAACTGACTCCACAGTCGGTAATGAAAGCTAATGATGGTGACCGATTCGTCTTGAGAAATCCGGAAACCTCCAAGATGGAAGTCCTGCGATGCGGAGACAACTATGGTGGTATTCGTATTACGCTGACTCGTGATTCTTGTCCGCTGTATTACGATGAGAGCCACGTCTATCAAGACCTGGAATACAGCCAAGTGATCCAACATCTGCGTGAAGTTGGCAATCCTACAGCAATGTACACGCGCGCTGAATTCGCACTTCTGCTCGAATCCGGCAACTTCAGGATCGAATAATGAAGATCAAGTATCTTTGGGAAAAGAGTGATCTAGCCATTGGCACCGCCTTCAAGATGAAGGACCGAGATTACATCATTGTTTGCGCGCCAAACATAGAGGAATTTGTGTTGTTGGATGTGTCAATCAACAATACCTCCAGGATCAGCGTCTCGGTCCTGTTGGAACGCATGAACCAATTTGATTCTGGAAACGGCGCAATTCCTTGTGAGGTGAAGCTGGCGCGGCTTCCCGTATAAACGGAGTATAGGCGGGCTTAAAACGACTCGCCTATACTCCGGTAGCCCCGAAGCGTTTCTAACGCTCTACGGCTCACCTAGGGTGGAGAGAACTCATGAAAACAGTTAGCTTCGCGTCTGTTGTATACCGGGCTTATCGGCCCGCACGCGAACAAGCCAGAGCGGTCATCAGGGAAGGCAGGTTCTCTTTGGTTGTGGAATATCCGGAGTGGGACCAGTTGTTCCAAATGTTGGATCGTTGGTATCCGGAGTTGACTTACGAGATTCCGGACGAAATTGAAGTGCTTATTCTCGACAGGAACTTCAAACGGGTGGAATCATGAGAGACGATAAATTCATTCGCGCATTACGCAGGCTTGGTAATCCTAAGTGGGGTTGGATCGAAAATGCACCCACCGAAGGCACTTGGCACTTCTGGAAGCGGGGAAAGTATCGCTTGTATAATGTAACTGTATATTGGGATAGCCGCGTGATCGAAATTGACCGGCGCTGGTAATTCCAAGATCGTCGTCCCTTGCCCTCAGAAGTCTTGAGGGCTTTTTTTATGTCTAAAGGAAATGGAAGCTGAACTTGAACTAATTCATTATCGACTCATCCGCACCACGAAACGTCTGACGTTTGATATCATCTGGCAACATCCTGAAACCAAATGGTATGGGGATGATGACGGAGAATACTATATATTCAAAGCCTCAAACGGTTATGAGGTGATCTCCCGTTCGGTGATGGATATTCAAACTGAACGTGTATGGTTGCTGGGCGCCTCCCAAGAGGACCGGGCATTCCGCTCCGGTTCTATGGTATTTGGAACTAATGAGAAACGCGACAAGGCTTTCGACAATTTCCGTCAGGCAATTCTTGAATGGAATTATCACTGGCTTGATAAAATGAAGGCGTATGAACTATTGTAATGAGTGTGCTTTTCGCAAGCGCGGTTTGATTAGTGAGGCGCGTTGTACTCAAGCGCAGGTATACCATCCTGTGACCCAAAAGGCGACCATTCCTGTATCCGACTTCCCCACTTGCAGTGAGGTTCGTGGAAATACTCAAGAGGAATGTCCGGATTTCAAATACCCTGCATATAGCCTCTGACGATCCCTTTACTTCATCTGAGAATCCATCTATAATATCGGTAAGGGATTCTCATACTAGGAAAATGATGAAACAAGTATTTGACGTACTCACGCAACTGCGTGCAACGAACAGTAGTAACGACAAGTTGGCGATCCTCCAGGCCAACAAGGACGACGCCGACCTGAAAGCGTATCTCCGGATGGCCTATGAACCTCGTATCAACTTCTATCAGAGGAAGGTGGATACCAAGGTTGCCAAAGGCAAAGTCGCGTATTTCGACAACCTGACTGGTGAGCCGAACGAATTTACGTTTGACGTTATGGCGGAAGTGTACGACACCCTCGCCAAGCGTGATCTGACCGGTAACGCGGCCAAGACATGGTTGACGAATCTCTACGCCGATATGGACAGTGATTGGTCTAAGGAACTACTACAACTGCTGATTCAGCGCGACGTCAAGGCAGGGGTCTCCACCGGATCGATTAACAAGGTCTGGCCTGGTCTGATCACCAATATCCCGTACATGCGGTGTACGCTTCCCGCCGAAGCAAATCTGGACGCTTGGCCGTGGGAACGTGGGGTATACTCTGAAATCAAGGCTGATGGTCAGTTCGCCAACGTCTACCATCACAAGGGCGGCGCCGTCTCTATCGAAAGCCGCAACGGTTCACCGATGCCGTTGGATTACTTCGGTGATGTCGTGACGGTAGTGAAGCACCACGTCCCCGAAGGCTTCGTGCTCCACGGAGAACTTCTGCTGTTCAAGGACGGCAAGATGCTTCCCCGGCAAGAAGGCAATGGTAAATTCAACTCTCTGCTCCAAGACGGTGAACTGGAACCGGGCTATCGAATCGAGTATCACGCCTGGGACATCATCCCAATTGATGAGTTCAAGCCGAAGAACAAGTACAACGTACCGCGCGTGAAGCGTATCGCACAGCTGGAAGCCTTCATCGGCGCAGCGGGGCAAAGCGCGGTCAAGCTGATCGAATACAAGCTTGTCTATTCGGTCAAGGAAGCTCGCCTGCATGCTAAGAACGCAATGGAGCGCGGGCTGGAAGGAACCGTAGTCAAGCACCCGGATGGCATTTGGCAAGATTCGGACGGATCCAAGGATCAAGTCAAGATTAAGCTCCAGATGGACATTGACGTTCGCCTGGTCGGACTCAAGGCTGCAGACACCAAGTCCAAGAACAAGGATTTGTTCGGTTCCCTGATGTGCGAATCGGAGTGCGGGAAGTTCCGGTGTAACGCGGCGGGGCTTTCGGATGCGGAGCGGTTGGACATCTACAATCGTCGTGATGAACTTCTGGGTAAGCGGATCATCACGATCACGATCAACGGCCTGATGGAACCGAGCCAAGACACCGAAGGTTATTGGTCTGGCTTCCTCCCCCGCTTCATCGAAGAACGGCTGGACAAGACCAAGGCTGATACACTGGAACAGATGAAGGCGATTCAGCAGGCCGCAATCGAGCAGGAATCCTTTGCTGAATCGAAGGCAACTCGCAAGAAGGCAAAAGCGAAGAAGTGACCGAAGGGCTGAAGGTAATTATTGCCGGAAGCCGCAGCGTGAAGCAATATGGCCTGGTCGTTCAAGCTGTTGAACTATCGGGCTTTTCTATTGCTGAAGTTGTTTGCGGTGAAGCCGAAGGTCCAGACCGACTTGGGAAGAAATGGGCAATTGCGAATGGTGTCGCAGTTAAGTCCTGTCCTGCCGATTGGTATATTAATGGACATTACAATAAGTTAGCCGGATTCGAGCGGAACGAATCTATGGGTGATTATGCTGACGCTCTGATTGCCGTTTGGGATGGAGTCTCGGGAGGGACGAAGCATATGATCAACTACATGAAGAAGTTGGAAAAGCGTAGTTTCGTTTTCCGGACGGATCATGTGTATCACGATCTGTTTAATATCGCAAACCAGGATTACTGGTGGGGCGAGACTAACGGAGACTAAAAAACGTAGTTAAGGCTTTACCTTATCCTCAGAAAAGAGTATAATTCTTATATCGGGGCTTAGTTAGACCCGATACCGCAAAGAACGATCTTTAACAAAATCTGAGGCTAACATCATGACGCAAGGTACGAAGACCCGTTGGACGCAAGAAGAATGGGATAAGGTCTGCTTTGAACTGCATCGTCGGTTCCCGGCTGAGACCCATTCCTCCACGCTGATGGGGATCAAGTCCGATGATGTATTTGGAGCAATGCGGAAAGTGCTCCCGGAGTCGCGACATCGTATTTCGATGAACATGACTCAAACGCGACCGATTCTACTCGCAGGGTTCAAGCGTCTGCGTAAGCGCCTGAACCAGTTGGAACACGACCGTCAAGAGCAAGAGAAAGCGGAGTATGCTCAGGAAGAAGACAAGGCGAAGAATGCCTTGGAACCCCTGGCTCAACTTCTGGCGAAGCAGATGTTTGAACATCTGAAGCCGATGATCGACGGCTACATTCAGCAAGCGGTGAGTAACCTGATACCGTCACAGGTTGCAGTTCAATCGGCGTTGGCTCATAAGGCCGCAACACCCAAGAAGCTCCGCGTGGGGGTGATCGGCTTGCTCCCGATCCAGGCCGAATCGGTCAAGTCCGAGTTTCCTCAGTTCGACTTTGAGTTTGTGGAAAACTCCAGCCGATCTGAAGAAGTCCGGGCCAAGATGGCCAATATGGATGCTGTCTTCGGTCTGACCCAGAAGATGTCCCATGCAGCGGAGAACGTCTTGAAGAAGATGCCGGTGTGGGGACAATACCGAAGGGTTGCCGGTAAGGGTACGAGTGCGATGAAGCACTCGATCAAGTCCTGGTTGGCGACGACCTGATACTCTCAGGCGGATTAACAAGGGGCCGAATTCGGCCCCTTTTATTTTTGGTGAATATGATTAAGTATGGCTCTGGGGTTATCCCCGAATACCCGCGTCAACAGACGATTGACCAGTTGAAACTCAATTTAAAGGCGGTTGTTGAGACAGGTAAGGCGATTCAAGAGAAAATCAGAGAATTAGAGGCTGAGAAACAGAAAATGGGCTTTACTTCTGTTCCATAATACCCTATAATAGAGACATAGTTAAACGCGGAGACACCGCCGAATGTAAGACTCTTACCTAATCGGAGATATATCATGGCCTATTTCATTGGTGATACCCTCGCCCCCGACGAACAAGTGCGAATCCGCGATGCTGAGATGAAGATCATCCAGACTCCGGGGTTGCCTCAAGACGTCAAGGCGGCACAGATCAGGGAACTGTATATCAGCAATGGCCTGATCCCCGGTTCGTTTCAACGGCAAGGTAGTCAAGACAGCTCGGTTTCCGACATCGTAGGCGGTGGTGTGGATCTCAGAACGGAAGTCAAGATGCTCAAGTTTTTCTTATACATGGGTGCGTTCTTCGTGCTATGGATGGTCTTCAGCCAAAAGTTTCCAGAAACGGCTCACGTGATCCACGGTTCCTTCTGGGACATGTGGCTGGCCCTTGTTGATCAAGGATTTGCACTCTGGGCGAAGTTCTGCGCCTGGATCGACGCATCGGCAGTACCGAAGTAGTTCTGGTTGTAGTTAGGTGGTTTACAAAAAGGCGCTTAATGCGCCTTTCTTTTTGTCTGTAATTTTCAATAGAGTGGCATGCAGGTTGATCGAGCAAAGCAGTTGGCAGTACAATATGGTAAACGTCTCAACGAGGGTCTAGCTTATGAGCTGAACCTTTATGACGAAGGTGGGGATTATGTTGATACCCTCCATCAAAAACAAATCCTCGAATTGGAAGAGGATGACTTCATCGAATTTTATCTACAGGATTTTTGATAATGAATTACAAGATTTCTATGCCTACCGTTTCAAAATTTACTTCAAGTAAGTCTGACTTGCCGTCTCGTACCCCGATTCTGGTGCGTGATGCTGGAGAAGGTGGTCGTATATCTACCGTTATTATTCAGGGAGATATTGTAATTTGGTTTGAATCTGATGGATCAATCCTCCATTCGACTCGTGATAATTTTATAGACAAAGGTGACTATGAAGTGATTCGCATGTACGAACCCGGTGATACGTTGACTGTTACGGTGGAGTGAGTTTCATTTTACTTCGATGTAAAATCCATATAGAATAGTCGTTCTTTAATTTTCCATAGAGGCTAGTAGTTCAAGATGCACCTGGTAAGAGGCAGGACCGTTTCACAAGTTGTTCTAGAAGCATTCAATACAATTATCAATGAGGGCCATTATCGCCCTTCCCGTAACGGTGGTTGCACGTCTATCTTTGACGTAACGTTTGAGCTAGGCAATCCCCGATCCCGACATCTACACCTTGAAGGTCGCAAATCCAATATCTTCGCTCTAATCGCGGAGACTTTCTGGGTTATGGCCGGTGATGATCGTGTGAATCCTTACTTGTCTTTCTTCCTCCCGCGTGCGCCTCAGTATTCGGATGATGGTGAGACTTGGAGCGGTGCCTATGGCCCGCGATTCTATGATGAGAATCAGTTGGTGTCTATCCCCGATCTGTTCATCCGAGATAGTCTATATACCCGCCGTGCGTATGTGACGATTCATGATCTTCATAAGGATTCGACCAAGGCAATTGAAGAGCGGTTCGGCTTCGGAGAACTGGGTAAGGATCGACCCTGTAACTTGGGTATCAACTTCTACGTTGAAGGCGAAGATCAATTCTGTACTAAGGTGATTCAGCGAAGTGGCGACATCATCTTTGGTACCGGCTCGATCAATCCATTTGAGTTCTCGTTCCTTCACGAGTTGATGTACAACGAGATCAAGAAGAGCAGCCCTCAACTGAAGCTGGGCCCATATCGCTGGCACGTGACGAATGCCCACCTATACGACTTTTCGCGGGGTCAAGCGGATGATGCAACCGAAATCTCCGCCAACTATACGAATTCGTATGATGAGAGTGATGTTCCGCTAATCGGCCCTGAGATTCGACTATGGAAGGCTTTCTTCAGCGATCTGGTTGCTCAATATATCGAAGCGATCACGACCGATGAGCCTGAGTTCATTCTGAGCACGATTATCTCTCATCTGGGTCATACCTTCTTGGAATACAACGTTCCGCTTGAAAATAACCTGATGTGGGTGTATGCACAACTCGTTGCTCATTATATCGCCGCGAAGCGGGGTGTTGAGTTGAGTGCGGTTGTTGATCTGACTGAAGCCCCGGTTGAATTGGTTCGAGCCATCGAGTTGTCTTCATTCCGCAAATTCGACATCGAGGTGTAAGTTGAAACGGGCTGAGGTCAAGGCGTTGATGGATGCTCGTGAAAACTATCTAAAAGTCATTGGACTGGATCCTAGCGAACTGCGTGCCTGGTTAAAGAATTGGCAAAACCTAAAGGCACGAGCAGTTAGGCTCCAGAGACAATGTGAGTTGACGTTTGAGCAGTACACCCGGTTAGCTGTAGATGCCGGGTTGACGCGAGCGAACCAAATTGGATTGGAACCCGATTCTTACCAACTCGGAAGGTATCGGGATGAAGGCGTTTATCGTGTGGGAAATTGTAGATTTATCACCAAGGAGCAAAACCTGAGGGAACGATGGATCTACGATGAGAGTTATCAAGTTAAAAGAGGCAAAATGATCGTAGCATTTATGGGTGAATACAAAAGCGGCAAGGACTTCTTTTGTGATCATCTGGTAGCAACTCGGGGCGCGGTGCGCCTTTCTTTTTCGGATGAGGTGCGCCGTCTTGCATCTCAAATCTTCCCTTGGCTCCCGATGGATATCACCCCGGAGCAGAAGGATTTGCCGTTTGTACATCCACAGAACCCGAATAACCTAACTCCACGCCAAATCTGGTTGACGGTCGGTAAGGTTCGTGACGTTGATCCGCACTTCTTTGTTCATAAGTTCGAAGATAACAACTGGAACGCTCTGGACGAGTGCTATAATCCTGATAAGCTGTTTATCATTACGGACTTCCGGACTCCACAGGAATGGGAATTCATTCAGGACGTTGGTATCCCGGTTCTGAAGATCGAACGTGAAAGCCGGGATGGCCTGCCCCCTTCGGACTTCGAACAGTATGTTCGTGAGTTCAAGGATTATGATCAACTATTCATTAATCGAATGAATGGGACGGCTGAGTTTGATCGTTTCTTCTATTCCTTCATACATCAAGAAGGAGCGCTATGATTTTCGATAAGATGGACCTGATTGAGATGTTCGAAGCCCAAGAGGCTCTGAATATCAAGTATAACGGTCCAGAATGGCGTAAGACTGTGATGAAGGGACAGGCGATCTTTGCCTTCCAAACGGAAGTTGCTGAGTTCGCTGAGGAAATCCGTTCGACCTGGAAGTGGTGGTCCGGCAAGGCGCTTGCTGTCCCTATCGACAAAGACAAAGCGGCATTCGAACTGATCGATGCTGTGCATTTTGCGATGCTTCTTGTCCTTCTGAACAACGATCTATCGTATATCAAAGACTTGTTGAAAAACGAACAAGTCGAAACGACTATGTATGGGAAGTATGAGGATAAACATCTGTACTTTGCTAAGGCCCAATACAACTTCATCGAATCAATCTATAATGAGAATGAATTCCGGGCGCTGATTAGCCTACTCAATCTGATTGAGACTGGCGCGGTTCTGATCGGACTGAATGAAGGCGATATCACCAAGGCATACTATCTCAAGAATGCTCAGAATCAAAAGCGTGTTGAAGGCGGACAACAAGCTGGGACTTATGATAAGTCCAAGGAAACTCCGCTGACCCTGAATTAAGGACAAATATGTTGACCACACTTTTCGTAGATCTGTCTGCCGTGAATTTGGAGGGGGTCCAGAAATATGCTGAACTCCTAGCTGCCAATGTTGATATCGAATCTTGGGACTGCGACGCAAGTGAGAAGCAAGTCGAGACGACTGAAGGCCCGAATGGTTCCTATGCGGTGGGCCGGGTGACTCTACGTGTCGAAACCGATAAGTTAAATACTTGTCTAGTGCAGATTGATGCCGTGAATGATGGTTGTGTCGAGGATGAAGAAGATGTCCTTGATATGATTTTTGGTGATGCGAGAGTTGAGGTGGTTGTCGAGGAAGGTAATGAAATTGCCGTACTCAAGCAACAAAATCTCTATCTCCATAACAAGATTCAAGAACAGAATCGTAATTATTCAATTACGCTTTCTCAGTTCAATGGGGTGCTTGACGCGGTGGGTACCAATACGATGGCCGTACAAGCTGTTCAACGTCGTTATGAAATGCTCCAAACGTATCTACATTCTTACGTGAATGTTAATGGTCTAGTCAAGACCGTTCAACAACTCGCTGAGGCGGTAGACCCAGACCTGCTTGAAGATCTCACGCTGCATACAATTCATTAAGCACTAAGAAAATGAAAATGAAAACTTAAACAAAAGGAATTAAAATGGCAGCAAATAGTCTCATGTCCAGGCTTCTGAAGAAGGCCGCTAAGGACAACAAGGTAACGGTTCTGGACAGTTCGTCTTTCTTTGATAAGGACATCGTGTTCCGTTCGAAGACTCCGCTGATTAATCAGATGCTATCTGGTTATATTGACGGCGGTGTTCGTCCCGGTATCTATCTGGTCGTGGGGGACTCGCGTACCTTCAAGACCAACTTCTGCGTAGACCTGATGGGCGACTTCCTGGATGAAGATCCAGAGAACATCGCTTTGTTCTTTGACTCTGAGTTCGGCGCGAAGAAGTGCTTTGAAGCTCGCGGTATTGATCAAAGCCGGGTTATCCACTACGCTCTAGAGAATATCGAAGACCTGAAGTTCAAGATGACTCAGGCTCTAGATGAAATTGACGAATCCTCTGCCGGTAAGGTATTCGTGTTCATCGACTCGATTTCTCAAATCGCTTCCAAGAAGGAAGTGGAAAATGCATTGAACGAAAACGCAGCCGCCGACTTGACTCGTGCTCGTGAGCTCAACTCTTTCTTCCGTATCATCACCCCTAAGCTGATGCTGAAGAAGATTCCGTGCTTTGCGATCAACTCATACTACGATAGTATGGTTAATCAATACGCCGAACCGACTATCAAGGGCGGTAAACAAGTATTCCTTTCTTCTGACGTGGTGTTGATGGTTACCCGCGCTCAAGTAAAGGATGATAAGGAACTGAAGGGTTGGAGTTTCAACTACACAGCTTTCAAGTCCCGCTATGTGCGTGAGAAGTCTAAGTTCAGCTTGATCGTTACCTATGAAGGCGGTATCTATCAGAATTCTGGTCTGTTCGATTGGGCTATGGAGTCGGGACATCTGAAGTCTGAGAAACAAGGTTTCTATCAGTTTAACCTAGATGGCTTCATTGACGGTAAGTCGTATCGTCGTAAGGATATTGAAGAAAACCGTCAGGACTTCTTTGATGCCCTAGTAAAGAACGCAGAGTTCAAGGAATACGTGCGATTCAAGTACGATCTGGCTAATACTGCGGTTGAAGAGGATGTTGGTCGTAAGCCAGACTATCAAGAGGTAGATTCGGAAACGGGCGAAATCCTCAGCTGATCGTAATTCTGAATATGTAATGCCGGGGTATAATCCCCGGCTGTCCTATGGAGAAACGAATGGCAAGGTTGGATAGAGTAGACGACGATGATTATGAGATCATTGATCGTGGGGACGAAATGTTCCATCAAATTAAACTGACTAAGCGGTCACCATACCCTGGTGTGCTCTTTCAGTTTGGTAAGGTTAATCTCTCGGAGGAAAACGATTCTCTGAGAGTAAAGTTTGATTATGAGGTTTTCGAGAATCGCAATAATCTCGACACCCGATCAGAAAAGTTTGTAGATTACATCGGTAATATCCTCATGACGAATCTGTCTGAGCTATTGCTGTATAATTCAGTAACGAAGGTTAAGGAGCAAGATGGCTAATCCTATACCAGAACTGACTCAGAATGATATCAAGCGGTTCTGGGAGAAGGTAAACATCAAAACAGATAATGAATGTTGGAATTGGACCTCCGGAAAAATCAACGGCTATGGTTCGATACGGATTCAAAATCGCAATTACCCGGCCCACCGGGTTTCGTTGTTTCTAGCTTCCAATATTCAAGGGTTGGTGGCTAGACATAGTTGTGATAACCCTGCTTGTTGTAATCCGAGACATTTGGTTTGGGGAACTCAACAGGATAATGTGGATGATATGTTCTTTCGCGGTAGAGATAGACGGGGCGAATATTACACAAATCCTGGAAATGGTTCAAAGAATGGTAGGGCAAAATTGACTGAAGCGGACGTTCTAGAAATTCGTGAACAATATAAAGATGGGGCTAAGCAAACGCACCTAGCAAGTAAGTATGGGGTTGGACAAGATGCAATCTCTGCTATCGTTAATCGAAAGACGTGGAGACACATTTAATGGCCATCGAGAGAGTTATCCTCACCAACTTGCTTCATAATGAATCATATCTAAGAACCGTTCTGCCGTTCTTGCAAGAAGATTACTTCAGTGGCGAAGCTGATAAGTTTGTCTTCAAGCAGATCAAAGAGTTTGTCTCGAAGTATACCGTACCTCCAACTAAGGAGGCATTAGCTATTGGGGTCACGAATTCGAATCTCCATGAGGGATTCTTTGAGGAAGTTCTGTGCGTAATCAAGGGGATGGATAAAGACCCGGATGAACCCTCGTTCCAATGGTTGGTTGATGAGACCGAACAGCATTGTAAACGCTCGGCATTGTTCAATGCAATGTATAAAGCTATTGATATTGCAGAAGGTAACAATAAGGAAGCCGACCCTAATATTATTCCTGGTATGTTGATGGAGGCGCTATCGGTTAGTTTTGATAGTCATATCGGTCACGATTACTGGGAAGACTCTGAGACTCATTATGATACGTTGCACTCTGAGCATGCACGTCACCCCTTCGCCCTAGAGATTCTGAACCGAGTTACCAAGAACGGTATCAAGGATAAGACTCTGAACGTTGTACTCGCCCCGATCAATGGTGGTAAGTCGATTCACCTAATTCAGCAATCGTCTGAATGGTTGATGCGCGGTAAGAACGTCTTGTACATTTCTATGGAAATGGATGAGATGACTTGTCGTGAGCGAATTGACGTATGTAACATGGATATGACTTTCGACCAAGTCTTCTCATTGCAGAAGGTTCAATATATGAACCGAATCAATGAGCTCAAGCGTAAGTCCGCAGGACGTTTGGTTGTTAAGGAATTCCCGGCAGGCACGGCCCACGTGGGTCACTTCCGACATCTTCTACAAGAACTGAAGATCAAGAAGAAGTTCGTTCCAGATATGATCTGTATCGACTATCTGACGATCTGTGCAAGTTCGAAGCTGCCGGCAAGCGCCAAGGGTAACACGAATACGTACTTCACGAGCGTGGCTGAAGAGATTCGCGCCTTTGCTCAAGAAGCCGGTGTGCCGATCTGGACTGCGGTACAGTTTGATCGAGCGACTCAAGGTGCATCAGATGCGGGTATGGGCAATATCTCTCTGGCTATTGGTATTGCTGCTACTGCTGACTTTATGTTCGCAATTCTTACTCCGGAAGAAATGGCGGCGCGAGGGATGGTAATCGGTAAGATCATCAAGAACCGATATAGCAGCTATAAGGGTAAGTTTGTTCTAGGGTTGAATCCGGATAAACAGAAGTTCTATGAAGTAGATAGTCAGGCGGCAGGGTTGTCTGAAGAGGAACTGGCTGAACTTGGTCTTCCTAACGAGATCAAACCTCAGTCGGCGGGTCAAATGATTAGTCGTCGCGCTGGTGACGATGCTGCGCCTAGTACGGGCGGATGGGATTTTGGATAATGCGTATTATCTACAAGATTGACATTGCTAAAGAATTAGCAAAAGAGTATGAGATGGTCCAGAGGATGAGAGATCATCCTGTTGAGTGTATAGAGTTGGATATACAAGAGACAAGGGCTTTCCTTGAAGAGTTCTCCGGGCTGATGGAAGATGGATTGGCTAATGTATATCATAGTTTTAGCAAGTCTTATTATTCATACAAGGGAATTCCCCTGAAGCTGAGTAAGTTGGAAACATAATTGATTTGCCCCGGTTCATAGCCGGGGCATTTTTATTTCTGAAATGGTATTTACTTCCATAGAACATATAGGTATAATCTTTCTATCGACTAACCGATGGAAATAAAATGTTCTCGGACATCAAAACGAAGAAACAACAAGAAATTGCAATTGCTCTTCTCGAAAATGCAAAGAAACGCATTAAGGAAGATCGCAATCCGGCGGTGTGTGGCGCTCTGCTATCCTCGGTGTATGAACTCGTGGGTGCTCGCGGTGTGAGGCACTGCCAATATATGCATGTTTACGACGAAATCAAAGAAGAAATCGCAAACCGCATCGGTGGTCCGTTTGAATACGTAACCGACTGGCTGGAAAAGCAAGGCATCAAACAGATCGGCAGCAAAAACGCTCGCATCTACCGCCAACTCTGGATCAAGGATATGATCCGCGAAATCAAAGGAAAGAAGTAAATGCCTCTCAATCTCGAAAAGAAACAAGAACTGGTTCGCCTCTGCCTGGAAAAGCGCAAGGTTCCGACCGACATCAAGCTGGCTGTCAAGATGGCGCTGGATGTGTCCGGTTCGGCGCGCCCGTTATATCGCAGCGGTGTGATGTCGGAACTGGTGGACCGTCTGATTCCGGTTGCAATGCGCTTCGATGATAACCAATCCATCGAATCCTACGCATTCGGTTCGTCCATCCAAAAGATGAACGATGTGACGCCGGATGACTTCGGTTCCTACGTGAGCAACAAGTTCCTCCGTGAAGCCGGTGGGGTGTTGTGGTCCGGTACGGAATACGCCATTGCGATGAACCAGATTCGCAAGGACAGCAGCGCCAAGAAGTCGGGTTTCCTCGGCGGTCTGTTCGGCAAGAAGACCGTTGATGCACCGTCATACCTGATGTTCATTACGGATGGTGAAGATCAAGGTTCCTCCATCGAAGCCGAAAAGCAGATCGTGCTCCTGGGTGAAGCGAATACCTACGTGCAACTGATCGGCATCGGTCGTGAGCGTTTCGATTTCCTGAAGCGTATGGCCGACAAGTATGATCACGTGGGCTTCGTGACCTTCCCCGATCTGGAAGCAACGAGCGACGATGTGATGTACGAAGCCCTGCTGTGCGAGGAATTCTGCAACTGGATCAAGAAGTAAACCCTTCAATCATCAAAGGTAACTGAAATGTTCAAGTATTACAAAGCAAGTGCGATCTTCACGGTCGTTGCAATCGCGGTATGCGGTTGGTTCTATGGTCCGGTCGGCGCACTGACCGCTGCGATTCTCGGTCTGCTGGAAGTCTCGGTGTCCCTCGACAACGCTGTAGTGAACGCCAAAATTCTGAAGGATATGGACGATAAGTGGCGAAAGCGGTTCCTGACGTGGGGTATGTTGTTCTCCGTGTTCGCGGTTCGCTTCCTGTTCCCGATCCTGATCGTGTACGCCACGAGTTCTCTGAGTCTGGGACAATCCTTCGCTCTACCGTTCCAGGATGCGGCCAACTATGCTGCCACGGTACAAGCGGCACATACGAAGATTGCCGGCTATGGCGGTGCCTTCCTGCTAATGGTATTCCTGGCTTTCTTCATGGATCAAGAAAAGGAACATCACTGGATCCCTGGTATCGAACCGCTGATGACCTTCTTGGGTAAGGCTGGCACGCTCGGTCTGGTACTCGTGGGTATGGGCATTCTGGCGATCCTGTCGATCATGATCGTGCCGACCGACCATATCATGGAATTCCAATACGCGGCGATTGCTGGTGTGGTGACCTGGATGCTCGTGCATTTGCTGCAACATGTCCTCGAAAGCAAGAATACTGCCGGCGCCGCTGCGAATGGCTTTGGTATGTTCTGCTACCTGAACGTGCTCGATGCTTCGTTCTCTTTCGATGGTGTGATTGGCGCCTTTGCAATCTCCGACCAGATCATCATCGTTACCCTCGGTCTGGCGATTGGTGCAATGTTCGTCCGGTCGATGACGATTCATATGGTCGATGCTGGTACGCTTGGTTCGCTCAAGTTCCTGGAACACGGTGCCTTCTGGTCCATCGGTTCGCTGGCTCTGATGATGATCCTGGCAACCAAGTTCGAAATCCACGAAATCCTGACGGGTGGGGTTGCTGCGGCGATTCTGGCGGTGTCCGTAGTTCATAGCTTCATCGCTAATCGTCATACGAATGCAGTAGCGGCGTAAGTAGAAACGCAGTATAATTATGTAATGGGCGGATAACCCGCCCGTTTCTCGAAACGTAACAAGGAATTGGAAATGCCTCTCTCGCTTGAAAAAGGTGGTAAGCTGAATCTCAGCAAGGAATTCGGTCTGAAGGTTGCAACCATTGGTCTGGGTTGGACTCCCAAGAAGTTCGACACGCAACAAGACTTCGACCTGGACGCAACGCTGTTCATCCTCAAGGAAGATGGAACCCCGTTCGGCCGTGTGCTGACTCTGCCGACCGCTGACGATGGCTGGGTCTGCTTCTACGGTCAAAAGGAACTGCCTGGTGGCGTGGCGAAGCACAGCGGCGACAATCGCTCGGGTAATGGCGATGGCGACGATGAACAGATCGTGGTCGACTTCAGCAAGATGCCGGCTGAAGCCTCGCGGGCTACCGTGATCGTGACGATCCACGACGCAGTCAATCGCCGTCAAAACTTCGGCCAGGTGGATGACGCCTACGCCAAGATTTACGACGTGAACAATACGTGCCTCGCGGAGTACGATCTGGACGAGAACGCATCGACAGCCACCGCTATGATGTTCGTGGAATTCAAGAAGAACAGCAGCGGCGAGTGGGTGATGCAAGCGGTTGGTGAGGGCTTCAACAAGGGTCTGCAAGACTTCTTCCAGGCCTACAAGGTTCCGGGCTACTAATGTCCAACGAAGTCTTCATTATCATCATGGCGCTGATCTTTGTATACGCCATCATGAAGATGTAAAACAAAAAGCCGCTCCTGTCGAGCGGCTTTCTCTTTGTGTGAGTTGTTAGTATTGAATAAGGAAAATAAGCAACATGCGTAATTATATTGGTTTGAGCCGGGATCACTCGGCTTCGATGGGTCATATTACCACGGCGGCGATGCGTGACTATAATGCAAACGTGTCTTCGATCAAGGAAGAAGCGATTGCCCATAACCAGGATACGATTGTATCAGTGGTGAAGTGTGGTACTGGCCGTCCGGCTGGGAATGTCTTTGAAACCAAACTGTCGAGCGTGACCGCCCTGACTCCGCTGTCCAGCTATGCTGCCGATGGTTCGAGCACTCCGCTATACGACTCGGTTGGTGTTCTGATCGAGCAATTTAACGATGTCCCGGACGTGAACGATGAAACCACTTCGTTTCTGATCATGGTGACGACCGATGGGGAAGACAATTCTTCGCGTAAATACACCGGCGCGTCGCTGGGTCGTCTGATTCGACAGCTGCAATCTACCGACCGCTGGACCTTCGTGTTCCGGGTTCCGCGCGGCTATAAGTCTCGCTTGATGCGCGATCTTGGCCTACCGGAAGGGAATGTGCTGGAATGGGATACCAATTCGGCTCGTGGTATGGAAGTTGCCACCCAAGCGACCACGACCGCTATGAAGGGCTTCTACGCGGCGCGGGCTTCGGGTGCGAAGTCGGTTTCCAGTTTCTACACCGATATGTCCCAAGTGAAGGCTTCTGACGTCAAGAAGGTGTTGACCGATATTTCCAAGGAAGTGTCTATCTGGCCGGTGTCCGAAGATGAAGATGGCGATCAGATCAAGGACTTCTGTGAACGTCGCATCAAGGGTAGTTATACCAAGGGCGCTGGTTTCTATGAACTGGTGAAGCCCGAACGGAAGGTTCAGGACTACAAGAAGATCATCATCCAGGACAAGAAGTCCGGCGCTGTGTATGAAGGTGCCGCTGCTCGTGATCTGATGGGTCTGCCTCACTATGGCGATTGCAAGATCAATCCTGGTGATCACGGTTCGTTTGTGATTTATGTTCAGTCGACATCCACAAATCGGAAACTCTTTGAAGGTTCGGCTGTTCTCTATTGGCCTAACGGAGTTTAAGTAATGTTCATTATCGGATTTATCTGTGGTGCAGCACTTGTGTGGTATGGTTGGGTGAAGAAGTAAATGTATCAAGAAAAAGGGGAATGTCGTCATAGACATTCCCCCTTTTTCTTTTAGGGTTATTATCCCCGTAAGTATGGATCCATAGTATAATAGACCTATCGACTAAACGAGAATGTATAATGGATAATAAGTTGCTGCCCCATCCGGATACTGTTTGCAAGGGTATCGCCAAATATGATGATATCAAGCCTGGCGTAGTGCTTTGGCACGTCTATGGACACCTGTGGGGTGAACCCCAAAAAGTGAAGATTCTCCAGATTCCACAAAGCTATCGGAATCATCGGTTCGCTAAAGGAAATCCGATGGGGCACAGCGACTTTGATCTACGTAGCAACTGGGTCTACGCCCGCGAGTATGATCATCACGGCCGTCACTCCGATTGTTGGCGCTCGTTAGGTGACTGCGGAATTGGTACGAACCATAACACCAACCGTCTCTGTCTGACCCGCGAAGCCGCTGTGAAATATCATAAGGCCGCGTTGGCCTGGAATGCGGAAAATCCGGATCGTTTCTATGATGATCCGGATGATCTTGATGATTTCTTTGACTATTACGAGGATTGAATATGGACCAAGCTCTCCGCAAACTCATCATCTGGACCGCTGCTCTAACTCTCGTGTTCTTCACGATGGTTGCTCCCGCTTTTGGTAAGGGTATTTCCCACCCGCAAGACGAATATACGCCGCGCACTGAAGGTGGTGGTCGCCCATGTCTGATCAAGGTGACGGCTTCTGGCACGTACATCAACGCCAATACTCTTTCCTACATCAGCGGCGGGAAGCGTGAAGTGGACGGTGATTCGGGTGTGACCTATTACTTTGGTCGCTATAACAGCGTCCGGGTTCTGACTCCCGATCCGCAAGGCGTGATCGACCGCGTTGTGGCTGAAATCGAACGTAAGTGCAAGTGAGGAAATAATGGTCCGTGTAGTTAATGCAACTCCGCATCCGTCTGTGGTCAAAGAGATCATCTGTCGTAATTGTGGAGCAACGTTGGAATATGTTCCGGCTGATATCCAAACTCATACTTCGAGGGATATTGGTGGAGGGGCCGACGTCCACAAGTTCATCAAGTGCCCTCCTTGCGGTAACGAAGTAACAACTCAGAGATACTGATGAGCTACAAGAACCTGTTCGGAGATTCCAACGGGGTGGTGGACAAGAAAATGAATCTGTTTGGTGAAACGAAGCAAAGCAACTCCCGGTTTGATGACATCGAAGCCTGGTTGAAGGAAAATAATCTCACAACCACTTCGACGCGAGTTGACTTTATTCTCAATGGGAAAGAAGTCGCCAAACTGGCAGTCACCGACATCAGCGACGTTGGCGATTGGCACGTCTCCGAAGCGACCGAAGCGAACCGCTGTGTTGATAACGTCGTTACCGAGTTCGCTCAGCTGAAGACTATGCTAAATGAGCCTAAAACGCTCATCCTGGAGGCGCTACAGCTAATCGAGTCCTCCGGTAAGGGCGCGGGTATTTTCGGCTTCCTACGCTCATCTAAGACCGACCCCGCTCAGGTGCGAAACGAGGTAAAATCGAAGCTAGACGCGGCGATGAGGAAATATCAGGAACTGGCCAAAATTCATATTAAGCCTTTCCTGGACGGACTCTCTGGTGCCAAGTTGATTCTGAACCGATTGTATGTGGATTTGGATAACACCGTCAATACTCTGAACTACGTTGCGGTGAAGAATCCGGATCAGATGGTCAAGGACTTGGCTCTGAAGCGCAAGGAAATGTTTGCCAAATCTCTGTCTCTGATGGTTCTTAACAAGAGCCAGTTGGAACAGATGGAGAAGTCGCTGTCCGATAGTGATACGTTTGCCGATGAACTCGGGATGACTATCATCCCTCTCGTGGAGAACGTGATTCGTAACTCCATGATCAGCGGGAAGGATGGGCTGGAGGATATTTCCAAGGCTCTCAAGGGGATTCTATGACGCTGGATGAAATCCTCGCTAACACAAAGGCGGGTGACGCTTACAAGATTCAACTGAATGATGTACATTCAGCTGAGTTTCTGAAACGGTTTCCGGAGTTCGTAGACCATGCGATCTGCTATTATTGCGTGATCGGTCAAGGTTATCGGACTTTCTGGGGAACTCATGTACAACTTGCTGGCTTTGAGCCGGTTCCGGGAAGGGTGTATTCTGATGTCTGATTTGATGAAGCAGTTTCTGACGGCCTACATTACATGGGTGGAGTCCGGCGCGCCCTTGGCGGGAGATTATGGATTGAAATCCAAGAATTTCTCTCGTGGCTACGGTCTGTGTTCTAATCTTTATTTTTGGTCAAACCAAGCCAACTTGGGTGATTGGCACTATGGTCGAGTGGGGACGGAACTTCAGGACATGCTCAAGGATGATGGTCTGAGCCAATCCTATCCATTCAATGAAGATATGATCCACTATATTCAAGAGGGAACGAAGCATAAGGCCCATACGAACGAAAAGCGTCTTGCCTGGGTTCGTAACAAGTTGGGGATTGTCGATGCAGAGTCTTGATATCCTGTTGGAGATCCATGAACGCAAGAAAGAGGATCACCAGCGTCTTGGGCAGCGGTTCATTAATGACTATATCCCATGCATCCAATGGCCTGCGCTGTTCTACGCCAAGGATGAAGTCGCGGCGGAACTGATTCGGAATTGGTTGTTTGACCACCAATACATCGATGAGCTTCCTCCCAAGAGGTCGCTGAAATATTCGGTCGTCGGCTGTGTTTCTACACCCTACTATCAATAAAGGAAACAAAATGTCTTATGCAAGTATGTTCGGTAATGAGCCGAAAGTCGAAAACAAGGTCATGATGGCCGAGGCCCCGCAAGTCGCTCCGATGAAGGTGTTGGGCAATTACACTGATGGAATTGACCCGGTTCGGAATCTCCCGGCAACGGTTCCAATTCTGAATGCCCAGGTCGGGCAGAAACTGTCCAAAGCGCGGGGCGTCAAGGATCAGATGACCATCAGCGAGTTTGGCACTGAAGCCGGTAAGGAAGTCGCGCGCCTTTCGGACGTCATCCTTCAGAGAACGACAACTGGCAAGATGGGCGAGTTTGGTGATGGCATCACCCAGATTCTCGCGCTGACGAGCCAGGTCAAAGTCGATGATCTGAACATGGACAAGAATAAGGGCTTCCTGAGCAAGCTGATTGGCTCGGCCAAGAAGAAAAAGGTTGAAGTCCTGGCGAAGTTCGAAGACACGAGCACTTCCATTGGTAAGGTCGTGTCCGATCTGGAGAAGCGTCAAGACGCGATGCGCTCCGACAACAAGTTCCTGGAAGACCTGTATGAGAAGAATCTCCAGGAATACCACGACTTGGGTAACTCCATCGAAGCGGCTCAGGCGCTCCTGGTCGAAATGAACCAAGACTATGCGGTTCAGAAAGCACACGCGGAGAGTTCGACCGATCAGTTTGAGATTCAGGCGGTCAACGAATTCGAGCAGCGGATCAAGCTGTGGGAAAAGCAGATCGACCGTCTGAAGCGAATGCAGCAGATTGCTCTTCTGACCGCGCCGGAAATCCGTCAGATTCAGACCGGCAATGTGGCGATGGTGGAGAAGTTCAACGATCTGATCAATACGACGATTCCGGCCTGGAAGAAGCAGATCAGCCTCACGATCATCAAGCTGAAGCAGAAGGAAAACGCTGAGATCGGGTCCGCTATGGACGATAAAACAAACGAATTCTTCAAGAAGGCGGCAGATTTGAATAATATGAACGCAATTGCAGTGGCAAAGGCATCCGAACGCTCGGTGGTTGATGTCGAGACTCTGGAATACTGCCAGAACAAGCTGATCGACTCGGTCAAGCAAGTGAAGCAGATCCAGGAAGCTGGACGCCAGGAACGCGCCGCCGCTTCGACCAAGATCGATCAACTGCGCGAGCAGATGAAGACGGAAATGTTGAGCTGGAGCAAGTAATGCATGTCTGGGTCGTAACAGCGGGTAGTAATGTATATGCTGTCTATCATGAATCCATCAGACTTGAGGATATTCGCAACTCTTGGGGTTGGGAATTCTCGATTGGGAAGATACGAGTGGAGGGACTACCTTGACCCTTCCCAGCGATTTGGTAGTAAGGCCAAGAATTCGGATTTATGATCTATTTCTCCAAAGTCCATCCGCCGCGCTTGAATTTGTTTTGAACGAGGCGGATGCGACTCTGTGGAAGTATAAGACTATGAGTTGTGGTTTATTGGGCACAGGCGGTTCGACCAGCTATAGTTCATACAAGCAGATCAGCCGTAAGAGTCTGATTGGCCGATCCTTTATCATCGAGTTTTGGGATGGAGCACTGGCTTTATTCTGGACAGATGTTCTTTACAATGAAGATTGGAAAGATGCGATGAAGAACGGCGTGACGGTTCCTAATGTGAATAATCTACGTGCTAAGGATCGTATTTATAAATTTGAGGTTCATAATTATCAATGCCCATCATTCACATAATCATCTGCGTAATTATAGCAATTAAAACGCCGCTTTGGCTACAGCTATCCGCAGCAATTGCGATTCTGGGACTATGGGTATATAAGTGTGCAGTATCAAAGAGGTTATTGGTGGACATCGAAGCACCGATGTATCTGGTGCTCATCATATACTTCTTCATTCTTATCGGAATAGGTGATTTGCTTTATTACTTCGCCTATTACGACCGTGTCAACAACACCACGATTAGTGACGTTTTCTTTTGGTTCTTTAAGCCATGATTGAAGCAATTAAGCAGTATGGTATCAAGCCGGCGCATTACCCGGAAAATAGTGGTGAGCTCGCTTTTCTGACTATCGTGTATTTTGGTATTGATCGGATTCAGTTGGGATTGTTGACCCACCTGAAATCACATCAGACCAAGAGTAACTATCGTCACGTAACCTTCCAAGTGGAAGACAACGATCCCACAGGGGATTATGAGGAAGACAACTATGCGGTTGCATTCTGATCGATATTTGTTCCGATATCACTGTCCGCCGTCCGAAGAATCGCATTCCGTGTATCGGGAGTGGGTTACGATTGAGGATAAGGAAACCGGCAAGACGAAAGACCTTGGAGTCATGCCTGGGTTGCCCATTGAGAACATTCTCAATCATATGAACTCGCTGACGGATGAGCAGATGAAGGATTGGCTGAAACGTTGAGAAAATCTAATATCATCTTCTTGGATATGGACGGGGTGCTTTGTACACCCCGTGCCTGTATCGCAATGGGGAATGAAGGTGGCGCAAGTTACCTTGACCCCATTTCTTGTATGTTGGTCAGGAATCTCTGTGAAGACTTTGATTGCCAATTGGTGATATCGTCCACTTGGCGTTACGGAATGACGCTTGAGTCTTTCAAGATGGTTCTGAACGCCGCATGCCCCAACCTTGGTAATTACATCTTCTATGATGATATTGGTTGGAGAACACCCAGCTTGGATGTTTATCCCGACGAAAAGAACCGGCGCGGGTCAGAGATTAAGGAATGGCTGCGGAAGTATGATCTATGGACCCGCATGTTCATTATCTTGGATGATGACTCGGATATTGCTCCCTTCGAAGATTATTTTGTGAAGTGTGATGTCTATGATGGCGTTAATTGGGCTGCGTATTTGAAGGCCCGCGCACTCATCGGTTCGGACTGAAAGTCATACTCCATAGCTAGACGAAACACATTTACATAGGTAAAATATCCTCTATTCGATAGGAAATCGAATGTTTCTTAACTAACTGGAAAGTTTTCAAATGATCAAGAACAAAGTCTACTACATCCACGCTCGTGAACAAGACCCGGTGACCGGCCAGTTCAATCACCTGGGTGGCGTCACCATCGCTTGGAAGGTGGACGACGAAGGCAACATCGTCGTGGGCCAAGCTGCTCGCTGCCGCGAAGATGAACGCTTCGTCAAGTCGTATGGTCGTGACCAAGCCCTGGAAAATCTGGAAAACAAGCCGGCATATTTCTACATTCCGAAGCAGAACCTGCGGAATGTCGCTGCCTCGGCCGGCATCGTGGTGATGAACTTCCCGACGCTGACGCCGTTCGCTCGCGCCGAACTGACCGAAAAGTTCTGCGAACTGACCTATGATCAAGACCTGACGGAAGTCATGGGTTCCAACTGGTACGAAGAACAAGTGCGTACTCGTCTGATGTTCGGTGACAATCGTGTGGAATATCGTCCGGAAGCCGACGTTGAAGACTTCCGCTTGTATGCGAAATCGTGTCAGGTCGCATTGGACAACGCAAATCTGGCTGTGAAGAGCAATGCATTCAAAGCTCGTACCGCCGCGAAGCAAGCTATTGCCGCTGCTTCGGCTGTGTAAGTAATAGGGCGCCCTTCGAGGCGCTTTCTTTGTAGTTCAATTCGAGGCCCAAATGGTTATCAGTCGTGTAAGTGGTGGTTGGATTCGTCAAACTCCGGTTGGACGAGTCACGATGAGCAAGAACGTGGCAATGTTGGCCAATACAAACTTCGAAAAGCAACAAAAGCAGTATCCCTCTTTCCAGTCGTATGAAGAATACGTCGCCTGGGAGGAAGAACAAGCCAAGGTGAAGGTATGAAAAGCAAACAACAAGGCGGGTTTACCCTGATTGAACTTTTGCTGACGTTTTGGTTCCTGTTCCTTCTGAGTCTGATCGGCAGTGCTATTTATGTAGCTGTTCATTTCATCGCAAAATTCTGGTGATCGATGGAAGGAAACTGGCCTTTTCACGATGAACCCACCGGAGCCAAGATTTACGAGGCGATGTTCTACGGGTTCGGTGATAGTGGGTTTCTTGCTGGCAGCTTTGAAGGTTACACAACCCGAGAGGCGGCAATCAAGGAAATCTCGGAAGGTGCTGAAGACGTTAGCTGGATTGGCACCAAGCCGGAGCAATTGGGATCGGAAGCCATTACAGTTCTCTCCGGTCGTGAGTATATCAACCGATTGACTGTACTGACTCAAGATGAACCCGAAGGGGTTCTATTTTATGGAAAGTGGGGCGACTGAAGTTGTCGGTAATTTCAGATCTACTTTCCTCATCAAATGGAGTGATTGATATGAGTTATAACGCAAACAAGAAAAAGCCGGGGCAAAAGATCCAAGGTCGTCCGGCTTCGCGGTTTTCAGGCACCAACGGTAGTTCGCATAGCAGCGATACCGATCCAGTCAGCGCCTTTGCAATTCTGAACGATTCGTTCAGTGGCGGCGGTGATAGTGGTTATTCATCGTCGTGTGATTCGTCCAGTTCTTCGGACTCTGGTAGCTGCGGCGGAAGCTGGGACTGACATGAGCCAACTAGTCGCGGGCAAAATTCCGGCACAAACGGAATGTCCCTTTCTCGTAGAGTGTGGGATGAGCGAACGTTGTCATCACCAAGGTAAAGAACACCCGGTGGCCTTCAGTTGTGCTACTGCCCGCGCCTACGACATGATCAAGGAAGCCGGTTCAAATTTGAGGGTAGTAGTGCCGTGAACACGATTAAGTACCACCTGATCATTCTACAAAGTGTGATCACCGGCAAGACGGTTGTGAATTTCTTTGGAAAGACATACCTGGTGTCGGGTAACGTAGTGAAGAGGTTTGGATGAGCAAGCTTGTGGATGTAAATAAAGACTTCAAGGTTGTGTTCCTGGGGAAGTGTTTGGGAGTCGGCCTGCGTCCTCGTGGCGGGATGGGTCTAACGGATGATCAACACGTCTGCTTCCATATCCTCGTTGAAGATGACGGGGGTTGGTTTGATAAAGCAGGCGGTGGCATATCGACCTACTGGTTGCCTGAACTGATCCAGAAGCTGAACACTGCTCAGATTTGGCTTGAAGAAAACGCAACGAAGTATCAATATGGATACGTCTTCCGTGAATAAGTTTGAGAAGCTGGATGCCATAGGCAATCCGATCATCGAAGGCAAGCTGTATGGCTACTCGGTGTCGAAGTCCGGTTGGATTTATGTCACCATCGGTCGTGCGGTGCGTGAGACGACCAATGGTGTGACTCTACAAGTGGTAAAGCGCAAGCGATACCTATACGGTCAGGAAACGGTTGAAACCTCCCGTACCTCCGAACAAGCGAATGCGACTGCTGCTCTGATGTTCCCCGTTATGGAGTTTGAACCCAATGTTGAAGTGGTTGTGTAACGCTTACGAGATTGCGGAGTATCGAGTTGTTAAGGATATTCCTCAAACCGTTCTGAGAGCCGGGTGCTCAGCCCCGGCTTTTTCCTATAATATCTTGGGCACCAAATTCATCATGCTCGGTACTCAGACTATGATCCATGAGGCGTTTGACTTCTATCTGTCCATAGGTTCCATCGAAAGAAAGTTCTAGACTTCATCACATAGCTCAGGTATAATAGAGTTATGGATTAAACGGAGCCGGAAATGAACCAGGAACGAATCGGGCAGACCAAGCTGGGAATCTTGATCTGCCAGAAGTTTTGCGATGTCAACGAGATTCCCCAGCCGGTCCTCAATATCATCTACGATAAGACCGATAAAGAGTGCGCTCTCATCCAGCGCATTGGTACCTGTGGCTATTACCGCTCGAACAAGATCACGGTTGCGGTCCCGCTCTGCGCTCATCCCAATCCTTCGTATAGCTGGCCAACGTTCATATCTGATCGGACGCCGCTTGGCGTCATCCAACATGAACTCGGTCACCACGTCGATGAAGTCAAGTCTGGCGTGAACGTCTACCGAACCCGCGCTGGTTCCTTCTTCTCAGACCGTATCCGGGCGATCTCTGGTGAGAAGCCGATCACGTCCTATGCTCCGAACACGATGGAATGGTTTGCTGAAATCTTCCGTCTGTTTGTGACCAATCCGGACCTGCTCCAACGGATTCGCCCGCGTGCCTACAATGCACTGTTGGCTGAAGGTCTCAAGCCAATAGCTAATATGTCGGCTGAGGATATTCTGGAGGCGATGGGTGCTCCTGCTAAGGTTTTTGAAAGGATGGAAAATTGGATCAAGAACAAAAAGTGAAGTATCTGGGCGCGCGAAGATGATATACAACCCGGTGATCGTCTCCGTGAGGAACTGAAAAAGATTGAAGTAGCCGAACCTACACATCTCAACGAGTTGCTGTATACGGCTCAAGAGAGTGGGATGTATGTTGGGGATGTACAAGAAGCATTGCTAGCGTACAAGCTGGTTCTCCTGGCGCAGTCCTACGGTTCCCGACCCATCGAACATTTGAGGATGTGATATGCAACAAGCCGACTATTTGCGCTGGGTTGAAGAACTGCAAGAAGTATGTCCCTATCCGATTGCTGTGTGAGGAAACATGCACGTGATATATCAAGTAAAGTGGGGTCCGACTCACGACTGGAAAACCGTGGATTATACTGTGTACTTCCGGGCCATTATGTTGAGACACAAAGATGTGGAAGTCCGGATGATCCACGTTGAGCCGATGTACCAATGAAAAAGCCCCTCAGATTTCTCTGAGGGGCTTTTGTTTATTTACCTTTCGACTTAGCCAGATGTGACCTACGAACGCTCTTTTGGTTAGCTGCCGTAGAGTCGGGCTTGCGCCAGTCTTCCAATCGTAGGAATGTAGCGATTTCCCAATCTGCTGCGTGAATCTCTACCATTCTGGAACCGACCACACGATCAACGCGGTAAGTATGAACTGCACGCTTCAATAGATTGTGTTCTGCGACCGACTTCAACAGGGCCCAGCTGGCCCTGAGTTTCGTTGCATGAGTCCAACCCTTCTTGTTTCGTAGCTTCATTAGCTTCAGATATACAAGCATCCGTTCGCGCGGAACCAGATAGTGCATATTGATAGCGTGGATCAGCTTCGCTCCATCATTGGAGATCGAAGTGTTAAACACAAATACCATTGGGAATCGGTCATAGACGCCTAGTTCACGGTCCCCCGCTTCCTTAGCATCATATTCAAAGTAATATAGTCTTCCCACTAGGGTCTTGTTCTCACGACCTTTCCGAATCTTGTAGTCACCGTTGTCCTTGATCAGACGCCTACGGTTGTACTTCAAGTCCTTACCCACCCGCTTGCGAAACCAGTCTAGGCTCTCACGGCTGTGCCGTTCCATAGTCGCGCCGCTGCTAGTCGCCTTCTGAAACTTGTCGATATAGGACTGGATGATCTCCGGTCTCATGAAGTCGTCTTCATCGACGTCAATAGCTGCCATAGTCTGATCCCTAAATATTAAGTACACTCACAACTATTTAACTCGGAGAGAACATGGCTAAGACTGCTCTTGGGGATTTTCTGGCTCTTGTTAAGAAGCAGAACATTGCCCGCGTTAACCGATTCAAGATTACATTCAACCTACCTGCTGGATTAGGAGCAAAGGCTTCAAATCGGGCGAACAATACCGATCAGACCAATGCTATCTCATCGCAGTTTGCGTCTGCGGAAGACATCGCCTCTGCGATCAACAGCACCACTGATGTCTCTAAGACGATTTCCTTAACGTGTCTGATGGTCGATATTCCTGCGGTTCAAGAAACGAATACTGAAATCTCATACGGCAACTATACACGTAAGATTGCCAACGGTCGTCAATATAGTGACGTTAATACAACGTTTCTAGTTACAGGCAACTATGCAGAAAAGACGTTATTTGATCAATGGCACAACCTCATCGTTGATGAATCCCAACATGCGGTCAACTTCTATGATGATTACATTTCCAGTATCATTGTAGAATGTCTTGATAGTCAAGACAAGACAGTATATCAGTTCACCTTGACTGAAGCTTGGCCGTCTGCTGTTGGAGCAATTCGTCTAGATCGCACCGCTCAGAATCAACAAATGGTTATTGACGTCAACTGGGCCTTTCACAAAGTCACCTATGGCGCTGAACCAGATTCGGGTTCCCTAGGCAAACTCGCTGGTAACGGCATTCCGCCTGTTGCGATTCCTGGAGTTGGTTCTGGTAAGAATCGTCTATTGCCGATTCCAGGGCTAGATTCGTTTAGTGACGCTGTAAAAGAGACAGTAAATACTGTTAAGGAATTCAAGGGTCAACTGGATGGAGTTCTGGCCGTCGCTCGTGACGTTCGGGAACAAGTCCGTGATGCGAAGATGCAAGCCCTAGACGGCGTCAAGGTTCTTCAGGGAGTAGTGAAGGATGTTAAGGCCATCAAGAACATCCCCAATGATGTCAAGAAGGAAGTTGTTGCAGTCGTCAATGATACTAAGTCACAACTAGGAAGCCTAAAAGGCGAGATAAACAACTTCAAGAATTACCCACAGAGATAATCATGATCGCAAGTATTATAGCATTTATTCAAAAGTGGCTTTTGGTCGCTATCATTTCAGGCGCGGCGCTGGTTGGTGTGGGATTCTACGCCTACAACAAAGGTGTTGATCATCAGAAGCAAATCTATATCGAAGCTCAACTGAAGGCCAATGAAAAGGTTGTTGAGAAGAACGATAAACTACAAGAAGTGTCCGATAAACAAGATGAACAACAAGTCATCTACAAGGACAGAATCATAACGAAGTACAACACCATCACGAAAGAGGTCATCAAATATGAAACGACTCCTGTTGCTAGTGAGTTTCTTGATCCTGAGTTTATCCGCCTGCACGACGCTGCAGCCAGAGCCAACGATCAGGATACGATTGCCGGACGCGCCAGCGGACCTGATGGTGAAGCCGGTGAATCTGGAGTTACTGCGGGTCAAGCCATCGGCGTCATCACCCGTAATTACCAATCCTACTACGAGTGCGCCCGCCGTCTTGACGGACTACAAGAGTTCTACATGAACCTTCAGAAAGAAGTGAATGACTGATCACCAGTTTAAATGTGATATAAGCGATGTTTAGCGAAAGGGCAGGGGCGTATAGCTCCTGCCCTTTTCTTTCGTTCCTACGCTCATCTAGCAGGCTTCTGCGGCTTATAGCCTCGGTCGATCCCTCCAAACAGGTCCACTTCAGTCAGAATCTTGAATTTCCATCCCCGATCATCACAGAATTTAATTGCGGCCCTCCACTTAGCCACATTCGTCTGATAAGTGGCTTGTTCCAGCAGCAGCGTCTTCTCAGCCTTATTGCGACTATCGCGCGGCTTCTTCGTCTGCTTCTCAGGCTTGATCTCGATGAGGATGACTTGGTATCCGCCATCCGGCTTGCGGGTTAGAATCTTGAAATCTACAACATATATGCGACCGCATTTCTTTACCGGATCGAAGTATTGAATCTTAGTTTCCTCAGACGACCAGGCTAAGATGTCTTCATCGGTATCTGCCCAAACCATGAACGTTCTCTCCCAGCTGGAGCGATAAACAATCTTATCAATATCACCCTTATACTTGTTAGGGTTCTGGGGACGATAGCGCCCCTTGAGCCAACGATTATTACTCATTTTGCTTGTCCTTTACTAAATAATTGTATGTCTATTTACTAATTTAACAGGGGTCATATATGGCTACTTCTACACAATCTAAGGTGGACAAACTAAAGGGACAAGAATTTGATTCTAAGTCAAGCAACTTGATGTTCCCAGCCGACCTGCTGAACCCTGGTCAAGACCTATCTTGCATGACCTTCTTTATCAACACGATTAAGAACAGCAAAGCTCAGATCACTTTCAACGGCGGGTTGTCTACTCCTAAGAACGCATTGACCTCTGCATACGGGGAAATGCCTGTAGTACATCAAGTCTCTACCGGACTTCAGAAGGACAACGGTGGAGTCAAGGTTTTCTCTAATACGTTTGAACGCTCTAATCAGTCGATCACCCTGCCGCTGCCTGCAGGTCTATCTTTCAGTCAAGCGGCTCAATGGACTCAGACCGACTTCGGTCAAGTTGGTATGGCCATTGACCAAGGCTCCGATTTGAGTAAGATGAACGCCGCCTCTGGTGCTAAGTTGGCTGGATACTTAGCCTTGAGCACAGTTGGCTCTATGGCTTCTAAGCTGGCCGGCGGGGCATTGAAAGCTAAGGAACTTGCATCATTGGCTACGGCTACGGTTGAAAATCAGTATGCTGAGACGCTATTCAAGAGTGTGGATAATCGTACATTCAACTGGTCTTGGACTCTTACCCCGCGTAATGCGAAGGAAGCTGAGACTTTGGATAATATGCTTCGTTTGCTACGTTTCCACATGCTGCCGGAATTCCGCAGCGACATCGGAAACGGGAATGCTTACTTGTTGTATCCGTCTAGCTTTGATATCGTATTCTGGCAGGATGGGTCTCCAAATCGCTACATTCCTCGTATTAGCACTTGTGCGCTGACGAACATGTCGACAAATTACACTCCAGGCGGAAGCTATATCAAGACTGTTAGTGGATCTCCTCAATCATATCAGCTGAGCTTGACGTTCCGCGAATTGAGTATTCTACACAAAGATTTGGTTGGTTCTGACTCCAACAATACTGGAACTACATTCTAAGGATAACAAATGGCATTCTTCACACACTTGGGAAACGTCTGGTATACGTTTCCTGATGGCTCTACTACTCTGATCAATGATATTACAGCTTACGCAAATATCACGGATGAATGGAAGAAGGATGCTCGTGTCCAGATTCCTTATGAAATCCGTGATGGTGAGCTTCCACATATGATCTCCTACCGTTTGTATGGGACGGTAGACTACTGGTGGACGATCTTGATGATGAACAACATCTACGACTTCGACAATCAGTGGCCTCGCAACCCATCACAACTAAATGACTATATTGAACGGAAGTATCCAGGCAAGAATCTAACCGATGTTCATCACTATATCAATCCTAACGGTCTAATCGCTGATCTTCTTTCTCTGAGAATCGAACTTGACCTGACCGTTGACGATGATGTAATTGATCAAGCTGAACTGGAAACCGTTTCAATTGAGGAATTTGAGATTGGATTAAACGAATCGAAACGTAAGATCATTCTTATTGATCCTGACTATATCGCTTCGGTCCAGACTCAGTTTGAGACCGCCATGAACCCGGAGACATAATGAGCGCATCCGATAACTACGACATCAATCAACCGATTGAAGTTCAGATGCTCACAATCAAGAAACCTTCAAAGAACACAATTCTTGATATCTTCCCGATCATGGAACAATTCATCATCTATGAGGATATGTTCCAAGGTGCGTTGTCCGCCAAGTTACTGATTCGGGATCAGATTAACTTGGTTGGTACGTTTCCGATCACGGGCGGTGAACAAGTGAGCATTACATTCAAAACACCGATCTACGCCGACACGCGCACTCTGGACTTTGTTGTATACAAGATAGGTGATCGCGGTCTAAGCAATAGCACCGAAAACATTCAAATCAATGAGTTGTCTCTCTGCACCCCGGAAGTCTGGTGGGCGGCGAACAATGATATGAGTGCGGCTTACACCGGCACCTACAGCGACATCATTCAGAAGTTGCTGGCTGAGAGTAAATCCAAGAAGAAAGTATCAGCAGAGGAATCAGTTGGAATCGTCAACTATGTTACTCCGTCTTGCGGTCTATTCCAGGCCATTAAGTTTTGCGCTTCTCGTGCAAATAGCAAGACACTATCTCCAATGTTCTTTTGGGAAAGTACGGATGGCTATCATTTCAAGAGTCTGAAGGAAATCTACCGGACTGCATATGACAAGTACATCTACATAGGTAGTCGCAATATGGTAGGTGGTGACTCAGGCGACCGACTATTCAATACCGCATATGATTTTGAATATAAGGAAGGGAACGACCGCCTAACGCAATATGAGGCGGAAGCCTTTGGCGGGGGTTTCTTCTCGATGGACCTGACTAACAAGCGGATCACTAAGACAACGAATTCATATGATGATTTGTTCAGTAGAGCAGATATTAAGTTGAATAAGTATGCGCTGAATGACGAAGCAAAAAGCATCCGTAATATTGATGGGTATATTCCTTACCGCACTGATCAGTCTCATCTATCTGCCTTTAATCGCTTGTCTTCTATGACTTTGATGGATAACCTCAGAGTCCTAGTGAGTCTGCCCGGTGATAGCAATTTGACTAGCGGTAAGATCGTTTGGATGGAGATTCCTTCCCGCTCGGGTCTAGGCGTTGACTCTGAGAAATTCTCTTCAGGAAAGTGGTTGGTTCGGTCTATCAAGCATCTAATTACAAAGACAACATACTCTATGGTGTGCGAATTGACCAAGGATTCGTTCGACGTAGATGTGAATACAATGGGAGCATAATATGGCACGTGAACCTAATCAAGTCGCCAAGTCTAATACAAAGAAGGAATCGCCTAAGAAATCATCACGCAGCGAACCCGCGACCCCGAAGACTAACGCGGCAGCAACTCAAGAAGCGAAGGATTTACGTGCGCTGGCTCAAGCCCTGAACGCCAAGAACTCGCCTGAGACTTCCAAGGACATTACTGCCTTCGCCAAGGACACGATCAGAATGGTCGCCAAATCCCAGAAGTCGGATTCTGCCGCCTTTAAGCGGGAAGCGACTAAGGCGTTGGTTGAATTCCGTAACTTCGTTGAGCAAACGCAGAAGGTAACGGAATCGCGCCGTGCCTCACTACTGAGACAGATTGATAGTGTCAACTTGGATACCAAGAATGCCGCTGTGATGATGATCAGTATCGCTCGGAACCAAGCACAGCTCATCAAGGATTCGGCTAAGAACGAAGCCAAGATGACTAAGGAAAAGTCGGACGCCTTTCATAAGAATTTGGTTGCCGAGGCCACAGCCAAGGCACGCCAAATTACGGATGAATCGAAGCTGAAATCCAAGGCGCTGTTTGAGGAAAAGTCTAGCAAGCTGAAAGAACTCAAGATGGAGCAGAAGCAACGTCTTGAGAATCTAGTGCAAGCCCAGAAGGAAACGATTGAGCGTGCTAAGCTGAAGCTTCAACAAGATAAAGCCGATCATAAGGTAACGCTTGAGAAGAAAAAACAAGACCTTAAGGACCAGTCGGTTGCAATGGCCCAACACTACGATAATTTGAAGACCCAATTAAAGGATCAAGCGGATATTCGTAGGAAGAAGTTGGATCAAGACAAGGTTGATCATAAGGTTAAGGTTCAACAAGATCAGGATCAACTGAGGACTGATCGAGCAGTTGCTGCAGGGAAGATCAAGCAGCTGAAGTCCGATTTGCGTAATGATTACCAGTTGAAGGTGACTAAGCACAAGTCTGATATTGCTCAACAGAAGGCAGATCAACTACAACGGAACAAGGATCGGATCCAAAAGATTCGTGAACTCGGAATCGAACATAAGGCTCGTTTGAAGAAAATCGAAGACGATGCCAAGGGCGAAGGAATCATCCGTAAGGCGGCGTTAAGAAAGCAACTGGCAGATCAATCAAAGAAGGAAGCCAAGTCAAATAGAGACGCCGATAAGTTCAAGGACACGTTGAAGTCCGGGTTCTTCGAAGCGAATCCCGTAGCAGCGGCTGGGGTGGAAGTCTTCAAGGGTGTTAAGGGACTTCTTGCTCAGAATAAAGCCAAGAAGCAACGCAACACGCTACAGCACTCGAATAGCACCGCTAAGGCGGCTCCGAGCGGAAAGGTAGCCCCTCCCCCAGCTAACGGGGCTTCGAACGCGCCTGCTGCTGCTAATAGCTCCGGAGGGGGCATGTTCGGCGGGCTACTGGGGATGATCCCTGGAGTCTCAGGTATTATCTCCGGGATCGGCTCGCTATTCTCCGGAATCGTCGGGGCTTTCGGGAAGGTAGGTTCGTTGGTGATGGGAGTTGGTCGATTCCTACCGGTGATCGCGGGAGTATCTGCTGTGATCGGCGGTATCTTCAGCTTCTTGGAAGGATTCAACGACGCATCTAGCATCTTTGGTGAGAAGGTTGAAGACGACAACTACACTAAAAGAGTCTACGCAGGCTTCACTAATGTGGTGAGTTCGATCCTGGGATTGTTTGATACGGTAGCGGGATGGTTGGGATTTGATACTGATCTTGCTGGGGGATTCAAACAGAAAGCGGTGGCTCTGTTCGACAAGATCATCGACTGCTTCAAAGGTGTGGTGGGCGGAATCGCTGATCTATTGAAGTATATTCCGGGGATGGGCGGTGTAGCGAAGTCCATGAAGGAATACGCGAGCGCGCCGACCGGATCAATTCAGCCGAATCAGGCAAGTCAAGCGGCGGCTGTGGTCGATAAGACCGCCGCAGTGAACAACTTGAAGGATGATGTTGAAGCGTCTAAGGCCGGAAAGTCGAATGTGCAAGTTGTGTCGGATAACAGCGTCCGTCAGAACTCTACAACCATCGTCAGTCAGCCGCTAACCACACGCAACGACGATAAGCCGAAGTTGTGGTAATACAAAATGCCCGGTTTTACCGACCGGGCATTTTTAATAGCCGCCCCAAAAGGGGCGGCTTTTTGTATGTTGTCTCTCTTTTTGAGGACGGCTTTATTGTACCGTCTGCTCGCTGATGGTGATCAGCTGGGCATTGAAGTTGCGCGACACGCCGCTGGTATCGTAGGATTGGAACGGGAAAAGTCCGTCAAATTCCACAACCAGTTTCTTTCCTTCCGGGGTGCTGCAATACACCAGGTGGAGGAATTGTGCCAGCTCAACTGCATTGACCGTGAAGGACGTGAGGCCGTTATCCTTCACAATATCACCCGGCTCTACCGCGCCGATACGCTCCAGCGCTTCAAGAACCGCTCCGTTCTGGGCAACGGAATTGTCATCCAGAAACGATACCCCGAACCCGTGCGACAGAAAAACTTCGGTTACAGCTTGGGATTGAACGTCCGAATTCACAACTTCTTGGGCTTCAACGGCGAACATGTTGTTAATACCTTTACCTGAAAAGGTTGATGAGATAGGTACACCGGCGGTATTGCCTTATACCCTTGACCCCAGCTATACAGATTAAAACTTAGTGCTTCGTCGCCGCGAAAACCGCGCTATTAAGTAAGTGCTCGTTTTCTCGATTCGACAGGGTCTATTATACGTCCTATAGTTCCGAAAGAAAAGCGTAACTAAACGTAACGTAGTAAAAAAGCGACGTATTTTATGACGTCACTTCTGATCAGGGTTTACCCTAACGTGAGTACAGATTCGCTTACGATTGGTCTTGAGTGCGGAGAACCGAATTATTACGGGAGAACGCACCGCCCTTCAGTAACGGTTTCCGACCCCAGGTTTCCAGATTCTTTTGAGCAGCGGCGCGCTTGGCGGCCAACTCGGCAGATTCTTCCTTGAAGCCCAAGTCATAGACGCTGTTGACGTGAGTCGTCTTGACTTCCGGCGTGAACATCGACCACAGGGTTGCGAGCAGGTTCTTCATGATATATCTCCGGTAGGAAGTTCGTACTATGTAAAACGTTTCGATAGGGACTATTATACGCTTTACATAGCAGAAGTAAAGAAAAAGAGTCCATAGAAATATGGACTCTTTATGATTACTTCTTTGTATCTGCCTCGTCTTCCTTTTCCTTATCGCTTGGCTCAACGCCCAGCTTGGAACGGACTAGCTTACCGATCTCTTTGTACTTATCCGTAACTCCGAATTTGTGCTTAGTCAGCACTTCCTTCTCGGTATCCTTCCAAATCGAATTGATATGGTCGGCGGGCTTCCCACTGCGCTTGGATAGACCTTGAATGATCCGGTTGACTTCAAGTAGTTCTAGGTATTCTTGGACGGTCTTCATAGATTCTCCCAGTATATCTTGTATTTAGGAATGCACGATGTTCGTGATCCCGAACTGAGAGATAACATCTTGACAAATGCTACAGGGCGCGCCCGGAAGTAAGCGTTTACTAACGTCCATCCGAAGCACCACAATTGTTTCTTGCTTAGACAACTGCTTATACCGCAGTCGAGTGAGAGCGTGGATCTCAGCGTGGAGAAAACACTTCTTCTCGTCATGAGCCAAGGCAGCTTGTTGTTGGACTGGATGCGTCTTGGTATAAGAATTCCATCCTTCTGTGAGTATCCGACCTTTGGAATCTAAGACAAAAGCAACTACGCGCTGCTTGTAGTTGCCTAGATTCTCTCGGTCGAATATCAGTTTGGCCCGATTATGAAACTTGGTGATGTCAATCATCACCCCAAGGGTCTTCCTCAGGGACCGCTTCCTCAACCTCAATGTCATGCAGAGCGCGAAGATTGGTGATGGCGAATTCCAGATGTTGGGCTTTTTCTTTCTTGGCGTCTACAATCTTGGCAATCTTCCGACCTTCAGCCAGAAGTCCTTGGAGGCGATTATCATCAGCCTCATAATCAAGTTCGATTTCACGCTTGCGTTTTTCTAGCAATGCGATTTGCACTTCAATATTCATTGTTTCATTTCCTCATAGATTCCGTGTATCCTCTTATATAGTGCAGCGATTGCCTGCGTGTAGTCATCATAAACTGTCACCGACTCACGATCACAAAGGATGTCGATATTTCCCTTACGCCAGAAGCCTGGAGGACAACAAACGATGACTTCCTTCATCTGACCCAGCGCAAATCCCAGCTCTAGGAGAGTGATGGGGGATTGCGTATCGGGGATAAAGTTGAAGAATACGATGTCTGCATCCTCAATATGATCCAACTCCCAAGTGACTTGTTCGTTGAACTGAGGATTATCCTTGCGCTGTTCCCAACTGGAGTCCCAGTCGTCACGCCTTGGATTGTATATATTACCCACTTCGTGGAAGTAGGTCAGAGATTCGCCTAGTGCGTACTGCCAATCGACCGCCTTGCCCATTTCGATGCTGCCAGCAAGAAAAACGCTCACCTCTGTGTAAGCGTTTTCTCGTCTGACTGGCGGTTTAACTACCCGCCCAGCCATTAACCGTTCAGTTGTTGAATCGGTTGGTAGATGCTATTGCGAGTTTCGAACGAACCATCCTCATTGATCTTGATGACTGCACTCGTGCGTACATCACTCTGACCAAGACGCGGGTGATCGATCACCACACAATGGGCAACCTTACAGCCGGTTCCCATCCAGTTGTCTTCGAAAGTGGCCTCATTGAGAAAATGCACCACCGGCTTATTGTTTTGCGACGCTTGGTATTCTTCCTTTGTCGCGTACTGACTCATACTCATTGATTGACTCCTTAGTCCAAAGTACATTCACTTGCGGCTTCAGAAATGGCGCCGCATACATTACCAACGCCTTCGATGAAACCACCGATCACGTCGCCTGCTACTTCAACCGCACCTTCTACGATGTCGGCAATGATCTCACCCACCGACTCGCGTTGCTTCTTCAGTTCTTCTTCATGTTCATTCATTGAACAACCCTCTTCCATACGCTTGCAACGTCAAATACGTGTTAATCTCAGCCCAATCTGTTTTCGGATCAAATCCAGCCTTATCATCCAGCAAAACGCTGAAGTAGAACTTCTCATCGAAGTTGGAACAGTGATTGCTTTTCTCGAATCGGTTTTGATTGAAATCGAAAACTGCAATATCTGCATCCCGAAAGAACTTGATAATATCGTATTGTTCATTGGCGTGTACCGACGACCAGAGGATGATCTTGCTCTCGGGGAGCATCGAAATCAACTGAAGCGTCTCTTTCGCGGTCTGGTTGATCCACTGGTAACCACCCTGCTTGTAGTTGGATTCCAGACATACACCGTGGAGATCGACAGCCCAATAGACCGTATCCCACCCACGTTGTTCCATGACCCCATAGGCGCGCTTCACTGCATTCAGAACACTCACATCAGCTCCAATCGTTAAACAGGGAACTCGGTTCAGGCCGACCAACCTCTTTCATCATATTGATCGCTCTGCGCATAAATTCCTCTTTCTCATTCACCCAGCTAGTATAGCTGAAGTATGTACGGAAGTCCTCTGCGAAAGCCTGACGAGTATGAAGACTATCATCGATATTATTGAGCGCATCTACAACTTGATCGACGAAGTTCTTGTCCCGATAGTCGATGAGAACTGGCTTGCTAACACGCGACAGGAACTCAGCCGTACAACTGAGTTCACCCTTATGCATACAGATCGACGGCACGCCCTTTTGTGCGGCTTCGAATGCAGTCAATCCGAAAGTCTCATCCGGCCAGGTAATCAGACACGCCTTGGCTTGAGAGAACGTATCCATGATACCGCTATACTTCCAATTCCAATAGAACTTGATATCAGGATTATCCCCGAAGTATCCACGGTTGGTTTCAAGCCACTTGGGATAAGTCTTACTTGTCGATGGGAACGACTTCCAGAAGATGTCCAGCGGGTGCTTGATGTCCTTGAACTTGTGGGTCAGCTTCAGAGGATCGGCGCGGGATGCGGTGATCGCCCGCCCGCTCGATTCCTTGATCTCAAATTCTTCTTCCACGAACATGAATGTCCGGTGGAAGTCATGATAGAACGGAAGCTGATCATCAATGATTCGGACGAAGTTCCAATAATCCTGCTCGTTCTTGACGTAGCGATCACGAACCAACTTTGCCTGCTTGAAGATGCGCTTTCCGGTGGCTTCTGTATTGGTGACCAGATACGCGCCCATTTCACAAAGTTCACGATAGGCGGTGATCCGCCCGGTGTCGATAAACAGATTGCCCGTCAGGAACCCGTGAATCGTCATCAGCGTCGGGATTCCAGTTTCCTTGATGATCTTCTTGGCCGGGGAAGTCGTATGACTATGATACAACATGATATCAGGCTCTTCACGCTTGATAATGTTGATCACATTCGCCACGACCCGATTCTGCCAAGCGACGATGCTACCGTCTTGCTCGATGACGTCTTCTTTCGACTTCTCGTGAACTTGCATCGTCCGGAACGGGAAGTCATACTTGCATTGATGTCCCGCATACAAGAAGATCACATCATGACCAGCGCGAGTCAGATTGAAAGCATCATCCTTCGCCACCTTCTCCAGACCACCCGCCGCACCACGACCTTCCATCGGAGAGCAAACGAAGTTATCATAGATAATGATCTTCATTCTTTCTCCAATAGGATTTCCGGAATCTGAACCCAACTCTCAGGCGGGTTATAGAAGAAATACTTGGATTGTCCTTTGAAGCACTTCCAGTACTTGTCCTTGCCCTTCATGTGAGTTGGCTTCTTCACACTCACAATCTTGAAGCCTTTCAGCTTCTCGTTGACCTCGTCTTCGTTCTTGGCCTTGGTGTAGTACGGAATGTCCAAGTAATACAGATCGGGCTTGACCGACTTCTCCACCCATTCCCTCAGCTTCACGTGCTGGTGGTTCTGGATAGCGATAGGACATACGATTGTGAGTGCTTCACGGCCCAGCATAAATGAGCTAGGGAGCGTGAACTCACCCAGGTCTGGGTCTAGCTCAGGGTCATGGAAATAGCAGTGCGTAGAGGCTCCTATGAGCTCAGCGTAAGCCTTGATTTCCGTGTCGCGTTTCCGACCTCCGGTGTAGACTGAACCGATGATCACGGTATGGCCCTGTTTGATCCAATCCGTCATATGACGGTGCATCGACAAGAACGAATCGTCAATGTGGGCTTCCAGCACGTAAAATGTCGTCATAGATCACACAAACATATTGAACATATCCATAGCAGCGGCAGGTTCCGGCTTCTTTTCCGGTTCAGGCGCGGCTTCTACGATCTTGCTTGGATCGAACGGTTCTGGGTCCGGCCCGTTCAGAGCATCGATCACTTGCTTATACATATTGCTGGACGAATGGCGTTCCAGAACCCATTCCCGCGCAGCGGCGATACGATCTTGATCGCGAGCGAACTTCAGATTATTCTTGATCAGGTCCGGAATCTGACGCGCGTCTTCAACGGTCAGGAAGAATTCATTAGGGATGATCGAACGCTTGGCTTGATCGGCTAGGATCGGGCACGAGCCATACAACAGCGCTTCGATTGTCGTGATATTATACGCACCTTGCGTATATGCCTTGAATTTCGGATTGCCGATTCCCTGAAGGTCAATCATGAACCACGAGTGCTTCAGAATCTCAGGAATTTGCTCCAGGGGAACATAGCCAAAGAAATCTGCTTCACCTTGACCATCGAATCCCTTGAAGTGATCTCGACCGATTGCCGCCTTCCACTCATCGGTTTCTCGCATCTGGTAATACAGGATACCATTGGAGAACATATCCATCTTGGCGACCTTGGTGATCTCGGGAATTACCGGCATCAGCTTGGTAATTCCCTTGATGTTCTTCCATTGGGAAGTCCAGACCACCAGCGGTTCTTCCGAACGCTTGATGTGACTTACGTCTTGAGGAAAGATCGGCGCATCAATTGCTTGAACCGGCAGTCCATACTTCAGAAGCGGCTCCGCGTAGGCGGGTTGAGTCACCAACGTCTTCTTGACGTGAGGGAGGCACATCAGGCCCCAGTCTTTGTATGTGTCCCAGTAAGCATCCGTGATGAATGCGACCTTCGGGAGTTTGGTGTCAGTATAGATCGGCAAGAATACCGGATCATCCCCATAAGCCTTATTGGCATGAGGACAGATGTATGCGAAGTATAGCGCGTCATAGTTCTCTTCCAAGAACTTGACCGTGCCTTGAACTTTGTCCGGGTGGTGAGAGCACTCGCCATGGACGGTGATGAACGTGTCGCCGCCGCGAATCAGCTGCGGTTCATCGAATTTGGTCGGGTTGATCGTCTTCAGATTCCCACAACGGATCACATCAAAAGTGTCTCCGTTGGCCTCTGCTTCCTTCCGGAGAGCGACGAGCACCGAGTTAATTCCTCCAACCGAGGAAGTGGGCCAATAGATAGCCGCAATTTTCATATTACATATTCTCCATATCTTAAACTCTAGTCTACTACGTTTACATAGCATAGTAAAGCTAAAAACTAAATATTAATATCACTCACTATGAATTTATGGCCTGGAAATGAAGGGTCAGACCTTTAAGGACCAATAATGGCTACACCACAAAAGTATATCTCAGTATTCACTGGACAAGAAATTGACCAGGCGATTGCCGAAATGCGCGGAGCGTTGAGTGCTTCGCTTATCGTGAACGACTTCTCAGGCGGAACTCAGAAGGTTGCATCCGCTGAGTTGGCTAAGATTCTGAAGGGAATGGTTGACGCCAATAACCTTCCAGCCAACATTAAGACTCAGTTGCTTTCGAATGCAAATACCCACGTCCTAACCGATGCTGAGTATAGCAAGATCAATTATCTAACTCGCTCCACTTCATTTAGAGGTGTGTTCACGAACGCAGCTGAACGTACTGCGGCGTTGTCTTCTGAATATACAGGCTATACCGGAAATGAGGTAACGTTTATCCAAGACGATGGATCTGGGGATGGACTATCAGAATTCTCGCGTTGGGACACGACAACATCATCTTGGGCGAAGATCAGGTTGTATAATACTGGTGGAACGACTCCGACAACGATTGTCTCTGCTGGACCAAACAACTTATTCTCATTCCGCAAGGATCGTTACAATACGATGAAGGTTCTGGTATCGGTTTCGAACTCAGTTGGCTCTCAACGTCAGATCCAGGAAGCGATTGTTACTGTGATCGGATCGGACACATACATTTCCGTATACAATGAAGTTGGGAATGTCTCCAACCTCTACAGCCTTTCATCTTCGATTAGCGGAAACAACGTCAATCTAGTCGTAACAACGACGCTACCCAACCTGGTTGTCACAGGCAGGGTTCTTGCTATGATCTAAACAAAATGACCGGGATTTCTCCCGGTCATTTTTGCTTTACAGCCTACGGACGATAGCGTTGCGACCATCTTCGATCTTTTGAAGAATCTCGGTCACAGGAACTTTGGAATTCACAATGAATCCATCACCATTGTCCAGCCTGATGATATTCTTACCACATTCATTCGTTTCAACAGAAGTCACCTTGAATGGATCCACTGTGATCTTCCGGGTTAGATAACCACGTTCTTCAGGTTCTCCCTCAAAAGTTGTATTCAACCGCATCAATAATCTCCATTATCAAAATATGGACATCCCTCGACGGTCAGGACAACTTCTTCAACCTCGTCAGGCGAGGGGGCGGTCTTATCCGAAATGCCGTTCAATACGCGATGATCATTAATAATCGACAACGCATCTTCTTTGTTCTTAGCGACCACAAACGCAGTGGCGCCTAGATAACGACCTTCGAAGTTGGCGAAGAACGGTTTCAGCTTGGTGGATTCTTCCATTGCCTCATTCCAGGCCCACCACATAATCCGGAGCGTTTCATCCAGATATTCGCCATCATCACCGCGTTGCACAAACTCGTGCTGCGGAGGGCAGTTCACTGCAAATGCGAACTGACTATCACTAACCTTCGTGATGCCGCAGAGGAATCTTCGGTTGAATGTACGATCCTCAAACGCCTTGCGGGTATGTTCAAATTTGCTCACAGCGGCTCTACTCCCATATCACGCAGGGCTTCCAGTACCTTGCCCTCATCATACGCCTTGCCGTCAATGACGACTTGGCGCGATTCCAACATCAACGAATAGTTGGTGATAACTTCCTTCTCAACTTGGATGGTGGGATACTTGCCTTCCCACTCACGCTTGTAATAGGAAAGATCACCATAGGAAAATTGGTAGCCGTGGTGGACACGCTCTGTCACAAAGAGAACCTCAGCATCCAGATAATTTGGCCTGGCGTAACCAGAGTTCCAACTGACTCCCATATCAAACAGGATATGCTGGACTGCCTTCGAAGTCTCACGATCCCCAACAACAATTGCAAACTTCTTAGGCAAATTATCGTCGGTCAGCGGAATCTTCTTCAATTCTACTGCGCTCATCAGAATTGCACCTCAATAAGGTCAGCGATTTCTTTGAACGACAGCGGCATGATCGCCTCAGGCACGCCCAATCCGTTGGTGGCGTGACCACCATCGTTCAATACCGTGATCTGAGTACGACCACCATTGTACATGATATCAGGATTCGACCCATTCAAGCCTGCCCATGCCTTGGTTGCCTTCGGTAGAATGGCATCTTCATCATTGAAATAAATCCGTTCAATGATCACACCTCTTTTCGACAGAATCACAGCTTCCGGGTTAGCATTGTGGTGCAACTGGGCCAATACACCAAGACAACAATATTGCCCATTATTACACAGATTGTCACGGCCCTGCTCGAACTGACCACTACGCAACGCAGCCAGCCATAGGGACTTGACTTCAGGATTCATCTTTTGGATAGTCATCGGTTAAATCTTCTTCCTTTGGTTCTGCCCAGTCAATGGGCAAATAGACGTCATCGGGCATACGAGGCTTATAACCCTTGGCCTCAAAGATTACTTCAGAGGCGACCCGCCCTTGTGGGTCATTCCTCAAAGTCTCGGATACGGCAAACGCCCATTCCTTATTGAACATCTTTCGCAGGACTCACCTGAAGGAATTCCAGCGCCGACTTAACGTCACGTAGCGGATACATCGTCCCGCCAACATCAATGAGTTCCGTCTTTTCCGACAAGAAATACTTGTGACCAATCACAACTTCAGGCAGATCGGAATTACAATATCCAAGCTCATGACTCCAAGTCAACACCCACGTCTTGTATACATCATTATATTCACAGAACAAATAATGCGCATCCGTCTGATACAGATATTGAGTCTCAAACGGTTTCTCCAACCATTTGGGCTCCAGGCCCCTCCAACGCGCGCCGATCAGGCCGTTGAGTACTTGTTGAGCCGTACCAAAAGCCGACATATCCGGCACGAAGATGTAGAACTTCTTCGGCAGAGCGTTCAGATCCAGCGGAGTCTCTTTGATTTCCATTTACTTTCCCACAGCAATAGCGTGTCGTTTCTTTTCCGAATACTCGATTGCATCCTTGACACCATCGGGAATCGGCGCGGCCAGCATCTCAACCGTCACGCCTCGCAGGGCTTCCAGGTTCTTGAGATACCGTTGAAGACGGAAAGTGATTGCCTTTTGTTCCACACCGGCCTTGATCTGCTGAGCTTCAAACTCTTGCAATCGTAGCTTCCAGTGGACCCCTTCCGGTAGTACATCAATCCGGAGTTCATCAGTGATCTCGCCCGTTTCCAGGTCGATGTCAAAGACTTCCTCAATTTTCTCCAGGTCTGACATATACGCAGGGACCGGGAGCGGTTCATGACGAGCATTGTTCACATAGCGGATCGGTTCTTTCGATCCCGCCTTAAAGAACTCAACTCGTTTCTTCTCGAAGTTGTAGCTAGCCCTTACCGTTCCTTCAGGCAGCTTGATATCTTCGTTCTTGGTGGGATAGGTTACATAGAACCCACAATCACCATCCTTCTTCACAAAGGGAACCTTTTGGCGTTGACCCTCATACGAAGCCCACTGAACTTCTTGCCCGCAGACGTACTGCTTTGGCCTAATAGGTACAACTTCCGCCTTCTTCGGTTGCCGCGTAGCAGGTTTCCTGGGAGCGGAAGGCAAAACATGGATATTACTCTTGACAGACTTCAGGGCTTCACGTAGCGACGACATTAGAAATTGTTTAACTCACAGAAAATTACACCAGTCGAAGGTTATTACATTTTCTTATCCGACCGTCTAAATATTATATATGCGTCTATGTAAAAAGTAAATATGGTTCATATGAGAACCGTATGTAATAGGAACAATAAATGGCTAACATTAACACCCCTACTCTAAACAATATGGGCGGTGCAAACTGGATCGCCTTCATCCCAGGTCAAGAGGAACTGGTGATCAAGCTGACCAAGTTCCAACTACCGGAAGTGAACGCAGGAGTTACCGCAATCGGAAACCGTAGAGAGTTTGTCATGCAGACCTCAGGGGACCACCTACAGTTCGATAATCTGGAAGTTGAATTTCTAATTGATGAGAATTTGCTGAATTACGTCAAGATGTTCAAGTGGATGCGCTCAAATACCCAGCGAGGGATAGAGGATTCTACTTCAGTTTTCGTCCACTTTGTGGGGAACGATAAACGATTCCAAGGGATTGAGGTGGAATTTTATGACGCTTTCCCGATTTCTCTGTCTAGCCTAGAACTAGATACGGACGGACGCGACACCGACGTAAGCTGCACGGCGACGTTTGCCTACACAGGATTTGACTTTGTGGATATCACAAATCGAGATTCTAACTGGGCTCCGCCAGTCTCGATTATTCCGAAAGCGTAAGACGCGAAAAGCCACCCCAGTTGGGGTGGCTTTTGCTTTTAGATCAAACAAAGGTAACTGTAGAACTTCTGGGCCTTGATGACCTTCGTCAGTAACATCTTTCTCAAGACGTTCTGTTCCGCCTCGCGGCGTAGGTCGGTGATGATGATCGGGTTCTCTTGAAGGAGCCAAGCCAGCAGCTCCAAACCGCGATCATTCCCCATATCAAGAATTCGAGTTGCTACGGCGGCTATCTCGGTGTTAGGTCCGAGGGTATTGACCATGTGTTGTAACTGCAAGGTGACACTTTCTTTGAAGTATTCGGGCTCACCATACTGTAGTTTCCACACCCTATACTTATGCATTGCGTCCGGTAGTAACAGCTTGTTGATCTCAAGGTTATCGTATCGGGCATTGGCGAACAGAAATTCTTCCGCCGTGATTCCTGACAGCTTGTTCTTTAACTGCATGAACTTCGCTATCTCGGTCTTTGGCTTCTTTAGGAAAGCCGCTAGGGTAGCGCGTGTGCCTCCGTTATATAGCGTGTAATCGTAGCTAGAACCGTCCTGAAAATGCAGGACTAACCCTAGATACCGCTGGTACAACAGAAACGTCTCCTTACGCTGATTTTCCACCCAGGAACTCATGAACTTCTCCACTCATCAGGGGCGCGAAACCTTCCCGCGCCCATTAAGAACAAATACTGGTGGCGCGTGAGTCCTGACTAGCGTTTTCGTTCTCCTTCTCGGATTTCAGCAATACGCAGTCCCTCGCGATCAAAGAACGCGAGCACACCGGAATCGCTTTGGTCACTATCCCAGTCTCTGGTCACACACCAACTGTGCGGGTTGATCTGCTTCTTGATACGGGCGATTATTTCCGCCAATTCAAGAACAGATTGTGTATTTATATGATATACAATCACGTCCCTACTCCATGACAGTTGTCGGAGAGGAAATCAAGTATAACATTCTTGATCTCCCGCGTATCGACCGTGTAGTGAAACGTCACGATCTCAGCACCCGTTAGCCCGTCAACAAGAGTCAGATGTTCTTTGGTGTACGTTTTATAGCACACGTAGAACTTTATCAACTTATTTATTGTTGCTAACCAGACGACCGTGCGTCTGACCAGAAATACTCCTACCCGCTCTATATCGTCGTCAAGGAACAACGCCCGCGTGTGGGGCAAAAACTCTCCCCACCCTTTTGATAACAGGTATTGTTCAATACTTCTGGGTTGATTCATGATCAGCCTCTAAAGAAAAAGCGACGCCTAAGCGTCGCCCTTTCATTTGGCTGGTTAGCCCTGGTACGTCAGCCCCTTGTGGCCCTTCGGCAGCACGAGGTGATACTTGCCGGTTTCTTGGTCGAAGCGGAGACCATAGCCCCGATGCTTGACCTGCCACGACAGAACATCATTGACTCCGCCAGCCGTCGCGTTGGTGGTCGATTCCAGCATTTCCTTCATGGTCGCGCCCTTCAAGAGCATTTCCATGAGGTTCGCATAGACCGTTCCGCGCTTCAGCGGCTTGATATCATCACCGCTCGGCGGGTACTCCCGACCACGGCCACGAGCCACCGCAGGGGCGGTAGACCTCAGGTCCGCCTTTTGCGGAGTGTTTTGAGCCTGGGCCAAACGACCCGGAACCCCGCGCCGGGGCGCTTCGGGTTCGACTTGTTGGACACCACCGTGATGTCCCGAGACTTCGAGCAGTTCGAAGTCCTTGAACGTCTGCTCGCGGCCTTCCATCATCGCCTTGATGTGGTCCAGGCTCAGCCGCGCTCCCTTTTCCTTCAGGAAGTTGTGAACGTTGGCCGGCTGCTCGTTCCGCCCGATCAGAGGGACGTAGATCCCACGGTTGAACGACGCGATCATCTTGATGGTTTGAGCTTGTGCTTGCATGGTGCTTTCCTCTGTCAGTTTTCTTATGTTTACAAGAATGGCCTTGCTGCGGCCAGAGAACTCCCCGTATCAACAACTCCCCGTGTACTCTTCAGCGTTATCTTTCGTAACGCCTATGAACGAAGTATATATATAGGTTTCAGGAAAGTAAAGCGTTTATTAGAAATTTCTAAGAAATTTCTTATGAATATTTTATGATCAGATATTGTTTAAGTTTCGATACCTTACATTAGGATATTCAGCAATCGTATCCAGCAGCGTCTTGGCGTCCTGCCCTAGCTCCGTCACCCTAATATACCGACTCGCGCCGGGTAGGTTAAGATGAGCAATTAGCCGATGATTTCCATCAATCACGTAGCCGTCCTTGCTAACAAAGATCGGTGATCCTTCCGTATTCCCGGAGTCGATAATTGCGCCGACCTTATCCCGGTTGTACTCGCCCTGCACTAGCTTAACCGACTTGGCGGGAATTCGAACATCACGGACTTTGATCCCTTGACTCCGAATCCAATTGATGAAATCCTCCCGATACTTCCCATCAATCTGCGGCATTTCCGACCGAGAAACTCCCAAGTGCCCGGTGGGAGCAAGGATCAAGTTGTTTTTCTGATACTTCTGAATATCAATAAAGTGATGTACTGGGAGTTTCATGGTGCCCTATTATATAAGTGTCTAATAGGACTATTTAGGATACCAGACCCAAAGCAGCGGCTCCTGATTCATGATTCGCTCGCGTCGCCTCCAAGGCTTCTGGCGACGATAGCTTGCGAAACATCTTCTCGTGCCCAATCTCATCAATTAGGATTTTGCTGAACTTGGTCACAATATCATGAGGGGCTGTTACATCATAAGCAATCTCACGAATCCGATCCAACCGCATCGCTTCGGCGTGAGCGCCAACCGCAGCACCAGTTTCCAGGTCTTCGATGCCTTGTAGAGTTTCCTTCCAGTATCTCTTATTAGGATCACCGATCTCAGGTTCAATACCGCGATTCTGAAGCAGTTCCAGAATCCACATGGCGTGTTTCTGTTCCTGGTTTGCAATAAAGGTCAGAATCTTGTGATCACTACCTATCGCTTTGAATTTATCCCGCAAATCCAGGATACGCTGCGCTGCTGTCACTTCACCGGTATATTGCTTCAGGAGCCAAGCATTCAACTTTGCTGAATCAGTCTTCGTTTCTTGCCACCACTGCTTACTTGTCTTCATAATTCATCCTCATTGAGAATATTAAACCCATTGGTTCCGCCAAAGGTTGAACGCCTATAAACTCGCTGGCCACTGAAGTCGGAATAATTGTCATCACAGGCATCCAGAACAGCGGCACCCCCACCTGTTGCTGACGATACCAGGAGAAATCTAATCCAGGCCACTGCTCTGCTGGAGTCTTCCAGCCGTAGGACTTGTTCCGGTCTTCTGGAACGTTCCTACGGAAACTTGATGATAGTCCTTTATCTGGTGCCATCAACTCAGTCGGAAACCTACGAACCAAAGGTCAACGCGAAAGAACCATCGACCTTCATTCTTACCGAAGCCGATGCGGAGCATTCGGTTGTTCTTATCAAGGTCGATTCGCGTCATACCACCAGAGGATGCAACTCAGCCCCGGCTTCTACTTCATCCAGGACTTTGTTGAGATCAAACGACGAAACCAGAGGCTTGAGCATCGGCTCAACAAATGCCACAGACTTCAGCATCTTGTTAGCGGGATAGTTCTTACCATCTAAACCAACTTGATCTTTCAGAGATTTGACCCGCATCGAAGGGAACGAACCTTCTACGTAGACCTCAACTCCCAGATCACGATACTTCGCAGCGGTCTGACCCAGCTCATCATTATTCCGGCAGAACTTGGTACGATTCGAAGCATCCACCGCTTCCATATCTTCTTCAACCGGAAGACCAGCCATATGCGCTAGACCAAGAGTGAATACGAGAATGTCGCAGATGGCATCACGGACCTCAGTGATATTCTTGACCGAGATACCATCATCCATCAGTTCGTTGTATTCGTCCAGAATATTCTTGGCTTGACTCTCCAGTCGCGCCCAATCCGGATTAGTCGGATCGCCCTTAGAATTACCATAGGCTACATTCAAATCGCTTACTGCTTGAAACATACTGATCATTACTTATCGCTTCCTTCAAAGTTGTGTTGTTGACGTAGATACGTATGTAGTTTATTATATTTGGAAACTGCTCGTCCAGCAATTGCCTTTACATCAATATCTTCATTATTGGCCATCAGACGCTTGATAGCGAATAGATCGCCCAGTTCAAGCTGTAGCTGATTCAGATTTGTCCCATCCTGTGGCGCATAAGGATTGATCGAATCATAACCAAAGCGCAGCACCTTCGTTGCGCATTTAATCACTTCAGAACATTCCTCAATCAGCAACGTCAGCCGTTCTTCTTGAGCGGCGGTTAGCTTATTACTCGTAGTCATAGTTGCTCCTTACTCTATCCAACAGTGAAGGTTGCGGGTGGTTCTTCTCCCAAATAACCTTCACAATCTGCCCTTCCTCATTCTGGCGAGTCACAACCAGCGGCTCACCACTGCGAGTCGAAGTGATTACAACCTCACCGCGCTTCTGTTCGTGCTTCATAATTAGTGCACGACAGAAGTCCACAAAGTCGCCTTGGTCGAATTCAAACGTATTTGGACAAACAGACCACTTATAACCTTCCGCTCGAATTTCGCCATCCGACAAATCTCCATCATACCTCTTGATCTTGTTATACGTTTCGCTGGGATCCAAGATCATATCGGCTAACAAATTTCCATTCATGCCTTTCCTTGTGTTTAACTACCTTCAAAGTCCTCAATGAACAAGTCGGTTTCTGAATCATCATCGGACTTACCACACGAATCAATCCCCATTCTTCTAGTAGGGCAATGATTGTATTCTGTCTAGCAATATCCGCCCTACTCAGCGTCGTATCCTTTCCATCTAGGGCGAATAGATGCTTATAGTGGCAGATATAGTATCGACCTCGCTTGTATAGAATATGACAGGTTTGATGTAGAGTCGGGAATCCGTCAATATCATTCGGCTTCCCAGGCAGGCCAATCCTCTCAAGCGATTCCTTCACCGCTAAGAAGTTAGCACTTACTAACTCTACCTCAACCAAAAAGGGGATCACTTGATCCCCTTTTGCATTCGAGCCTACTATTGCTACTGCCGACATCTTACTTCCTGCTCATACCCATTATTTCTTCCTTCCTCGCTTCGCTTCCGCCCCTCCGGTATCACCGGCTTTCTTCAGCGCGGTGAATTCCTCAGGCTTCATCAATTTCAGGTATACAGAGGCTGTCTGATGATTGATTCCGTAGTGGGTAGCAACAACTTCAACGTCATCCTTGTTTACCTCCTCAACCTTCGCCCACTTCCCCATTCGTTTCTTCTTGGTCACGGCTCCATGATAGAACTTGAACTGCATTTCCTTAGTCAACCAAGGACGCTTATTCATTTCGTTCGCTAGTAGAACCGTATCCAGGAATTGCGCCATACCATTGTTAATCTGGAAAGGAACATAATCCTTGTAAGGATCGTCTTCATCAAGCTCTAGATTTGTCTTGGTATTAATACCGTCCAACCACTCAAATAATCCCGGCATTATTTCCTCCAATACCACTTCAGAATATCCCAGATCATTTGAACTGCACCTGCATCATCACCTCAGTCGCCACCGCGAAGAAGTGCAGAAAGCGACTTGCAACCACGCTATCATACTTCTGGGCTTCTCCGAGAATCAGAACCAACTGAGGTAGAGATTGATCGGTGATCTGCGGTTCAAGAACCTTGAACAACTTCTCATAGAAGTCTTCACCCAGACGGTCGGCGTTACCAAGCACCCAAGCTTGGACTTCCTTGTACTTCTTAGCCTTCATCGACTCAATCAGAGTCTCCGGGCTGGCGGATGCCGCCTTAGCCAGCGAACCCTCGTTGATCTCACCCAGTTGGGCTTCCATCTGAAGGAACGTCAGAAGACCACGGTTGTCCGGGAAGAACGTCTTGACGATACCGGCCACGGCGGCCTTATTATATTTCGTCTGCGTCTGTTCCAGAATGTCAAAGACGCGCTTCAGCATCTTCGCCATCATCTTATCCGAATCAGACTTGGTGAACCGGAACTCGATATTAGTCAACCGCGACTGCAGCGGTGCAATGATTTTGTTCTTGTTGTTCGCCGTCAGAATGAAGCGGCAGTTCTTGTGCGTTTCTTCGATAATCCCCTTCAGCGCATCCATCGCGTTAGCGGAGAGGCGGTCAGCCTCATCGAAAATCACAACCTTGTGGTTTGCCTTCTCATCACCGAACATCGACACCGCAGAAGTCGTTGCGTATTGCATCACGATCATCCGGATGTCGTCAATACTATTATTGAGTGAGGCGTTGATAAACAGGGGCTTGACGCCGATTGCGTTACACAGGGCACGGGCAGTAGTCGTCTTACCCGTACCAGGAGACGCAGACGTCAGAAGAAGATTCGGCAGTTGGCCATCTTCAATGAATTTTAGGAATTGAGTTTTGACCGAATCCGGGATGATGACTTCATCCAGATTGGAGGGGCGGAAGACTTCAGCCCAGATGTATGCTTGACTCATTATATAGGGTTCCGGTTAATGCAGGGTTTCTACCTTAACCAAGCGGAATTCTTCGGACTTGCGTCTTACTACCAAATCCTCGAAAACCGCGTTGGCGGTTTCGAAGTCTGAAGTATGCAAGTAGTCGATGTTGTCCAGCGGAACAAAAGTGTTACGGGTAACGTTCAAAACTGCGTACTTCAGGTTCATGATATAGAGCGGGGCCGCGAAGCCCCGGAGTTACTTACAGTTCCAGCCCAATGAAAGTATTAATCTTGCGTTGCTGGTGTTCCCAACGGGAGATACCGCGACCGTTCATCTTCAGAAGCGTGACCTTGAAATCGCCTGGAACCAACTTCAGGTTTTCCAGCTTGATCAGCGCCTCGTAATCGTCGCTATCCGATTCACCCAGTTCAACGACATAATCGTTGGAGGTGTCGATTTCCGGAGTCGTAGCGATCAGAGATAGAACCTTGTCCTTCACCTGGAACTTCATCACCTTGTGACCAAGAGCCGCAGCGGCCTTTTCGAAGCCTTCCAGCGTATCGCGGTTCACATTCGCTTCCACATCCACCTTCGGGAGCACGATGGTGCGGCCGGGGTGCTGAGCAAAGTCTTCGGAGGTGTAGAAGTATTTGATCTTGGAGTCACCGGCCTTGATCGTCATATGCGTATCAACGCCATCTTCGAAGACCAGTTCCGCATCCTTGAACGCTGGCAGGGCTAGAACACCAAGCAGCTTATTCAACTCGTAAATCGCAAAATCAGCCGGGAAAGTTTCAGCAACAGTCGCTTCCATAACGATTGCGCCGGTAGCCGATACGGTCTTGATTTCGTTGCCCGCCTTAAAGACTAGGGACTTATTAATGGTATGTGCAATCTTCAGCACTTGCAGGGTATCCTGCGACAGTTTTACTACCTTGCTGCTCATGTTTCCTTATTGAAGGGTTCGATAATTCTCAATCAACTCCCGGACAGCATTACCATCCAGGTCTACTTCGGGGTCAGAGCCAAGTGCAACAACTGCTTCCCCCATATTCTTACTACCTTGATACCGGCGAATCACAAGATCGCCTTCCTCGTTCTGCGATACAGAAACCAACTTAGTGTTGGGCTTCGACGGGAATTCAACTGCGAAATGAGGCATCTTCGTTTCCTTTACATAGTAGGGATATTATATCGCCTACTATGCGTTAGGTAAAATGAGAGTCAGAGTTTCAGCGCTTTAACTTCTGACGACATCATCTTCTTGTTCGTCGTATTTTCCAGATCAGTCTTTTGCTTTTCAATCGTCTGAATTTCCTTCTCCAGTTCGGTGACTTCCTCGATTCCAAGGTTGCTAATCCGAATTGCGAGCAAACGACTGATATATTCATCATTCTGAGTCACAGCCAACTTGATCTCGGAGATCAAACGATCTTTAGACATCTTAACCAGAGCCTGAGACTGTTGGTTCCACCAGCGGATGAAGTTGATCTTTACAACCAGCCATTCCAACTGAGCGGCGATCTGCTCAATCTGGTCTAGGCGGCGAATCTCGTAGTAATCCAGCCGTAGCCTTACCCATTCCTCAATCAGCGCTTCTACCGTCTTGAAACGCTTCAATTTACCATTCGGCAACCACACCGTCAGATTTTCAGTTTCCCGCTGGATCAGCTTCAGCTTAACTCGCAACTCCGCATCATCCAGCTGCATCGTACTACGCGGGACATCTAATACGAATCGCCAGCCTTCTTCGGTAGACTCGTTGTCGTAATCCTTAATGAGTGGGGGCGCATCCTTATTAGGACCAGTCTTATCACTCATTAGAGCGTTGAGAATTTCTTTATAGTCGTCTAGCTGGCGATCTGGCGTTAACTCGGTGATAATGAGCGTATTAGCACCTTTCCGCTCAATCTCGCCTTCGAACGTTACCTGACCCGTTTCGTGATTTTTGCTTATCGCTCCGTAGTAGTTGTTCATAAACGGAGTCAGCTTAGTCTGAACCAAACCTGTCTTCAGAACTTCCTGGACGGCCTGTTGGACTTCGACAGGATCATATTGCAAGACGTGTGATGCGTAACCGTTGCCCGTTCCGAGACTCCCGTTGATCAGAAGCATCGGAAGTTTGGGCAGATAGTACAACGGTTCGATCTTATCGCCCCGGAAGTATAAATCCACCAGAATGTCGTTGTCGGCCGGATCGAACAGCTTCTTGTACGTATCACCCAGCTTCGTGGAAATATAACGCTCCGACGAAGCCTTATGATTTAGGCGTGTCCCGAACTGACCATCCTTCTCGAACAATGGCATATTGTTCGTGCCAGGGAAGTCCTGGTTCATATTGGTCAGAACCCCGATCATCGAAGTTGCGCCGTGCTGATAGTAGCTCAAATCCGCAGCACGCATACCAGCCTTATCCACCACAATGGATTGATAGCCGATATTATCCACAAACGCAAACAACACCTTACGCTCAGTGATCTTCAGACCGTCCATGAGATGCGGGATACTACGCTTGTTGTCGTAGTTGGCATACTCACGGAAACCCATATTGATAAAGTCACCGATCTTCATTACCAGCTAACCTCTTTCCAATCGCGCCAGGTCTTACCGCAATCTTCACACTTGCAGTCATCCCAATATGAATCGGTTCCCCTGTCCCAGTTTCCGGTATCGGAACCCGCGACCTTGGTAACGTTCTCGTGCTTACATTCGTCTTGAATCTTAGTGATCATTCCGTTGAGGACCATGATCTGCTTACGAATGGCTCTAATTGCTGCGAGTTGATTATTCAAGATCCAACCACACCTTTTTATCATCCGCGTTACCGAACGCCAGATTCAGCAATTCGATGTCTCGGTCATCTTCCCACGTAAGCGGGACCATGAATTGTTCGTCAAACATGAATTTCTTGAAGTCCGCTGTAGAGTTACCACCCAGACCCTTCAGGTACTTCACCGAAGCCTTGGAGTTACCAGGCTTCGCAATCCATTCCTCGAATTCCTCTTCATTGAAGAATTCAAATTTATCCTTCCCCTTAGTTGCACGAACGATAGGCGAGTTCAGGAAATATACCTTACCCTCGCTCAGCATATTCGGCCACTTGTGATAGAAGTTGTTCAGGATCAGCGCCCGGATGTGCATACCATCCATATCCGCGTCGGTAGCCAGAACGATCTTACCATAACGCAGATTCTCAGCTGGCTTGCCGAACTCCAGACCCAATGCAGCCATCAGATTCTGAATCTCGACATTCTTCTTGACCTGCTCAATCTTAGCATTCCCCAGATTCAGAGGCTTACCCTTCAGAGCAAATACGCCGTGCTTCTTCGGATCACGCGCGCTAATCAGCGGATTCGCGGCAGAGTCCCCTTCGCAGATGAACAGGATACACTCTTCACGATTCGTTCGTTGCGACGCAGGCTCATACTTCTCGATGGTCTTGACCGAAGCCCTAGCCGCAGCCTTACCGAGCCTACGCTCATCGGCCATGTCCTGCAACTTCTTACGGTTGATGGCCCACTCGATGATCTCTTGGATGATCGGAGACTTCACCAACTTCTTAAAGAACGCATCATCGAACCGGAATGATGTACCGTAGTCCTTAACTGCCAAGTTCATATGTTCCTTCGTCTGAGACGAGAACTTGGGATTATAGACCGTACAGTCCACCATCAGGAAGAAATGATTCTTGATATCAGCAGGCTTTATGTCCTGCTTCGTCTTCTTCTTGATATAGTCGCGGACGCCGACAACCAGTTGATCAGCTAGGTAGTCTACGTGAGTTCCACCGAGCCAGGTATGCGTCGCGTTACAGAAGCTAATGTGTCGGAATCCCACAGCACTTTGATGCAGACCGATACGCCAGTGATTATTCTCGATGTATAGACCATCACCGAACTTATTGACGAAAGGCTTGAACCCCTTTACGTCAACTTTCTTACCGTTCAGATATACATCAATCCCAGGAGCGCAAGCCGCAATCTCGTAAACCCGAGTCACGATCATACCATAATTGTCCTCGTTCAGAGAGCAACCCAGGCGATCATAATCGGGAACAAACGTAATGCGAGTGCCCTTCGTCTTACCAGGGCTGACCTTCGGTTCCGACTCGGTGCGACGGTTGTTCTCGTAGGTCTTCTCATACTTGTTCTTACCGTCGCACGTCTCAACCTTGAAATAGGTAGAAAAGATATTCGTCAGCTTAGAACCAAGACCATTACGCCCGCCGCCTTCGCGTTGATCGTCGTCGTTGTAGTTGCTACTGGATCGCAACATTCCGAAAATCAGACAAGGAATATAAATACCAAGCTCCGGGTGCTTTGCCACCGGAATGCCTGCATTGTCTGCTACGGAGATTGTCCCAGTAATCGGGTCTGCAGTTACGTCAATCCGCGTCAGCGCCTTACCTTCAGGCCGCTTCGAATGATCGTAACAGTTTTGAAGCACCTCATCGAAAATCTTCAGAAGCGCTGGGTTGTAGGTGATATCCCGATACTCCGGCACCGCGCCGTTGTCCTCGAAGATATATGAATTGATAGTCTTGCTTTCCAACGCCCCGACGAAAGTGTCGGGGCGGAGCAGAATCATATCAAGTTCGTCCAGGAGGACGTATTTACTCAAATCCGTACTGCTCATTCTTTCCTTCTTATTCAGTGGGTAGCAATATCCCAACCATTGCTGTGCGTGCCGCCAACTTTCGCCAGGCTCTGGAACGTGTTATATTCCCGAGCGTTCATTTCGAAGTTCTTGTGACGATAAAACGTCCGACCACAACCAGATTGATAGATACCCAGAGCCGATTTCAGGTAGTCATCCTGATTCCCGTAGTTATTCCAGTCTTGCTCGCCGCTGGAACACAAACCCCAGTTCTCCATATACTTCATCGCACCATCAGTGCACTTCATATCGGCTTCGGTAGGAATCCAACCGGTGCTCAGGCGATACAGAATATACAGTCCACCCATGAAAGTTTGGTGGTTGCCGTAGTGCAGAGAATTGAAGACCAGATCGCCGGGGCGGAAGTACACGAAATTTTCCACCTCACCGGCTTCGAACTGACGCTTGAACTCTTCAAGCGTATTGATCTCGCGGAAGGACGCGCCGCGAAGATACCAATCACCGAAAGGACCATATTCGTCATTCACTCGCAGAATATTTTCCTTGACTTCGTCAGACAAATCGAACAGGCTCAGCAGACGCTCACGAGCATTTACTTCAGTATCTTCCAAAACCAACACGTCTTCCATTCTCTACACCTTTACTCTTTTAAGGTTATCGGGTAAGGCTACATTATACCTATGTAAATGTAAACGGTAAAGCCCGGAGACTATGAATCTCCGGGCTTCTCTATGATTTACGCGAACCAGTCCATGACCGATGCGCGACGAACCGCAGACCAGTTGACTACGTTGATAAGGTTGTTCAGATAACCAATGAACAACTTCTCATAGTTCGCTTCGTAGTTTACATACTTATCCAACTTAAAATCGGGCGGAATCTTACCTTGGAAGGCGATGGTCTCGCACATATAAGGATTGGGCATCTTCAAGTCAACATACATAATCTTGTCTCCGGATTGAACCTTAGACAGACCCTTGATACCCAACTTATCGACCAAGTGATTATGCCAGATCGCCGCCTTCACGTGCTTTGGCGTACCCTTGATGTACATCGTGTTAGGGTCTGAATATTTTTCAATCCCGTTCACGCCGGACACCTTAGCCATCTTTTCAATAGGCAAAGCGAAATACTCTTTCTTACGCTCAGCGCAATAGTCTTGTAGTTCCTGTTCGGTCCCACTCAGAGCAATCTTGTAACAATCTAGCATCCACTCACGACACAGTTTCGGGGCTTCGGTTTTCACCGCATCCAGACCCACCGTCTTGTGATACATCTTCGGCCAATACCGCACGCCTTCCGAGTCAGCAACAAGCATCGTGTAACGCTTCTTGGCTGCCCAGATTGCATCCGTAGCAATAACTTCTCGCTTCATGAACATACGCTGGTCATCAGCGTTCACGTAGTCGGCCAGTTCCTCATAGCACTTGTTGATGAACGGTTCGATCTTATCGTTGAACAGCTTATCCAAGAAATTAACAATCTTCTCAGGGTCTTCCTTCTGCTGCTCTGCGGTGAACATCTTGTCCACAAGACCAGACATATCCAGATAACACGAGTCAGTGTCCTGATAAATCGCGTAGTTCTTACCGCCCAATACTTCTAGCTTCGTCGATGCAGGTTTCGATACGTGATGAATCTTGTGTTTCGTCTCACCAGTACCGAGAATCTTGTTCAGATACTCATCTAGCTTACGAGCAATCCACAGAATCGACAGCTTACCAGATAGTGTAATCCCTTCAGCGACTCGAACATCAAAACATTCCTTGAACCACTTGTTTCCGATTGCACCAAACAGCGAGTTCATCAGAATCTTCAGCGAGTGCTGATGGACATCGTATGTCGAAATCTTGATTGCCAAGTCATCCAGTGTCGCTTGTTCTTCGGCAGTCGGTTCACGGTCCCCAATCTTAGCCTGAAGATCGACCTCTTGCTGTTCAAAGACCAACATCTGCTTCTTCACCTTCTTCCGCGTGTCGTAAATCTCCCGCGTCTTTTCGTTGAAGATAGACTTCTTACCGCGCTTGAAGAATGCTCGGTTTGCAGTCATACAAATGTTATACTTCTTCAACACAGATAGATCGACTCGTTGGTTAACAAGATCATCCATCGTGAAGGCAGGAAGTGCTCTAACCTCAGCAGGCAAATCCTCAGGCTCGATAATCGTCTCAGCACCGAGGTTGTATTGTTGGATCAAGTGAGGATAAAGAGAGTTCAAGTCACAAGATACAACCCAACGAAACCGACCGCCCTTCATTTCACGAACAAAGCCACCGCCGAACTGAACGTCACCTTCATACACAGACTTGATCTTAGGACGCTGTCCCTTCTCACAAAGCATCGAATACGTCAGAGCCGACCAGGGCTTTACCGTTCCAAGCGTATCAACATAGTTGGCCTTACATAGATACGCTAGAATGAATGTGAGTTCAAAGAAGCGTTTCTTGTTGTTCATCCGGACGATCAGATCAACGTCAACGATGTTATATTCCACAGACTTTTGATAGTTGCGGATATACAAAGTGTTGAGATTACCTTCAGCCTTATAGTCAACCTTACCTTCACCCAGGATCAGCCTCGCCACCGTGTCTAGCTTCTTGTCCTCAGGGTTCATAAACCCGTGTTTCTCGAACAATTGCTTATAGTCCAGCATCTGAGTACCAAACCATTCAAACACAGTCATTTCTTCACCGAAGTCGTTGGTGAAGGTATGCTTGCTGATCATGTTCCAGACACTAAGTTTCTTCTTTGCTGCTTCTCCACAAACCTTCTCAATACGATTCGTTAGATACGGATTATCGAAGCCCTCAATGTGCCAGCCGGACCAATAGTTGAATCCTTGTACTTGCCACCAAGCCACGAAGTCATTCAACATCGCGTACTCATCCTTGAAGCCCTTGTAGGTCACATTCAGTTTACCCACGCGGTCATGCTCAGGATTATGTACGTAGGTTCCTATGAATTGATCCTTGAAATACTCCAGACCCCAAGAATAGAACTTCTTCTCAACAGTAGAATAAACGGTGATCAAGTTGATCGGATGACTCGCCTCATACGGATCGGGGAAGGGACCATCAACAGGATTTACCGTCCCATATTCATCAACTTCGATATCACCCGAGAAAGTTTCAATATCCAGAATCGCGCCGCGAATCTTTTGACCGTCATATTTGATTTCACCTGCATAAGCCCTAGACACGAATTGGTTCATGATACTCTCAGTACCATAAACAGAGAATCCATCAACGTCCTTATATGACTCAATGAACTTCCGCATCTCACGGTGATCTTGGAATTGTACGGCTTCTAGGGGTTCATCATGCATCGACATTGCGTCGGCTTTAGAAGCATCGTTTGTACGAATATACAGCTCAGGGCCGAATTCAACGACTTCCATCTTGTGTTGGTCGCCTTCAACGTACCGCAGAAAAACCTTATTACCACGAACATCTACGTTCGTGTACCAGCTATCACTCATCCGCTAACTCCAAATATTGTCCGGTCCAACCATTATCTAAGGGGATAATTATAGTATGTTTAGTATGGAAAGTAAACCATGGTAAATGAAAAATCCCCCAGATTTCTCTGAGGGATTTTGATCAAGACGACATGGAGTCGTTATTGTATTGTTGCTTCTGATGGAAGCGATGTGGATCACATTGAGTAGTAGGAGACTCAGGGGCATACACCGTCAGCAACGGAATATCACCTGCTGCGTCAGCCAAAGGATTCTCACCCTCATAAGCATCCGATTCCTGAACCTTGCGCTTTTGAACCTTACCCAAAGGTACGTCCTTACCTGCAATAGCGCCAGAACTAACCGTGTTTACAGCGCCTTCACTTTCAACAAGCTTGATGTAGTCAGATACGGTCTTCATTATTCAGCCGCCTTATCTTCAACAACCTTCTTTGGACGCCCGCCAGTCTTCTTAGCCGGAGCCTTCACTACTTCAGCAGGCTTGGTTTCTACCGGAGGGGTGGCGTCAACTACCGTCTCTTTAGCGGTTTCCTCAACCACAGTAGGAACTACAACCTCAACAGGCTCACCCACAACTTCAGCCGGGGCATTATCGCCTAGCAGTTCATCTAGACCTGCGAAACAAACCAATAGTTCTAGAGTGCCATTGGGGCGAGACTGTTCCCAGCCGCGTGCCGTAGCCACTAGATTGAAAGCATTGGGTTTCAGCTTTTCTGCGCGAGCCTTTAGTGCCTCTTTATGGGCTAGGTCAGTGGGTTCAAAACGTGCCATTTTTAATCCTTGTATTTTGAAAGAAAATCAACAATAGGTTTGAGGGCATTAGGATCGTATCTCCAACCCTCCCCAAGTCCAATAGCATCTGCTACTGCCTCGGAACAAAAGTATTTATTGTGGTCATATTCTTCGCGTCGGAAGACAAAGCCAAGAAGACCAAGCAAATCGTATTTAGCCCCAGCGTGTGCAACGAACCAGGCTTCTACCTGCAGTGGATCTACATCCACATCAACGAAGTCCCAATCACCAACAGCCAAATCTCTCCACTTACCTCGAATGCCCTTCTCTTTGAAGACAGACGAGTAGCAGAATGATTGACCTTCCGCATTAGTCTTTGTAATTACCTCAACGTGGGAATATGGACCACCGGTCCACCATCTGATCAAATCAGCCCAAAAGTTATCCCAGGCTGAGCCACGCCCTTTATAAAAAGCAACCGTAACCATATCGCCTCCAACCTCGTGTTATAGATATTAAATACTTCATTGGTAACACTATTATTTATCGGAGCATTTGAATGCCAGCAGCACTACAGGTTTATAACAGTAATGGAACGATCCAGATCGACTCACAATTTACAAATTACGTTCTAGTCTCTCGTGGATATATTAACTTCCCAGCTTCAGCAACACCTCCGGTGAATATCCGCAAAGTCACATTCACCAATACTGGCTGGACTGCTCCAATCATGGTAGTTGCGTATTCGAATGGTTATTACGGATACCAAAATGGGGCGTGTTCAGTTATCTCAAGAAGCGAAGGTGATGATATTGAAAATCCAGGTCGTTATCTTCATGAGTTCTGGGTTTCTTCTCAAACGCCAGCTGGGTGGGGCGCTGCCGTATCCTATTACGTGTATGACGTCCAACCAAATATTGCTCCGGCATATGGGTTGGTCACTTACGATGCTACAGGGCGGGTCACATTCAGTTCGGACTACGAACCGATGAGAATCATCGGTTTTGCTAGTATTCCGTATGGTACTCCAGTTGATGGATATGGAGTTGGTACATATAATATCGACGGAACATTTGCTGGACAGAAATTAGCCGCGGCATTTGATAATCCTAAATCATACGTCACCGCTGACCCATACACAGGTGTTGATGGTAGACAGTGGATGCAAACTATCTACATTAACAACGCCGCTTCGGTTCCCGGAGTGGCAACCGGTGCGTATGATCCCACTTGGGCCGCCACATCAACTTCTATTAATCGACAACAGCCAGTCGGCGGCAATCTATTTGCAGTTGATGTAACCAATGTCTACTTACCGTAATCCATAAATCACGATCCCACCCATATGATAAGCAGTATTGCCATCATCAGCCCAATTCCAACTAATCGTATTTCCAGATATGGTAATATATGGACAATTGATTGCATTGGTTTTGAATCCTGCTGAGTTACCAGGGAAGAACATAAAAAATGGAACCGTGCCGGGGGTAGATAAGTTACCATCAACAACTGACCCTGGCGTACTGTTAATAAAGAACTTCCCCAAAAAACGAGGAAGGTAGTCGCCAGTAGCCAAAGTTCTTTGACCGCTGGCGTTATATACCTCCAAACCAATTCCCATCACCAAACTCCCAATCTAACTCGCAAAGTACCAGCAGAGTCATAGACTCGAATGCTACTATTGTCGATCTCAGTTCTCTGTCCAGACGCGGCAGACTTGACTGTAAGCATCCCACCAAAAACTGCATTACCACTAGAATCAACACTAAACGGAGTCGCCACCGTAGTTGGGGCGCCTGGTTTAACCAACTTAAACACATCCGCTGATACCGTGAACGAAGATGTTGGATTGCCGTTGATCAGATCGTTCACCAAAGCAATACCAGATACGTGACCATTAACATTCGTCTTGATGGCCCATTGGGCCTTGATATTATTGGTATCTGTAATCCGAGCATTTTGTTCAGTGATGATCGCCGCTGTATTATCCCCAGCCGTAGCAACAACCGCATCAATCCGACTCGACAACGCAGAGTCAGCCGTTGTACGAGCGGTAATTTCAGACGAGATAGCCGCTGTGTTACCATTGGTTGTTGACGTGACTTCAGTCAATAGAGTTGAGATCGCCTCATCAGCATTCGCTCTTGTTGTCTGCTCCGTGATGATGGACGCTGTGTTGTCATCAACTTTAGCTGCTAGAGTCAATCTAGCATTCGCTTCCGCCGTAATGGCATCTGCCCTTGCCGATTGTTCCTCTTGAATCGCCGCAGCATTATCATCCACAGAAGCTGTCAGAGTCAAAATACGATTAGACAATGATTCATCTTCGTTTTGACGGGCAGTGGCTTCCGCCGTTACAGCCGCACCACGTGCAGTCGCTTCAGCCAATAGACCAGCCTCAATGGCTTGTTGTCTAGCCTCAGCTTCATCAAGAATCGCTTGGGTTTGAGCCGCAGCGTTGTTGATGATATCCTCAGCAAGACCATCGGTCTTCTCATCAATATAGTCTTTGAGTTCCTTATTTTCAGCCGCTAGAACCCATTCTTGCCCATTACTGATATACAAACGACCAATACCGTCATTATCAACGATGGTGTGATAGTTATTCATATACAACGCAGGATCAGGAGTATCAATAACCGTAGACTGGCTGAACAACGTAGGCTTATCGAACGATACATGCTTCAAGAACACAGGTGTCTGACTATCTTTCGCTGAAGTGTTGCTGTTCAAATTTCCTACGGCTGATGCCATAGAGTTAGCAACCACAGGATCAGGGTCAGTTGCCTGAATGATCCCCATAACCGCACCGGCAGCCGCAGCAGCACCCACCCCAACCTTCACCAGATCAGATACCTTGAATGAACTTCCGGCTTCCGGAGGAACATCATAATCGTTGCCGTTGCCTCCCAGCGTAGATGAGCTGCTAGAGCCTGATCCTGACCCAGAGCTACCCGAACCACTACCATTACCAGATCCACCGTTAGATGAGCTGCTAGACCCTGGAGCAACGCCATTAGTTACCCACGGGGTTCCGTTCGGAGACTGCTTAGATAGTTTGTTGGATAGTAGGTTATCCGCACTACCACTTCCATCTGATCCGCCTGTGAAGCCGATTGCACCCCCAACCATCGGTGCGCCGCCATCCACCAGATCATAGGCAACCAAAGATTCCCTGGCCACTAGATTACCAAAAGACGCTCCACCAGACATTCCTCCAAACATGGGAGAGTTGATCGATGGGGAGTTGATTTCTCCCGACACCGACAACATACCCGTATTCATTTGAACCTTAGAGGCATTGACGAAATAGTTACCACCGGTCTTGAAGATCATATCCCCAGAAGACTGACGGTAGGACTGTCCTTGTACTTGTTGTGTATAGTTTCCGCCGGTGTAATCGTAGGAATCGCCCTTGGTCAACTTATATGCGTCCAGAACCGCTTTATAAGTGAATGTTCCAGTTGGGCCGATTTCCCAGTATGACCCGGTACGGTGGGTCATATTCAACCGTTCGCTACCCGGCGTGTCGTCAACTTCTGTATAATGGCCAGAACGCGACTCAGTAACGAAGTTCCAGGGATATTTTGCGGTATCTCCAGAAGCGGCTTTAGGTTCAACAATAGAGGTGTTTTGTGCAGCGGGGGTCTTTTCCTCCGACACCGGTGCTGTCGTGTCCGGTGTCGGATCAGCTTTTTTTGCTGCTTCCTCGTCAGTGGGCGTTGGTTCATCCGATAGAACAATGATAGCCTTCTTGTAAAGCATCTCACGGTCATCTTGACCGTTCGTACCACCGTTAATACGCTTGGTGATAGTCAGGAAGTCGCTGCGATCTGCGTAACTGTTCAAGCCTTTAGAATCCCAGAACCAACCAGCACTCAAAGCCGCTAGTGCGGGCTGGGCTAGAGCGTCAGGATTGCTAACTGCATCTACGCCAGCCGACTGAGAGAATGCTTGATAGTTAGACTTACCAGTGCACTGGATCAATCCACGACCGCGATACTTCCAGCCTTCGCCAGAAGCCTCAGACCCGTTGCCCATACGGTTGCTATAAACTACGTTAGCAATCTTCTCTGGGTTACGTGCGCAAGCCGCTGCCTTAGCAGCATCGAATCGGTTAGGCCACGTGGCCTGTAGTCCCGCAGCAGAGTAGTTCAAGTTTTCGGTCACAGCCGCTAGACGACCAGACTCATGTCCTACTTGAGCAATAAAAGCTGCTAGGCGCAACTTTGTGTTGATCTGGTACTTCGCGCAAGCCGCGTTGATCGCGTCTAGCCACTTCGCTTCAGTTGCTGAAGAGCAACCTAGGATTTTGACCAAATGGCCTTGTTTGAATTGCATTATCGAATCCTCTTTACAGGAATTGTTTCAGAAATAACGTCTGGATAATTTAAAGCGTAGAATTGAATATTGATATAGATACCATACCCATTTTCAAATCGCTGAATATCCAGAGCTACAAGTTCCACCCTGGGTTCAAATCGTTTGATAGTTGTTTCGATCTTATCATACAACTGCATCCGCATCATCGCGTCGTTGGGTTCGAATAATAGACGTCCAACCCCACCACCCATCGTCGGTTCCCAGATGATTTCTCCCGCCGAGGTCACCACCAAATTCTTTACCGACTGAATGATTGCGGAAATATCAGTCTTCATTACCAGATCACCCGTCACAGGGTGGGTGCTGAAGCTGAGATCAAAATCTCTATATGTGTAGTTAGTAGCCACTTACTTACCCCTTAGCCGACAAATTAGTCGGGAATACGCAGTCCAACAGGACTAAGCTAGATCCGTTCTTGGGAATGGTTGTTCTAGACACAATACCACCCGAGCGGAGCGACTTATCAGATTGATTGCCCCCAATGCAAATGAGCTTATCGCCCTTATCCTCAGCCACAAACGCAACGTGACCAGACCCGGAATTAGGCACGCCAAATACTGCGATAGCGCCAAATGGCACGTTGGTCTTACCGACCGACTTACCATAGCTCAAATATGACCGGGCTGAGGCGCTGCGAGTGCCCTTGATTCCTACCTTATCCAGACACCAACCTACGAAAGCAGCACACCAGGCAACCGTAGGCTCGCGCATTAGACCGCCGCCGATCTGATGATAGGTCTTCACAACATCAGGATTATCTTTCTCGTTGATGCCGATCTGAGATTGTGCTACCGGCATCCAAGGAGCATCACCATAGGCTTTCGGGTCTTCAACCTTATCGGGCACAGTTGGATCCTTAGCGCCGGGAATACTAGATTGAATCACATCAGCCGTTACGTTGTATGATGATCCAGTGTCCCCATTACCACCCGCTTTCTTGTTAATATCGCCTGCTACATCAGCACGAGGATATAGGCCGCTTGGGTCATTGAAACCTTGAGTACCATTGCCGTAAACGGAACGATTACCACCCATCGTTCCGAAGACGATGAACTCTTGCTTTCCGTCATCAGCCGGAATCCCGAACACCATAGTGCCTGGAACAACTCCAACCGGAGACGAACCCACGCCGGAAATAAAGGCGGAATAGATTGTACCAAGCACGTTACTCCACGGTAGCTTATCTGTGGGTAACTTTGTTTTATCGTCCGTGTGTACCCCTAGCCAGCGCACTCTCAAACGCCCTAGCTGTACAGGGTCCATAACGTCCTCTACAATACCGTAGAGGAATACGCTGTTCATTGGAATCATTATTTAAGCCACACTTCGCCGTAGTTCACAACAATAGTTTCACCGCCTTCAACGTTACGGGTAGCGAATACCTTGTAGTAAATCTTTTGTTCTCGAATGTTAGATGTTACAATCGACGCTGGGAAAGTAATCACTAACGTACTAACGTCATCTTCATCAAGGACTTCTGTCACAGGAAACTCAAAGTCTTTGGTCTCATTTGCATAGGCTAGACGACCTTCACACCGAATAGTATATAGGCTCGGTACGAAAGTTGAGCCGCTGTCTAGTGTATAGTGGAATTCGTGCGTAGCATCAGTACCACGGTGCATGATAATGATGTCCAGGTTCTTGTCGCGTAAATCTTTCATAATATCCTCACAGTGGTAATCATATACTTAGTATTTAAACGCAAAAAAAGCCGCCCCGAAGGGCGGCTCAGTTTTACTTTGTAGATCACATCAATGATAGGGTCGAAGGTCTTTGTTATTTCTCATACAAGTAAACTCCAGCCCATACTGCAACAATCAATACCACCCAATATCCAAGATAAAAGAAAGCCTGTGTGCTGCTCATGATGTTCCCCTAAGATGTTTCTTACTTCTTGTTATACAGCTCAGTCAACTTCTAAATATATTAGAAGGAGATAATAATGAACTACCCATACGTATATAAAGGAATCCACCGCGATACCGGAGAATTCTACATAGGCTTCAGGAAAAAGAATATTGATCCTGCTCATAAAGACTTAGGTCACAAATATTTTACCTCATCTAGAGACGTTATTGAACTCGGCTTCGAAAATTTCGATTGGGCTGTTATCTCAGAATTTACTGATCCCGATAGAACAAAAGCCGGAAATGACGCATATGATTTTGAACAAAAACTAATATCTGAGGATTTCGATAGTCCGCTATGCTTGAACCGTAGCTGTTATCACGGCAAGGCTCGCTTCAAAATCGACTGCCATACAGAGGAAGCTAAACAGAAAATGCGCAAACCCAAACATACAGAAGAATCAAAAGCTAAGATGTCGGAATATCGCAAAGGAACTACCCAAAGCGAAAACACCAAACAGAAGATCAGCGATAGTTTAAAGGGAGTGAACAATCCCAACTTCGGTAAAACCTTCTCTGAAGAACGACGCAAAGAAATGTCTGAAGCTGCTAAAAACAGAGTCAGGATTGAATGTCCCCACTGCGGTAAGACTGCCGCACCAGGTATGTTCAATCGGTGGCACGGAGACAAATGCAAATCTAGATAATCAAATGCCTCCCTTTGGGAGGCATTTTCTTTTAGGTCGTCATGCCCTTTTCTTTGTATAGTGCGACGAGAAATTCACGCACAAGCGAACTACGCACGATATGCTCTAGACCAAACTTGATAACCGGATAGTTCAAGTTATGTCGTTGAGCAAACTTCTCAAGCCAATCAAGTCCATTCTGTCCCTTGATATCGGTCTGGAAATTATCACCAAGGAACAGAATACGCCCTGATTCATAACGTGTAATCAATGCTTGTACTTCATCAACCGTCAAGTTCTGGGCTTCATCAATAATAATGAAGCTATCCTTGAACGAGTTACCCCGAATATACTCCAGCGGCTGCATCACAATCTTGCCTTTAGCTAGATTGTAAGCATATGCGCCATCACCCATCCGTTCACGTAGGACTGCCAGGATTGGAGCTAGCAGAGGTTCCATCTTATCGGTGACGGAGCCGGGCAACATACCAAGAGTTTTACCTACATGGACGTTTGCACGCGTTAGGATGATTCTATCAACAAGCCCTTCGGCCAGGAATTTGGCGGCCATACCGCCTGAGATATAAGTCTTACCACAACCGGCAGGAGCCTCAGCAACAACGATTTCGCTGTTGTTAATCGCATTGATCATAGCATCTTGGCGATCATTCTTCGGTTCCAAATGGAAATTCCGGGTGCGTGGTTGCGGTCTGTGAGCATCCTGGATTTCTTCAGGCGTTAGCAACGCGCCTCGTTTATCCCGGATCAAACCGCGTGGATCATATTCTTCCCTGCCTCCCCGACGAGCAGCAGCACGCGGGGCACGAGTCTTCTTTCCCATATCCAATCCTTAAAATGGGAGGTCAAATTCGACCTTAATTAACACATGATACTATCGACTTCATATGAGCCGGTGAGGTTGTGGCCCATCACCCTACAAATAATCCGTTCTTCCGTATCAACACGATATACTTTGACTTCTTTGTTCAATAGGTGTATGATACCTGAAACATCGCTGTATTCGCGCTCAAAAACAACTGCCGCAACTCCGGATTCCGCAATCTCAATAGCACAGTTGGGACATGGGGAATCTGTAACAAACATTATGGAACCAATTGATGATTCACTAGACCGGATCAGTTTACGCAAAGCATTAATCTCTGCATGTCTGACTCTAGGATTTGTTGAACCGTCTGCCAATTCACAAACGTTCGGTTCGCCTGATGGCATACCGTTGTAGCCGAAAGAAATGATGCTGTCATCTTTTACAATAACAGCGCCTACCTTTCGGCGTACGCAATATGATAGTTCATCTGCGTAGTTACGTGCTGCTTTCGCGTGCGCGAAAGCAAACTTTGCTTTAAGTATTGTCAACTTGTGGATATTCCTCTTGTTCGCCAAGAGACAGTCGGTCGATTAGTTCTCCACCGGTGAGGTAGATGTCCACGCCCTTGCGGATGTCTCCGCGTTCTTGTTCCGTCAGGACATCAACGGTTAGTTCATCTAGTAAAGCCTCAACAATCTTGTTTGTGGCGCTAGTGCTATTCACGATGTCCGAAGTTTTAGAAGGGTTGTAGCCTACGCTTGCCCCGTGGAGCATAACCAACGTATGTCTAGAGGCGATCAGTTTCGCATGACCTGCTAGCCAAATCATAGCCGCTGCGCTGGCCGCTTCGCCATCCACAACCGTTGTGATGTTAGCCTCAGAGGCTGCGATCGCATTGATAATGGAGAGGCAAGAATTTAGATTACCGCCTGGGGAGTTGATGTGGATGGTGATATCCTGGCCGGCCGGAGCATAACGCAGGGAGTGCACGAAATCTACATAATCAACTTCGGGTCCAATCTCATCGTAGATATACATTACGACAGGCGGGACCGATGGGGATTCATACCCAATCGGAGAATATGATTTGACGTCTGGGGATGCCAACACCACCGGCACCGACGCTCTTGCTGGTTTAACTTCTTTGGTGTACTTCATTACAATTCTCCGGTTAAATTGTCTAGGGCTTTTCTTACTCCCTATATTAATTTAGACCGGAGAACGGGTCACACCACTTTCTTTCCCATCTGCTTAATCATACTAGCGTCTGTCACGACGATGTAATTTGACTTAGGTAGCGGCATGATGCAGTGCTTCACTTCCTTCGCCGCAGTTTGCCGCCTCTCATATTCTTCATCGCCCATACATGCTTTTGCACGTCTCTCCAATATTTGTCTTTGTGTTTCTCCAGAATCCGCAGTTGGATATACGCTCCTAGCACCATTACCAGGAAGGCGATCCCGATGCATATTGGCAAGACGATTGATTGATCCAAGATGTTTCCTATTCATTTATACTTCAGAATGTAGACATTTATAGATACGCAGTTGATCAACGGCTGCGTCGTGAAGAGCATTGTGGTATACCGCGCCAGTGATGTCCGAGACACGCACACCCCCGTAACGATCAAAACCCAGGAATCGGAAAGCAGTGGGGATGTCGAAGGTTTGATGATAATTCCAAAACACATCTTCCTTCAGTTCCTCTTCAACCAGATACTGAAGTTTGGAAATATCGAAGCAGTTACGGTCATATAGATCGATCTGCTTGATATCCAATCCTTTAGATTGGAAGAAGTTCAGCAGATGACTTTTGATGTCATACAGCGAGACTTCATTAGCCGGGTCCGGACCCAGAACTTTCTTTGCCGTGGCGTCTTGCTGATACCACCAGTTAACTACCCGCTCAGAAGGTTTGCGACCTTTCTCCAGTTGTTCCTTCAGATTGAACTTCAGGTATAGTCCACCCGCGATAAGCGTGTCGAACGACTGATCCGTGTCGTCGTAACGACCAACTGTCAACCCTAGAGACAGAATGGGGGCGTCACTTCCTGCTGCCAGGGTTTCTAGATCGATCACTGCAAAGTGATCTTGAAATGGCGATTTACTCAATTAATCAATTCCTAGTTAATGATTACCAACGATAGTGGTGACGGTGATGGTAGTACACCGGTGGTCGTTGGTGCGGATAGTAATAAGGTTGTGTCACGTAGGCAGGACGGTACGCAGGAGCCGGGGCTACAACGCAACCACTAATTGATCCCATAGCGGCGATCATTACAAAAGCAAGCAGAAGTTTTTTCATATTAGATATCAAACAGGTTCACAACTGGTTCAACCTTCTTCGCTTTCTTAGCGACCTTTGCCCCACTTCCATCATAAGAGCTTTTTCCGCGCGGCTTCTTTCCAGTCTTGACGGCCTCAACGCCCTTCATATACTTCTGAAGTTCACACATCAAGTTCTCGAAAGACATGATATTGATGAAACGATCGTGATCCGGAAGATCGTTGAACAGCTCATTCGGATTGTAACCGAATCGACCGAACATATCCATCTGGTTATTTCGCATCCAGAATAGACATTCCTCGTGCGTCATTCCATCCCGATCCTCGAACAACAGGTTGATACCCTTCGTACATCCAGGACCGGAGATTGTGAACTCATTCTCGCTGAACCAGTAATCCTCGCAGTATGTGAAGTCCACGAACCACTGATAAACCAGGAACTTGCCCATCCAAGGAATCGACGTCAGACGCTCGAACAACTCTAGTGGAGACTTCGCGGCTTCCATATCCGCCCACAGTTCGTCGGTAAGCGCATACTTAGCAAAATAGATTGGCGACTGGCTGAAGTTCAGTTCGTCAGTCGGGACTTCCTTCTTGAAATGAATCCGTTCCATCCAGCTGCGCACCGGGCAGGTATAGTACGCGCCGCTCCACCAGGTATGGTCAGGATTGTCTTCGATGCGCTTATTACAAGCAGCGAAGTCCTCATCGCTCAACGGGAACTTTAGCATCTGACCGCCAGTGGCTAGGCGATATGATTCAAATTTGTTCCAGAAGCGCATCAGGATGATATTGAAGAATCGATCCTTCAGACTATACCCAGTCTTGGAACAAATGTTCTCAATCACGTTACGCGACTCACGATCATGCTCGCGGCGGACGTTCGTGAACTTCACCTGAAGGAAGATAGGATTGGTCGTCCATGGAGCTGGCAGCTTCTCCACATCCTTCTTCTTGTGAATTTCATATCGATCCTTGACGAACTCATACAGACTCGCCAAGACTTCAGTGTTCAGAGTCGGCTTCGCGTTGAGGATTCGGTGCATATCCACACCACAATACAATACGTCTTTTGCTCGGTTCTTCATTTATAATCCCTTGTAGGCTAGAAAACTAAATTTAGCCTAACAGCATTCATATCAAGTAGCGTATGCGAAGGCAGGAGTAAAGCGGCTGGCGGGACGTGTATGATCCAGAATTCGTTCCAACTTGTTCCAATCTTTCATCTTGGTCAAAGGCAACCTGTCGATGTCCGTCCCATCTGCGCGGACTCCAGTGAAGATAATATGCTGAGCTTTCGGTCGGAAAAAACGACCCATCTGCATATGATGCAACTTATCGTCGATCAGAGCATCGTAACCGATAAAATGCTTATCGTGGGTGGCGATAAACCCATCTGCGAAAGGAAAGCAACGCTTGATCAAGCGTTCTTTGGAAGCGGTATGTTCCGGGAAGCAGGTACTGGCGAATACTACAGCTACGTTGTAGTTATCGCTGATATACTTGAGATTCTCCACCGCTCCTGGAATCGGATCCAGATTATCATATAGGTCAGGCTTCTTCCAATATGCAACTGGATCAACATCGGAACGACCGGCACGAGCCAGAATCACACGCATTTCCGGATCAAGATTATAAGCCTTGTCCTCATTCTTCACAGGCTCATCTGTATATTGCTTAAACCATTCCATCCACGGAGTCAGCGTATCGACAACCGTCAAATCAACATCCACTGCAAGGGTAAACATATATTCTCCATAACGATGTCTTTATTATACTATGGAAACGTAAAAAAGGGCCACCCTTTCAGGCGACCCTTTCTGATTACATACCCTTCAGCAACGCTTCAAATTCAGCCATGCTGTCGTCATCGCCAGCCAGCTTTGCCGGTTCTGCCGTATTACCAGCAGACGGTTCCGGCGCAGATTTTGCTTCTGCAGGTTCAGCGGTAGACTTACCACCACCGGTCATTTCGTTAAGCATTTGCTCAGCGGTCTTCGGCTTACCCGTATCAGCAGGCGCGCTAGAACCACCGTCGGTCAGGCCCATAACCTTTTCATACTTGGCCTTCAGATCATCGTAAGACTTGAAGTGCTTACGGTCATAGAAGTCAGCGATAGAGTGTTCCGCCTTCCAAATACGTTCCATTTCTTGCTCATCGCCACCGGCGAGCGGGGCAGGAGGTGCCCAGCGGACGCTGTCAAAGTTCGCAACGTCGAATTCCTTCTCACCAATCTTCTTCTTGGTGTAAGTAAGGTTCAGCAAGAGATCAGCACCTTCGAACATATCAAACGGGTCGAAGATCGGATCGGTGTCAAATTCAGGCTTGTTACACTTTTCAAGCAGCTTGCGCACGGTCTCACCGAACTCATAGATCATGACCTTACCGTTGTTCTCAGGATTAGTACCATCCTTGATAATCAGAACGTTGGCGTAATAAGTCGTATTCGGTAGACGCTTCTTGAGAGTGTTCTTCAGGATTTCGTCGTTGTTCTTCTTCGCAGTTCCCCATAGAGGACCATCGAAGGCACGAACAGGACAATCTTCACCGAAGGTTTGTAGACTGTTCTCGATATACCATCCCTTGGGACCTTGGAAGGCATGCTTGAGAATCTTAGCCATAGGGGTCAGGTCTTCACCCTTGTACTTACCTTCTTCCACGCCAACTTCATCAACGTATGCGATAGGTAGGAAACGGATGATGTTTACAGACTTGTTATCCTTTGCATTGCGCGTAGGCTTCCACAGACGTTCATCCTTCTTGAATCCGCCTGATTGACCAGTCTTTTCTAGCTTTGTTTGTAGAGACTGGAAGTTGGTACCCTTACGAGCGCGTAGTGCGTTAAAGTCGATTGCCATTTTATTACTCTTTCAAAATATGTTTTCATTTAGGTTTCCGTCATTCTTTCTTGATATCAAAACAACTAGTGAGCTTCTGACCTTCTCCCGTTGCATACCTTTATTTAGAGCGCCGATTTTACATCGGACCCATAATTATACCGGAGTGTTAGAAACCCAGAACTGAACTAGTGGTATTCCGCTCTTTCAGCAGCTTCATATTCATAGCCTCAACCTTAATCTTATCAAGCAGAGACGGACTAATCAGCTTCTTACCTTCTTGAGCATCAAGCCCAAGTTCTTCCAGATACGCGGACGTATGGAAGATGTACGAATCCTCATCCTTATCCGACCACACGCGATTCTCCACTTCAAGCGAGAATTCCTCAGCGGTGGGAATAACCACTTCTACAATTTGTTCTTCCATTTCAGTCTTTCCTCGCATCCATCAGAATAAGATATGGATTGTCGTCAATCCAAACACTCGGAGTCACCCCCAACTTCTTGGTGACATAGTCCCACTTCGCCTTACGGTCAGTAAAGTAGATTTGATCCACCTTACTATACAGATCACGGACAACCTGTGTGCCTTCAGCTTTAGAACGCATTGTTGCGCATACAACCATATGGCCGCGCGACTTGGCAAGGGCCACCACTTGATCCCAAAATTCAGGATCGCGGGTGTAAGTGTCGTCGTAATCTAGAGCAATAATCATCGGTCTCAGGTCCGAGTAAACTTCACAATCCATCATACGTCGATGGTACAACCTCTACCTGATGTCTTCTTGATCTCTCGCAAACGATCCTTGAAAACATCAGGTACATTCTTCCGGAAATCACCCACTCCAGAAACAATGAGAGGCGCTCCAATAGTCTTGGTAACGCCTCCCGATTCCTTGCAGTTAGGGCAAGGCTCATCTAGCGGTTTGTTGCGATCATCAACCTTCAAAACATCACTGAAAGAATGATCGCATTTTGCGCATTGAAATCCATACAGCGGCATATCAATCCAAAAACTTGTCTTCTTGACTATAGAGTTTCCCCACAGCCTCCAGACGATTTTCCTTAGCGAGATCACGACCATAGCGGATGGCTTCATCCTCTTGTTCGTAACTCCATTCCTTGCGGGAGGCTCGACAATATTCGTCGAACTCATAATCCCAAGCCAGCGCAAGAGTTAGCTTAGTCATATCCCCACCGGGATAGACGATGATCCATACTTGGTTCATTCGTTAAACACCTTATCAACAAGTTCAACGATATAAAGAGAGTCGATCTTACGATCCGGCTCAAGCTTCAGAGAATTATTCATTGTGGCAATCAACATCTGCATATAGAGTTGATCACAACCGGTCAGCTGCTCTTTCACAACCTTCATATCATTCAGGTCAAGATCATTAACCTGCCAAGCCATCTTCAGGATTTCTCCCGCCGTAATACGCCAACCGCGAGCAATGAACTTGCGAACACGGAATAGACTGCAAATCGGATAGAGCGAACCCGTATAATGCAGAGTCTTGCTCAGGATGCTTTCCATCGCCTTGGCGTTCAGCGTGAGCTTATCGCCGCAGAACTCATAGACGTTCTTGCAGTGTTCGAAGTCGTAATTCTTGTGGATTTCTTCAGCAGAACCGTAGAAGCGAATCACCAGCTGGATTTTGTCCGATAGGGTAATCGCATTCATGCTCAGAAATACCGGGCGATATTTCTGTTTCTTGACCTCATCCGTCGCTTGTGGCTTCAGAATATAGTCAGCAACCTTATCTGAGCCACCTTCACCCAAATCATTCTCGTAGGTGAATTCATCAGTGGTTTTAGCATCAAACGCCTCAGCAACGCCGTCGCCTCTAACCTTGATAGTCACACGGCCTTCATCAACAACCACTTCTGGGGTAACGTGATAATCCGGATTCAGTTCCAGGAACTTCTTGCAGTAGTATTCAGCCACCGCCTTTGTAGTTTCTTCCGTCTTGAAGTAGACATCAAAGTCCTTGATATCATCCCCCATCAACATGGAAGTAATTGAGCCTCCTGTGACCAAAACATCGCGGGCCAGGAGGCGCTTCAGCACAACATCATCAATCGAACTAATCCAATCCGACAACTTAGTACGCAGTACCTTACGGATTGTCTTGCTCTTAAAACCGTATTCCGACATCTTTCTCCATCGTTAGTAAGTATCGACTACAGTTACAGATTATACTTACATACGATGAAGAAGTAAACTGAATCACATGTCTCGACGCGGTTTATAGAAGACGTGGTCATCAATCTTCACTGTCTTCTTCAACCCTCGCAACCAACTCATATCCGCGAGGTGTGGGTTTACGAAATATAGAGCGCCGTTGGTTGGATCGGGCTCATGCAACGCCTTAAAGGCAGCGGTGATGGATTCCTCCATTTGCTTACGCTCTTCAGGCTTGTTTTCTTTGATCCATCGAACTTTCTTTAGGAAGTCGAATTGACCTTTTTGCTTTACAACTCCGCAAACATCGTCTGCGGGAAACTTATCTGATTTTGTACGGTTGATGATCACATGAGCCACGGCGATCTTTCCTTGCATGGATTGATTACCCGCTTCTCCGTGTACAGCTTGAGATAGACAAGCCACTTCTTTCAGATCATCTACGCTACCCAGGTTAATGGCTGGTTGGGACATTCCCGTATTAACTGCCATGAACATGGATACTATTAGGGCTTTGAATTGAGCCAACATTTGTATTCTCCTTGTAATAATTGATGGGCGGTGCTATAGTGTATTTCCTAGGTGATAATGTTGCTGAGTATTACGGTATTATACCCGACTTAATATGTAAAGTAAATACCCGTAAAATGGAAAACAGGGAAACCGAAGTTTCCCTGTTCATTAATTCATTATTTATTTCGGCCTGCCCTAAACAGACGCAACTTGACCTTTCTCCAAAACTCGAAATGTCTAGTTCTCAGAGCAGGCTTTATGCTTTTGGGTCCTGCGGGGTTTCCTTCGGGAAGGCCCGTTGTACAACAACTTCGTTCAATTCCTTCCTATAGTATTTACCAGCAATAATTTGAGCGATTAGTTCTGCATCATCCGCGTGTAGAGTCGGAAGCAATTGATGTGCAATACCTCTCTTAATCCGAGGACCAGATGGGAATGTATCATACATTCGCGTAACTTGAGTCCACATACTCTGTAGAGTCTCTACGCTTCCGCCCTTCGGAACACTTGACGGTGCCCAATCCAGCGGACCCAGCTCGTTGACTTGACTGAAAGCATCCTTACAGAAATACGCCACAATCAGGAAATACTTCAGTTCAGGGTAGATGGCGCTGTAACGCTTAACTGCCGCCACACGATCATCAATGCTTGCCGGCTGAGCACAAAGCTCAATCAGTTCGCTTAGGTCCAAGTCACGCTTCTTAACCAAAGCTGCCTCTCTATCACTCAGATAGCCATTCAGAAATGCTGAAGACGATCCACTCATTGTTTAACCTCACTAAAAGAGCCATGACACTTGAGGACTGCGAAGGAGTCCACTAAGTCATCAATAGGCTTTGCCATTTCTTTAATACCGAGAATCTCATGCAGCTTCACCGGGAAGATTTCGTGGAATTTATCCACCATTACATCTTTCTTAGCGTTTCCTTTGCCTGTATGATTCTTCTTGACTTGAGATGGAGTCGGCGTTGTAAACGGTATTCCACTCACGTCCATATACTGCTTAATCAGACTCGCATTTTCAGCAATGTTAAAAACGAGTCCTGAACTAGCCCCAAAATTATATCCTTCGATACAAGCCTCTTCAACCTTGAACATATTCAGGATATTACTAGCCCAAATGCTAATATTTCTGAACCGTTCCTCTTGAGTCTTATACTCAGGGAAGGTCGCAATGTCGATGTTTCCATACCGTCCAGCGAGTTTCTTCTTATCATTGATATTGAAGAAATATAGATTCTCAAAAATCAATTCCTTTTTCGTATCATAGACGCAGATGGCAGGGCTTGTGTAGCTATAGTCGATTCCAGCGATAATCATATTCAGTTCTCTAGTTGATATAGAGAACTTAGCTTGATTATTCCTCCGACTTAGTTGGATTCTCTGACGACTCCGATCCACAGAACGGACAGATATTCGGGGCTTTGTCTTCCTCCGGATCCACGAGAATGATCACGGACTTACCACAATCTTCGCTCTCGCAGGTCATCTTGTATTTTAATAGACTCATAGCTTGCCGGTAGCAATCGCCATTTTAGCTTCATTCAAAGTACCAACAAAGGTCGATCCATTGAACAGCATGGGGAATGATCGAGGGACTGGTAGACCGGCCTGTTCAAAAACAGCGTCTAGGTCTTCGCGGGTATAGTCTTTGTCCAGCTTCTTGACCTCAAAGGTCTTGCCCTTAACTTTCAGCAGGCTTTCTAGTTGTAGGCACTGGGGGCAATTATCTTTCGAATATAGGGTTAGCATAGGTTTCCTTTAAGCAAGAATGATCTTTTTATCCGGCACGACTATACCTTGCTGCTCTGATGCCTTACGACGTTGGATGATATCAGCCGCAAACATCAAAATATTTTCTTCCTTTTTCGCATACGCTTCCTGACCTTGAATCAATTCACCGGTGTCGCTGTCAACAGCGAAGGGACCGTCAAATTCAATATCAAGTTCTTTGAAGAACTTCTGGAAACACAACACCATATTTGGAGCATCAGCATTTACATGAACCAGTGCTCGTAGCGGACCCACTTCCTCAACCAATACGATGAACGAAGGAAATGGACCATATACCAGCTTGCCGCCATTACCATTATCATCAACCACCAAATCTTGGTTCGGGTCAATACTATGGAAAGCATCCTTCAGTTGTTGGACCTTAGCGTCCAGAATCGAAATATCACTCATTACTTATTCAGTTAATTAGGGGTTAGCGGTTGCTAACCCCGTATACTATGATTTAGTTTACATGCAGGCGCGGTTACTCACGGGCGTCACGTTAAATACTATCGACCATCAGATTGATAATGGGAGGCTATTGCCTCCCATTTATCTCACATGCAACTTTCGCATTCCCCTTTAGCAGCGGTAATACCAGCCTTAGAATAATTGTAGTATAGCGAGCAGATGAACGGGTCGTTGAAGGCCATCTCATGGATTTCAGAGATATACGCTTCAAGCTCATTAGCATCGAAGAACAGATTCACCGACTGGCTCTGGTCAATATACATCTGACGAGCCGATGCCATCAGAATGATCGCCTTCTGGTTGATCTCAAAGGCATTGCGGAACACTTCCTTTTCGTGATCTGTCAGCCAGTCAACCATCTGTACCGAGCCTTGCGAGTCGGTCAGTTGTTGCATATGAGCGTCGTCGTATACGCCGCGAGACTTCATGATCTCCAAAAGAATCGGATTCGCACGATCAACCTCACCGGCAGCAGTCATCTGCGTGAAGGTCATCGCCGGATCAGGATTGATACCTTCAGAGATACCGCCCATGATCAGAGCAGTAGACTTTGTCGGAGCAATCGCCATCAGGTGGGTGTTACGAACTCCCAGCCCAACGCACCATTCCGGTTCACCATATTCAATCGCTAGGTCACGAGTCGCACGATCTGCTTGTCCACGGATGTGGCTGAACAGTTGATCGTTGAACTGCATCGCTTCGAAACTATCGAACGGCATCGAATGGGATTGCAGATACGTGTGGAACCCGGCAACGCCTAGTCCCAGAGCACGTCCCTTCTCAGTGAAGCGAACAGCGTTTTCCAGACCACGGATGGTGCGAGCCTTCTCCAGAAACTCGGAGCAGACGCAATCCAGGAACACAGTTGCCCAGTAAGCTGCTTCAGTATCCTTCCATTCATCAAACTTCGCTGCGTTCATCGAAGACAATACGCATGTGAAGGTGTGATTCGCGTCGCTGAACAGCGCGATCTCAGAACACAGGTTACTTGCCTTGACGTACAGATCGTGCTTTACGTAGGCAGGAGGACGAAGACGATTCACCTTATCATTGAAGAAGAAATATCCCTTCCCGGTGATCATCTTGACCAACATCATTGTCTGATATCGGTCGATGTAGTCTGCGTCTTGTCTATCGAGACCTTCAATGAAGTCATCAGTAATACACCAGCCGATATTAGCATCATCAGGGTTATTCTTGATAAACTCGATGAGTTCATAAAAATCTCCATGGGTCGGCTCAAGGTATCCAGCCCAAGCGCCGCGACGGGCAGTTCCCTGTGCCACATCACGCATCGATTGAACGAAATCTTTATAGACCGGAAGAATGCCACTTGCCTTACCTCCACGAGAAATTTTTGAACCGCGAGGACGAATATCCCCAAGGTAACCGGATGTGCCGAAACCTTCTTGAGTCAGAACACATGTTTCCAGCTCAGCGGCCTTGAATCCGTAGATAGAGTCATCTACCTTTTGTCCCGAGCAACTAACCGGCATGCCGCGATTCGTACCCATGTTAGCAAGAACAGGAGTCGAAGGACTCAACCAGCCTTTCCACAATAGCTCAAAGAATCGTTCTTTCCAAAGAGCTGGGTTATTAGTATGTTGAGCAGCCGTCCGAGCGATACGCACATATTGATCACGAGGCGTAGCTGCATCATATTGATAGCGGTCCAAAAACATTTGAAGGCCGCCGGTTGTATACCACTCAGGTAGAACACCTTCAGCTTGCATCTTTTTGCGAAGCTGAGAAAGTTCTTCATATTTTGAAAGTTGTTTACTTGCCATAAAATTCTCTACATTTATCACTATGACCTAGATGTCTATGCGACCCTTTCTGTCCTGAAACATCATACCTTTCGCAGATACTCCGATACCATCTGATATATTTGGTATCGGAGTATAGGGCCGATGCCTCAACCCTATTAGAAATCATTTCTTATCCTTCCCACGCCAGATAAAACCAGTTTTCTCCCAATTACGATTGTATTGATTCCCCATACCGCTGAAGAAGTCATTGAACTGGAAATTGTTGATGCTGCGGTAGAACCACGCGTCAATCGTATTTTGAGTTTCAGCCAGAGTGAAGATCGTATCCACACCTAGGTTGCTCAGGCAGATATTAATGCGACTACGGACGAATGCCTTCAAGTCCTCCGCATTAATACCGGGAATCTCGCCCTTTTCGAAGATCATGTCTACAATACGACATTCGTGCTCATATACTCGCTGAGCAACCTTCTTAATTTTCTCAAATAGCTTATGTTTCTGTGGAGTAGTCAGTCCAAGTTCCTCAAGTACCTTCTTGAAGAGCCAGGCTCCAGCCATAGCGTGCAGGTTTTCGTCGCGGACTGAGAAGTTAATCCCGCGAACCAGGTTCATCATCTTGTTCTTACCGTTGCTCTGGAAATGCTTGAGAAACGCAAACGATGAATAAAGAACAGCACCTTCAATCATTGAGAATGCAGCAAGAGACAACAATTCGTCGTCGCTATTTAGCATCTCATCAATAAAGGCCATACGGTCAGCTAGGACCGGGTCATTCGCATAAGATGTGTAGAATTCGTCAGTTGCAATACCGAGTTCTTCATTCAGCTTGGCGTAAAACGGAGCATGAACGTTAAGTTCAAAGAACGAAAACGCATTAGCCATCCGGACAATCTCAGGACGCGGGTAACGCTTCGCTACAATCTCGCCCCAATACTCTTCACCAATGAATAGTTCGTAACGGGTAAACAACTTAGAAACAGTTGTGACCCCATGCTTTTCAGAGGGGGTCACATTTACAAGCAAGTCCTGCTTGTCTTTCTCAACTTTTACTTCACCATGGAGCCAGAAAACACTATTCTGTTTTTCCGCAAAGTCTAATGCCTCTGGGTAATCCTTATTAGTGTACGACTCCGTTGGAGTTTTAATTTTTGGAGTGTTCGTGATAATCATTTCATACCATACCTTGAAACGTTTTTGGAAATGCTGTTAGCCTAGTATTTAGACCCCATACTAGGCAAAAGCACTTCCTGGTGTTCGATAACGTTTTCTAGTATAGCTCGTCCTATGAGATCGGTAAACTGAAAGGCTAAATTATTCATATACAACACTATGAGAAACTCTAATGAACGCTCTACCAATCATCCCTAAGAAGACATTTGATGTAAAAAGCAAATTTCTTCCAAAAGGAAAGATCACGCTCACGCCGTTCACTGTAGGTCTGGAAGACATCTTGATTCAAGTTAAGGATGCGGAAGACGACCGAGAAAAGATGCAAGCAATTAAGCAGGTAGTTCAAGCCTGTAATCAAACTCCTGGTCTAGATGTGGAAACCCTCCCGCTGTTCCTTGTGGAAGAAATTTTCCTACGCTTGCGTCAAAATTCGATTGGCGAACTTATTGACCAGACTTATCTATGTCAAACCGTAAATGATGAAGATGAGAAAAAGTGCGGACAGACGATCCCTATTCAGATCGACCTACGAGAGTTTAAGATTGTTGAAGAGGAAGGACATACTAATACGATCATTATTGCCGATCCTATTGGTATTAAGTTCCGCTATCCTTCTATCGCGCTATTTGAGGCTGCTGATACGGACACTACAAATGAAATCGAAACGATTATCAGCTGCATTGACACCATCTTCGATGCGGAGAATGTTTACTCATCAGACGATTATACGAGAGATCAATTGAAGGAATTCTGGGATCAGCTTACGTTGATGCAAAAGAAGGACGTATATGATAAGTTCTTCACAGGTATGCCTCATCTATTCTACTCACAGACCGTGACTTGTCCCAAGTGTGGAACTATACACGAGATTGAATTTAACTCTGTTCAAGAGGTTTTTCAATAATCATTGGCGGCACTGTGATTGACCGACTGGAGGTACAACACGTGCTAGTTCGCGACCACCAGATGAGCCTGGCCGAGATTATGAATATGACCCCTTGGCAGTTAGACATCAAACTACTCTTCATCCAGCGCGACCTAGACGAGCAAGCAGAGCGTCTCAAGAAGCAGAAGAGTAATATTGAACAACTCGGTGGTATGTGATTCTATATTATCAAAAGAAAAGCCCTCAGGAGAAATCCTGAGGGCTTTTTGCTTATCCGCCCCAAGGGCGGTGATCTGCTACAAGTTTGATCTTATAGTTCTTCAACAGGTCTTCCGTCTTCACTTCGTTGGGACTGAAGATGTTGGGTTTGTAATACTCGTTGACATATTCCACGTCTGCATTAACCGCCTGTAGTGCTCGCATAATGAGCTCATACGGAAAGTTGACACAACCGCCCGGACCTATTACCTTCACTTCAACTTCAATCATCTTAATCCTTGAATAACGAGGCGTGAGACTTCATTTCAATCTTCTTGAATGAAACTGGGAACTCACTTTCCTTATAGATACCCCAACGCTCCATCGCGTGTTTCAGCGCATAGTTTGGTTTATCATCGTATGACAAGTTATCAATAAGATCATACACGTGAGCATCGCCCTTTTCGTTATGCAGACGGAGGATACGACCAACAGCCTGTAGAATCTTAATGATAGACTTGCTAGGATGAGCGAAGATCAGGTTTCGTAGCTTCTTAATGGATAGGCCCGTCGAAACGCATCCTGACGTGCCTAGCACGATTACACCATCTTCCCGCTCAGCGATAGCCTTAATGGCTCCGCGCTCATCCTTGTTAACATCACCGGTGATCACGTAGACTGATTTACCGTGATCAATCTTTTCTAGTAATCTCCTTACGTGTTCAATATGCTCTAGTCGATCAAACATAACTAGAGTGTTACCCTTTACCGATGCAGCCAGATTGGCCAGAATGCGATTACGATATTCGTGTGCAACAAGGAATTCAATTTCCTTCTGGTAATTACACTTGGCAACATACTGACGTTCCTCAGACGGATAATCCAACTGGAACATCTTAATATCGACCTCAGTGGCCTGCCCGCCATCAATCAACTGTTTCGTCGTGACCACTCTCTTGATGGGACCAAACAGGCTCATCACCAAAATTGGGTGGATCTTTTCGGCCTTCAGAGTACCAGTCATACCCACACGCTGATATGCGTTGGTGGCGTGGTTCATGATAGTGGTGATCGACTTCCCGCTGGCTAGGTGGGTTTCATCGTTGATGATCCGTCCGAACTGCTTGAAGTATTCTTCATCCTCTTCAAAGATCGACTGCCAAGTTGAGATGTAGACCATCTTATTAGCATTCTTCGGACGACCTTCCATAATGGTGTGAACGTTCTCGTGAACCTTCCATCCGTTGTGGCTTGAATAGTCCTGGAAGTCCGCGTACATCTGATCAACCAGCATCTGTGATGGAACCAAGATCAGAATCTTCTTTCCGTCCTCATTGCTAATCATTTCGTAGTACCGAGTCAGCATATAAGCGATCAACGACTTACCAGCAGAGGTAGCTGCAAGAATCACGCGCCGACTATACTTAATTCCCTCATACAACGCATCCATCTGGTAGTGATATGGATCAATGGACATTCCACCAGTATGTAGGTCTAGAGTATTCACCCAATCGGCCAACTGTTCTCTGGTGACATTAGTGATGTCGTTCCGGAAAGCAGTATCCAACTCAAACTTCCATCCTCGTTCTTTCGCAAGTTCCAAGAGCATCGACAAGCACCCATATGGTAGGGTGTTACCTCGTCTCTTGAATAATCTTACCTGACCGTTCCACTTCGTCCAGCGATTTTTAACGAATCCCGGCTCCATGTAAGAAAAGTGATCATCAATATCCTGACGGATGCCGTTGTCTTCCGTGTAGATTCTGATGAATGCAGCATTTGCACGCTCGATAACGATGTCCGTCATTTCTTATCCTTATTATATGTTGAGCGCAGATGCGCTTTTTAGCTCACTAGAGCCTTCCGCTGGTTTTCCTCCAGGAGTAGGCGCTGGTACTCCAGAGAATCGCGTAGAGCAGTGCCGTAGATGGCTAGACGCGACCTTGAGGTGATTCCGGTAGAGATAGCTTCACGAATCATCGGAACTGCGTTCTCAGGATGGTTGTATATGTGACGCGAAGTCTTATGATCATAGTAGATGAAGAAGAAATCGGTCAGGCGTTGTTTCAGTTCCTTCATGACCTTGCGGGTTTCGCGGTTCATAGCTTTCTCAGTAGGGTTCATATAAAGTTACTTAGGACTGGTAGACTTCCATAGCCGAATAGGTTAGAATCGGCACCTAAGTATTACTATCAGCGTGGTCGGTATGCAGACGGCAGCACGCTGATTTCGTTCGTGGTTACTGTGTATCGAACTAGCCACACCCCGCAATCTAGGCTTTAGGCCGGTGTAATCCTGGGGGTTCGACTGTTTAACTGTTTAGACAGCGCAAGAGGATATGACTACTGGAGGGGAGCAGTCCAACCTCCGGCCTGTGTTGGCTCCGTTTACGAGTTCACTGGGATAATGGTTCAACCGCTAGGTAGGATTCCGTTATGGATCTGAGCCCTAGTGGCTTGGGCCATCTTATCCTGAATTTCACCTTCCCGAGGAATAAGGGAATTAAGAATAGTAGGAAGAAATAATGAGTCAGTTCATACCTAGAGATAGTCTGGATATTCTACAATCATATAATCACCCAAAGTATGTAGGCGGGCAAGGTCAGGGTGTCTATATCATATTGGATAGTAGAGGCAAGCTACACTGGTGTCCTTCAGGGAATAATTTGAAATCTATGTACCAACGCAATCCTGAGAAGTATCTAACAGGACCAATATGGCTACCATTAAGCGTTGAAGACTATAATAGATTTCATGATGAATTTGATAGACAAGTAAATAACTTTTGATAGCAAGCCTCAGGGGAAACTCTGGGGCATTATTCATATCTATCATTAGACTTTACATATTAGACAGGATAGAATACGACTTTCCTAACATAGAATGGAAATTTCTAAATGAGCAATCGTTTCCAACGTACCTACAACGGCCATACGATTCGTGGTGCCTACGAAAATGGTCAAGTGCTTTTCAACCTGATCGACTGTGTGCCGGCCACTGGCTATTCGCGCACCGCCTCGCTTCGTCACCACACCAAGGGCAAGAACCGTGAGGTTAATCTGTTCGATGGTATCTATCTTAGCGCGAAGACGCTTGGTAAGATTGGTCGTGACGCATCCAACATCAACGTGACCCCGTTTGCTAACTGGGCAAAGCAAGTCACTGATCAAGTACTTGCTCTCGCTCAATCCCAGCCGACAGCACACCATTCGAAGAAGACCACGCCGCGTAAGAAATCAGTGAAGTCTGCAAAGCAAAATACTGCCGTTCCCGTATTCCGAAATATGGATGTGCCGGCTGCGCTTCCGACTCTACTTGGCATCAAGGAAGCAGCCAAGACTCTGAATATGACAGCTGGTGCTCTTTCGGATTGGCTGGTAGCACAAGGCTATGCCGGGCGCTATGTCAGCAACAACGCTCTGTTCTGGAAGAAGTGGTTCAAGGAACAATGCTATGGTACTCGCCCGGTTATCAGCGATAACAGGGGTGTGCGTGAATCGAACGTTGCGAAGCTGACAACCAAGGGTCTAGAATTCGTCAAGGCGCGTCTGGAATCGGAGCGTGAGACCAACGTACTGTCTTTCGCCAAGAAGGGTGCGACTGAGCGCGAGAAGCTGGAGAAGGAACTGGATGACCTGATCATCCAAACTTTCCTACCACATGTCAGCTATCGCCGCTACACCGGGATTCTGGGTGATCACCGGACTCACTATGAACTCGATAACCAAGACCTGAACGCGAAGATCAAGAGTATCATCGCCCAGGTGAAACTGAAGGAAAATGATGGACCACAAGGAAGCAACGTATGAAGAAATTGAGGGCGAAGTTGATCGCCTTCTGGCTATCAACCCTGATGATCTTGACGGGGAAGCCCTTCGAAACTCGAAAATCTTCACGAGTATTAACCGAATTTACATCCTCAAGTCTCGGAAGCTCGGTGAATTATACACAGCGCTTCACAAGCTCGAACACAAGCGTCAGCGTTACTACGCAGGTAAAGAGTCGTCAGAAGTCTACAAGAAAGAGCCTCTAACCGAGGCGATTCTGAAGACCGATATTCCCAGCCATATGAACATCGACCCGCTTGTGGTTGAGATGCGAACTATTGTGAAGGAAACCGAGCGCACGGTGAAGTTCCTTGAGGATGCTAAGGGTCAACTCCGTCAACGCGGTTTCGATATCAAGAATGCGATCGACTATCGGAAGATGATGCTGGGTCTATAAATGCCTGCAATTACTGCTGAAATGGTTTACCGCCTACGGGCGGAGACCAACGAAAGTATAATGGACTGTAAGATAGTTTTGACTGAGTTTGAGGCGACTTCGATAAAGCCCTTAGTTATCTAAGAGATACGCCGTTGCACATTCGTCGTGCCGGTAGGTTGTCTAGACGTATTTGTGAATGCCCTCAATGCGGTACTCGATTTAAACAATAAAATGATCTACGAGCACAAGCCATATACTAAACGTGAACTAGCCCGTTGGGAAGCCGCCAAGGCTTTCATCGACAGGCTAAACGCCAAACTGGATAAAGATCCAAGGTTGGTTCTATTCTGGCGTGATGACCGTCTTACCAAGCGAGTAGAAGAATTTCATCATGAAAGTTTGAGCGGCGGGGTAATAGACAAATGGCTTGCGTTCAAGTCCTCTGATGGGCGTTGTACGCAGGGTGTGTTTTCTCTGAATGAATCTTGCGACACTCCTATTAGGGAAATCCTGAAGGAACTGCGGGACGATTTCAAAATCTATAAGGAAGTAAAATTTTGAGTCTCGGTTTTGAAGTGAGTATTTGCGCGCCACGTGTTGTCAAAAACACCTTGGTGATTGTGCGTGGACTTCCTGGGTCCGGCAAGTCCACGCTGGCTCGGGATTTCAAGGCAGATGAATCCCTGCTGATTGAAGCGGATATGTATTGGTATCGCAACCCCGAGCGCACCTATAACTTTGAGATGGAGCATCTGTCTCGCGCTCATCGTTGGTGTCTTCAAACGGCTGAAGCCTTTTTGGTTCAGGATCGTGATGTGGTGGTTGCTAATACCAACCTGACTTTTGCAGATGCGAAGCCCTATGTGGATTTCGCCAAGCGCCTGGGCACGACTAACATCGTTGTTTATTCGACTCTGAAGGAAGTCAATTACGGAAGTATCCACAACGTTCCTGCTGAAGTGATGGAACGTATGTATAATAAGATGGAGTCTCACGACTCGTTCATGGAGAAGTTGCGTGCATATCAACCCCACTGAACTGAAGAAGTTCGTTGAAGAAAATCCCAAGCTGGTGAAACGGCGTGAGTCGGTACGCTGGCCTGGGTTGTATGTGCTGAAGTATTCTGCAAACGTATTCTATGATGCGTTGTGGAACGAGCATGATATGATCAAGTATGCTCGCGGTCTGGTGGTTGATGCGGACTATAATGTGGTGGTGAAGCCCTTCACCAAGGTGTTTAATTACATGGAGAACGGAACCATCATTGACCGGGATGAGCTGTGTTTGGCTGTTAGGAAGATCAATGGCTTCATGGGCTGCGCAACCTATCGTCCTGAAATCTCGGACAAGATTATCTATTCGACCACTGGAAGTCTGGATAGCGATTTTGTTGATCTGATCGAGAAGCACGTTGCTCAGTATGAGAATTGGATCAAGTCTTTCCCCAACAGTACTTTCATCTTTGAGATCTGTGATGAAACCGACCCTCACATCATCGAGGAAGAACTAGGGGCTTGGTTGATCGGGGCATGCACTTATCATGAAGATGGGTTTATCGCTGAAGCTTTTGAGTCAGTATTGGATCATGCAGCTAATGTATTTGGTTGTAAGCGCCCAGAATCCACCTATAATATGCGTTTCTCTGACATCGTCAAGATGGCTCAGATGTGCACTCATGAAGGATATATGGTCTATGGCGATGGTAAGGCTCTCAAGATCAAGTCGCCGTATTACAAGGTGACGAAGTTCCTGGCTCGTGCCGGGGAGACTAAACTATTGAAGGGTGTGTTGTCGGACAACCGCTACACTGCACGTCAACAGTTTGAAGAAGAATACTATCCACTGATTGATTATCTATACACCATCAAGGACAAGTTCCTGCTGATGGATGAACAGACTAGGATCAGTGAGATCAAAACATATTTGGAAAAAGAGAATGAGTCAACCTAATATTTGGTTTACTAGTGATACCCACTTCTATCATAAGAACATTCTGAAGTTCTGCCCAACCACCCGCCAAGGGAAGGATGAGGTTGAAATGACGGAACTGATGATCGAAAACTGGAACAGTCGTATTAAGCCAGGTGATACGGTTCACCACCTTGGCGATTTTAGTTTCGGAACCACGACTCAGACTGAGAATGTTCTAACTCGGTTGAATGGTGATATTCACCTCAAGGCTGGCAATCACGATGGTCGAAACATCATGGAAGGTCGCCTGACCTACTACTTTGCTTCGATCAAGACCTACGGAACTATCAAGGTAGGAGATCACCGGATTGTAATGATGCACTATCCTATCGAAAGTTGGGATCAAATGCATCGCGGTACGATTCACCTGCATGGACACATTCATGGGGACGATCACCACGAGTGTCGTACTATCCAGAATCGTGTTGATGTGGGAATTGATGCTCGTCCGCAAAAGGATATGATGCCATTCCACTTCGATGAAGTGATGGAGATCATCCAAAAGCGACGTGGTAATGCCGTCGTTTGATATACTAAAGCAACGCAAAAACACTGCCGATAAGACATTTCGGCAGTGTTTTTTGACTGAGTACGATTGTTACAACATCGACAGTCCAACGGGACGGTTGTATGTAACCCCGGACGGAAGTAGGTATCCGTCCGTCACCACTTTCTTGGGCTCATTCGAGGAAGACAGCGATTGGTTTGAACGTTGGGCTGAGAAGTTGGGTGGGGTTGATAAGGCAAATGCTGAGTCGGAGCGTTGCGCGAATCGCGGTACTGGTGTCCACTTGGCACTTGAATATCTATTGAAGAATCGCCCAGATGATGCACACGCTGGTGATTACAAATTTATGTACCGACAGATCGAACGGGTTCTAAGAATGCACGTGGATGATATTCACGCGTTGGAACTCCCGTTGTGGTCTAAGGTGATGCAGTTAGCCGGGCGAGTTGACTGCATTGCGAAGTATAAAGGCGAACTGGCAATCATTGACTTCAAGACAGCGACTAAAGAGAAGCTGGCGAAGTGGATCACAAACTATTTCCTACAGGCAACCTGTTACTCCATTATGCTGGAGGAACTATATGGTCTGAAGGCAGAGAAGTTGGTAATCATTATCTCGGTTGAGAATGCGAAGGATGCACAGGTATTCGTGCGTGACCGTAGAGATTATATGCAGTTGCTGGCCGATAAGATCAAAGAATTCCGAGCGAAGAATGAAGCGAAGAAGTCCACCACATCTTCAGTGTTCGACTTCTGTTAATCATTCCTATTAGCTATGTATTTCGGTATAATAGCTGTAATGGAGATTTAGATGCCGATAGTTAAGACGACCAAGGGAAACCTGATCACGATGTTCAAGCAGGGACAGTTCCATGGGATTGCCCACGGGTGTAACTGCTTCCATACGATGGGCGCTGGAGTTGCAGCGTCGATTGCACAAGAGTTTCCTGAGGCGCTTCGGGAGGATGAAAAGTCTCCCTATGGCGAAGCCGGAAAGCTTGGAGAATTTTCAGTTTGTGAAACCGACTTCGGTTGGATCTATAACGCCTACACTCAATTCAGACCTGGGCGTGAAGATCGAAAGCGTCTTTACGATTCCATTAAAAGTGCTTTCGTAAAGATTAATGAAGATGTTAGAACATTTAGTCCTGAACCTTTCATTTTGGGAATTCCTAAAATCGGTGCAGGTCTTGCTCGTGGCGATTGGGCAACTATTGCAGGAATTATTAATAGTGCTAGCCCAAGCATACAAATAACGTTAGTGGAGTATGAGTGATGGCGATTTTCGAAGGTTGCACCAAAGTCAGTCCCGTAGTTAATCATCCTCCGCATTTGACTCGTGGTCGGCAATATATCATCATCCACACCGACGATACAACTGTTTCCGTGCGTGATGATTGTGGTCAAGTGATGGACTTTGATCATCTGTATTTCGAAGCGACATTATAATTCATAGTACATCGCTTTACTTTTACATAGGACTCGGTATAATAGATGTTATGCTGAGTTAGAGAAGAATCGAAATGCGACGGTAGCTCAGTGGATAGAGCAGCGGGCTTCTACCCCGTTTGTCGGGGGTTCGAATCCCTCTCGTTGCGCCAAAGGATTATTTGATGGATAGTGATAAGTACCCGATTTACGGGTTTCCTCAGTATGAGATCAGCGTTGGTAAGAGTTTGGATGATATTGAGGTGATTTCATATCACTACTCCCGTGCTGGTAAGATTCGGAAACACAATATTGACGATCAATACCGAATCGGTTATAGGTTGTATAACAACGGCAAAACGAAGTTCATCACGGTTGATGAGCTGAAGCGAATTGTAAATGTTGAGCGGGCAAAAGCCGCTGTGAGAGTGAATAGTCCTATGAAGACAAGCGTTGGTGGTGTTGTTCAGACTGGTGATTGGATCGTTGGTTCGATTACCAAGATTGGTGGCATGTTCTCGATGTCGTCTGCTCCGGCACGTCATCCGACTAAGGATAGCGCAAAGGCTGAAGCGGCGCGCCTGGCTGCTATCGACAAGCAGAAGAAGTTTGTCGTGATGAAGATCGAAGCAATGGCGTCGACCCAAGACGTCAACTGGGAGTAATAGCGTGCTTGAAGATTTCAAAGTATCGGTCGGAGAATACATCGGAACGATGGCCTTCGAAGCGGCAAAGATTTACGCCAAGGGACAAAATCCTCGGATTGAAATGCGTCGCAGCTTTGGTATCAGTCGAGTTGACCAGACTTCTCTTGAATTCAAGTTCTGGTTCTGGATGTCTCAGTCTGATCAAACTCTGGTCTTGGATGCCTCCAAAGAGGGAGTGATTATTGGCGATGACGTCTTCGAAATCCTGAAGCAAGCTCGTGGGTATGTTCAGAAGGTGAAGGAATTGCCTGATGAATACTATCAGGACAACTACGGTAAGTGGATTCCTAATTGGAGTCAGTCCGAAGTTAAGTTCATTTCGGATAGTAATCCGAATTTGGCATATATTATGCGCATCAAGCGTTCGTATGATCGTGAACGGATGATCGACTTCGACATTGAAGAATTTGCGTCAGATCATTACATCACACCCAAGACCTTGGTGTGTCTAAATAAGCTGATTGCTTCAGCACAGTTCAATCTACCGAATTAATGGTATGATGTATGATGTATGATAGCTTTTGGAGAAGTGATGTTGAATGTGAACAAAGATATTCCGACTAATGTTAGTCTGGATGTCCTGAGTTTGATTGAATCTGTCGCAGCGGATGTTATCAAGATGGTTGATGCCTCGTTCTATAGTAATGGTGTGTTGTTTGAATCCGGCTCGATCAAGAATCTGCATGGCATTAAAGGACGTATGGCGGTGTTGATCGGTATCGTGGAACACACTAAGAAGTAATTTCAAAACTCAACCTTTGTAAGAAAATGAAGAAGACTCTGCTTGTAGTGGCGGTATCGCTGGCTTTCCTGGCCGGTTGTGGTGAGGATAAACAGGTATCCAACCCTGTTCCTCCGGGTGTGTTTGCAGCTCAAGCTGCTCAGGCTCAGACCCAGGTCGCTTCCGCCCCTGTGGCTACTACACCCGCTCCGGTGATCATCAATCAAGCCCCGGCCCAGAGCCATTCTGGCGATACGATGACCGGCGCCCTGGCTGGTGCGGCCCTGGGTTATGCCCTGGGATCGGCAAGTAACAACAACCAACCGCGCTACTATGATGATCGTCGTTATGGTCAGGATCGGTATTACAACCGTCCGACGGTGGTCAACAAGACTGTGATCGTCAAGCAGTATGTGAAGGAAACGCCGAAACCTGCACCAGTTGTTGCCACGGCTCCGACACAAATGAAGTCTGTTCCGGTATCGGCTTCCAAGGTTATTCCGGCAGCACCTTCACCGATCGCACCATCCACCCCGAAGAAGCTGTCGTTGGACAAGCCTTCAGCTTCCAAAAGTTCTTCTTTCGGCGGATTTTCTCGCCGGAAATAATCAGACTAAGTAATTTTACGAAAAGAGAGAAAGGAAAGTATGACAAAGATTACGGTAACGCGCGGCCTGGCCGAACTGAAGACCCTGGATTCACGTATCAACTCCGCTATCGTGGGTGGTACGTATGTCGCTGCAGTACGCGGCAAGAAGGAAGTCCCGCTGAACTCGGCGGTGACCAAGGAACAGATCGAATCGGCAATCACAGCGTCGTTCCAACAAGTTGAGGCTCTCATTGCTCGGCGTGATGCCATTAAGCGAGCCATCATCGTATCGAACGGTTCCACCAAGGTGAACATCAGCGGTACGGAAATGACTGTTGCTGAGGCTATCGAGCGTAAGGGTTCGATTGGTTATACCCAGCACTTCATCAACACTCTGGTTGCTCATTACAACCAGGCGACGAATGCGGTGAACCAGCAAAACACTCGTGTTGAAGCTGACATCGAAAAGCGTGTGATGGCCGCCTATGGTAATGACAAGGGCAAGGTCAACGAAGATCAATACAACCTGATCGCTCAGGCGGTTAAGGGTGAGTCGGAAGCGAAGTTGCTGGATCCGGTTAAGATTGCAGACAAGATCAAGGAACTACAAACGAAGTTCTCGGACTTCGTGACGGAAGTTGATTTTGTTCTGTCGGAGTCGAATGCTCGCACTGAGATCGAAATTGCCGACTAAGTAGTTTTGTAGTAATCTGAATTCCTGGTACGTCGAACGCGTCAAAACTTTCGGCGTCCACTTCTCGCTAGGACGTAAAAACTGCGAGAGCCAAAACCATGCTAAGGTGCATTGTATTTCGAATTCTTATCGAAAAGACAATATTGCGGGCTAGGATGCCCGCAACAGACATCAAAGCTCAAAGGTTAAAGCTGAAGGTTGAAAGATCAGATGTTTAAAGTTTAAGATTTTCAAAACTCAAATCATCAAGTCTTAGAGATTCTTCAAATCCCAGATAATAGTGTAGTGGGTGATCATTGAATTGACCCCGATGTGTGCTCTGGGCTGGCGTGCTGGGAATTCGGCTGAGGAAGGAATTTGTGAACAGATTCCTTCTCAAGCCTAACGGTTAAAATCATTGAAAAGGATTTAAAGGATGTCTCGTCAAAGCAAGGCTGCAAAGAAGAATGCAGCAGCAAAGCAAATCTCCGCTGTTCGTAAGGGCGGTGGTAGTGGTCCGGCAAAGACCAAGCCTCTTCACGGTAAGGATGCTTCCAAGCGTCTGTACACCGCGAAGCGTCGTGGTCCGGATGACAAGGCTCCAGTTGCTCGGAAGGGCAACTAAGTAGTTTTATTGGGGATGTGTGCCGAATTGGTCGAAGGCAGCAGACTGTAAATCTGTGACATAAGAAACGCTGTAGGTTCGAGTCCTACCGTCCCCACCAGATGTAAATATAAGTGACTGGCCTTGACCATCGCCAAAGTGTCTATTGTTGTTATGGAGATAAAATGATAGAACGACGATGGTAGAAGCGGTGTCTATTATCCTAAAACTTGGGTCACTTCTATGGTAATGTAGCTCAGTTGGTAGAGCAGTTCCTTCATACGGAATTGGTCGGCGGTTCGAATCCGTCCATTACTACCAGTTTTACGAATATGTGACGAGGGTCTAGGATCATAGAGAAATGTGGGGAAGTGACAAAACAGGCGTCTGTCCTTCCAGGTGATCACGTTCCACAGATTGGTTCAATTCCATACGTATTCGCCAATACCGGGTTAGCACAGCGGTAGTGCAAACGATCGATAATCGTTAGGTCAGTGGTTCGAATCCACTACCCGGTACCAGATTATAACACCTGGGCAATTCTTCGCGGTAGAGGATGCGTTTGGGTTTTGGAAGGTTGGCAGAGCGGTCGATTGCACTTGTCTAGAAAGCAAGAAACCCGAAAGGGTTCCAGGGTTCGAATCCCTGACTTTCCTCCAAGATTAGGAGATTATGATGCGACATTAGGTATAACACCAAATGGAGATCATGATGAAAGAGAAAGGCTGTTTTATGAAAATGGTACACGCTTGTATTGGAGGCGGTGGTTGGCATTGCCGATGCTGTTGTCCTCCAAGGAAATCCCGCAAGCGTGTGATGCGATCATTCAAGAAGAAATTCAATCGAATGGTTGATAAGTTTCATAGTGAGTAAAGGAAGATTGCCAGAGTGGCTTATTGGGCCTCCCTGCTAAGGAGCGCGTTGGAAACGGCACGAAGGTTCGAATCCTTCATCTTCCGCCAAGTTGCATGCAAGTCCCGATAGGTAAGGAAAGTAAACGGAGGATGGGAAACACGGACCCTTGGGTAAGGGTTATTGCTGACACCCCACCGGCCTATCATTTATGTGGGTGTGTCCGAGTGTTTAGGTGCAGGTCTGCAAAACCTTGCTACACTGGTTAGAATCCAGTTACCCACTCCAGATTCATTTTACTTATCACATAGTCGGGGTTATAATTATTACATCGACTAAGTAGTAATACGAAGCGAGAAAGAAATACGGCACGTTAGCTCAGGCTGGTAGAGCAGTGGATTGTCTATCCGAAGGTCAGGGGTTCGAATCCCCTACGTGTCGCCAAAGTTTTAAGTCCCTGTAGTTTACGGTAGATTAGAACCCGTCCCTTTCAAGGACGAGAACCGGGTTTGACCCCCGGTGGGGACGCCAGTTTTATGCGGGTGTAACTCAGCTCGGTAGAGTGTCTGCCTTCCAAGCAGTTCGTCGCAGGTTCGAATCCTGTCACCCGCTCCAGTTAAATGGAGTATAACTCAACTGGATAGAGTATCCGGCTTTTACCCGGAAAGTTCTGGGTTCAAATCCCAGTGCTCCAACCAAGGATTAGAAAGATGGCTAGTAGGTCGGTTTGGGTCAGAGACATCGAGTTTGCCAAAGGCACCGCTGTCTATGACGCGAAGGTTGAGAAGAAAGATAGCAAGCTAGTTGAGAAGTTGTATAAACAATCTAACGCTGAGTTTCTGAGACAATATCCTCAGTGTACGAAAGAGTGGTTTGACCGAATGAATGGAAAAGACTGAAGCTTGTTGGTTCCTAGGTATTTGGTTGTTGTTTGCCTTTATCAGTCGTGGGTTGGTGGAGTGGCTGTTGAGGCGCGAAGTACAAGAAAAAGATGTTCCCTAAGTAATTCTACAAGAGTGCTTAGGTGTGGCTATATCTCAATCGGTAGAGAACCTGATTGTGAGTCAGGTAAGTGTCGGTTCAAGTCCGACTAGTCACCCCTAAGTAGTTTTGTGCTGTTCCGCAGAATTCGAGCATGGTGCACGGACCTGACTGTTAATCAGAGATTAGCTGAGATCGTTACTCAGATGCGGAGCCAATAATTTTGCTAACTGTTACTAGCAAGGTACCAAATCCTTTTCCGAGACTTCTGCAGAGTCAGAGATTTGAGAAAATTGACGGGTTCGATTCCCGCGTATCTCTGGAGAGACGATAAGTAGGCCCCAAGTAGCATACATCAAAGCAAGCAATTGCACCACCGGACGCGCGAAAATTTCCGGATAATGAAGACCGATGTTGTGGCGGTCTGAGGCAGTTAGCAAAATTATTGGCAAGATTCTTTGTCCTAGTGACGACTAGGATATGATGACACTCTGTACCGGTGGTTGGTCCGGTTCAAGATGGGAGTGGCGTTTAGTCGCAAGATCAACCAGGAATTTAAGGTTTTGAGATGCCCGAGAATGTATTGCGGCAAAGTCTGGACTCTATTGCCGGTAGGTTAAGCCCCTACCACTACAACAAGGGCCTGGGTGTCTCAATCGTAATATGGATGTGTAACTCAATTGGATAGAGTATCCGGCTCTTACCCGGAAGGTTCTAGGTTCAAGTCCTAGTACATCCACCAAGTTTTAATGCAGACTTAGCTCAGTTGGTAGAGTTCCATCCTTACAAGATGGCTGTCGTAGGTTCGATCCCTACAGTCTGTACCAGTTTCAAATGCGGGTTCCAGTGGTGGACTCAGGTCTCATAAGCCTTGATGGAAGCAGGATCGTTACCTGCGCCCGCATCCAGTTTTATCCCGCTCAAGCTAACCTGGTGGAAGCGCATGCTTGAAAAGCTTGAGGGTCAGGATCGTAACCTGAGGGCGGGGCCAAGTTTTAATCCTCTGATGGTGTAGATGGATAGCATACCGGGGCGTTGATGCGCTGGAGACGTGGGTTCGATGCCCACAAAGAGGATCAAAGTTTTATCTGGGTGTAATGTCAGTCTGGTCAGACGGCCTGGTTTGGAACTAGGAGGTCGTAGGTTCAAATCCTACCACCCAGACCATTGCCTTGGTGGCGGAACGGTAGACGCGGGGGATTCAAAATCCCCTTCCCGAAAGGGAGTGTGGGTTCGAATCCCACCCGAGGTACCAAATATATAATGGCTCGTTAGCTCAGTTGGTAGAGCGGTGGATTCTAAATCCGCTGGTCACCGGTTCGATCCCGGTACGAGCCACCATATATTTGGTTTTAATGTAGTTAAACAAAGTGAGATAGAAATGAAATCGTAGAACGCTGAAAAGACTTGGGTGTATGTTTTCATCCGTACCGACTTGCCGATTGAACAGCAGATCGTTCAGGCTTGTCACGCCGCGCTAGAAGCCGGTCATTCATTTGATAGAAAGTCAAATGAACCTTCCTCGTTGATTATGCTCCAAATTCCTAATAAGGAAAAGTTGGAGGTAGCAATGAAACGTACTATTGATCGTGGGATTCGATGTGAAGCCTTCTATGAGCCTGATTGGGATTATGGATTCACTTCTTTCGCAACTGAACCGATCACGGCTGAGCAACGTAAGACGTTCAGTAAGTATAAACTCTGGAAGGGTCCAAATGCAGCTAGCTAAATCTCTATACGAACTGAAAGAAGCGATGAGTAATTGCTACCAGTTCGAAACGATGAATATGTTGGATCACGGAAACGCGGTTCACGAGGCGTACCAAGAGTTGATTAATCAGCTTGAGGGTGGTGAGCAAATCATTGATCTTCCTCCGTAGATCGGAGAGATATATGAACGGACTAAACATTACATTAAGGATTTGAAGCAGTATCATATTTACCACGATTGCGGTAAGCATCTAGCTAGAGTCGTGGGAGAAGATGGTAAGCAACGTTTTCCTGATCACGCTAAGTATTCTTGTGCTCAATACTTTACGATCTGGCCGGACGATCTTGAGACGGCAATACTCATCTTAAAGGATATGGAGTTCCATACACTGAAGGGTGATGATATTGTTAATCTTTGGAAACATCCTCTAGCTCCATCCTTATATTTTACTGCTTGGGCTGAGATAATCGCCAACTGTAAGATGTTTGGTGGACAAGAAAGTACGAGCTTCAAGATCAAGAAGAAAGCGTTGATTAGCGCTGGGAAGAAATTCCCGTTGTAAAGAATTTGCCTGGCCACCATTGGACTTGCAAATGAAGACCGCTGAGAGGGATGATCGCGGCGCCAGTTCCCCGAAGTTACTGGTTCCCTCCTATATTTGCGAGCGTGGCGGAATTGGCATACGCAACGGTCTTAGAAGCCGTGGCCTTCGGGATTGAGAGTTCAAGTCTCTCCGCTCGCACCAAATTCTCAGGGATGGGAAGCGTTGACGACCGTAGCAACGTTAAAAATCGGTCTATGCCCTTGTAGCTCAGCTGGCCAGAGCGTCCGCCTTGTAAGCGGAGGGTCGGGAGTTCAAATCTCTCCGGGGGCACCAAGAATTTTAAATGGAACATAAATGAAGCCACTTTTTGATAATGTTGCCTTTACCGAAGTAAAGGTTGAAGCGCAAAGTACCACTCTTATCATCACGAGCACTAACACTGCCACTTATGGTAAGGTAATCGCTGTTGGTGATGAAGTAAGCGCCGGACTCATCGAGATTGATGATGTAATTGTTCCGAATTGGGCTGAGGCCAAGCGGACAGTGGTGGATGGCGAAACCGTGTTTCTTATTCGGGAATACGAGATTCTCGCAAAGATGTAAGTAAGATCAATTGCTCTATAGTTAAACTGGTTATAACACAGGACTTTGACTCCTGGATTCTAGGTTCGATCCCTAGTGGGGCTGCCAAATTTGAAGGAAATGCCGAAAGCAGACGGCTAGTCAGCGTTGAGTGCGTCAGAGCCTGTAAATCGATAAGAGGCGCAAGTGGGGTATGCTCCCACCCTTCAAATAATATGGAGACTTTAGCCGAGTGTGGCCTAGCGGCAGCGACCTTGAAAGTCGAAGGCTCAGAAATGGGTGTGTGAGTTCAAGCCTCACAGTCTCCGCCAAGTTTGTGTTCCCCGGTACACGTTAAATAAACGGGATATGGGCTTGTAGCTCCAATTGGGTAGAGCAACTGCTTTGCAAGCAGAGGGTTGTCGGTTCGAATCCGACCTGGTCCACCAGATTTCATACCACATCAGCTGGACGGCAGCCTCACAGCGCGCGGAGGCTAATCGGTTCGATTCCGATTGGGTTAAATCTAGGTTCGAATCCTAGGATGTGGGCCAAATATACTGCGTTCGTCTATCGGTTAGGACATCGGGTTTTCAACCCGGTAAGGCGGGTTCAATTCCCGCACGCAGTACCAAGTTTCAAAGGGTGAGTCGCCTAGTCCGGTCGATGGCATTGGTCTCCAAAACCAACGGAGTGAAAGCTCCCGCGTGGGTTCAAATCCTACCTCATACCGCCATACATAGTAGTTCATAGCCCCTCAGAGAAATCTGAGGGGCATTTTCTTTACCTACGATGTAAATGCGGGTATAATAGATGTATTATGCGACTGGAGAATAATAATGTCCGACATAACGAAGTGTGATGGAATGTATCATCAAGGTAAGAAGCAGGATGTTTGTTCCAACTGCTATCGAACCACCGCGAAGGACCATCCGTACCGGCAAACTTACTTCACTGTAGTGCCGGGTGTGATTAACAAAGAAGGTAACTTGGCTTGTAATTATCACTTGCCGGTGGAGAAGTGAATGGGAAGTAAAGTTGGTGTTGTGATCGGACGGTTCCGTGGGTTTCACAAGTTCCACATGGATCATATCATCCGGGCCGCGAGTGAGAATGACCGGGTGATGATCCTGATCGGTTCGAGCAATCGTCGCGTTTCAATCAAGAATCCGTTCACGTATTACGAAACGGTGGATATGATCGAAGCGAATGTCCAATCCGCGTATGTCGATGGTCGGATTTTGAGTGATGTCCGAATCGTGTATCGCCCGCTGATTGATGAGCCATATGACAACGATGCTTGGGCTGATCGTGCGAAGCAACTGGTGCACCCGTATGTTGATCATCCGAGTGATGTGACGGTGTATGGTTGCGACAAGGACGCATCTACATTCTACTACAAGTTGTTCCCGGAGTGGAAGCAATCGCTGACCGAAGTCGATGAATCCGACTTCTGCGCGACTCGGTTGCGGGAAGCTTGGTTTGAAGGTCTTCAGACGGATGTTTTCCTTCTGCGGTTCATCGAACAAGGTTTCATCAGTCGGGAAACTGCCGACTTCATGGATCGACAGTTGATTGATAGTAATCTCCAGAAGGAATGGCACTTCTACCAACGGGAAACTGAACGGTTCAAGGACTATCCTTTCCCGGAAACCCTGACCTTCAATTGCGGTGACGCAATTGTCCGTTGGCAAGATGAGATTCTGTTCATCGTTCGCGGCGCGGCTCCTGGTAAGGGTTGTCTGGCGCTGGCAGGTGGGTTCAAGAATCGAAACGAGACATTTGCTCAAGCCGCCGAGCGCGAGTTGTACGAAGAAGCCCGACTGAACATTCCGCCTGACGTGCTGGCGAAGTGTAAAGTCAAAGAGAAGCTGTTTGATGACCCTAGCCGTTCGTTGGGTATTCCGCGTGCGACTCTTGCAGTGTTGTATGATGTTACCGCGATGTTCGATGAGCGTCCGGAGGTCTACCCGGCTGATGATGCGGTTGGTCACCGTTGGGTCAAGATCAATGCCCTGGATGATATCCAGACCGAAAGTTACGATGACCACGTTTTTATGGTCAAGGAAATGTTGAAGTAATCTACCAAAGAGAAAAGAGAAACAAATGACTGTATCCGTTAATGATCTGGTTCCGGGCAACTTTATCCTCGCTTGTGATAGCTATAAATTGCACCACTTCGCAGAATATCCCGAGGGCACGAAGCTCATCTATTCAACTGTGGTGCCGCGCAAGGCTTCGTCGTATACCGATCGCATCGTGTCTGCTGGCGCTTCCCTGGTTGCCGCTGTTCTGGCAAACGTGCGTATCACTCAGGAAATGATCGATGAAGCTGAAGTTGAAGTCAACCAATATGGTTATGAGTTCAACCGAGCTGACTGGGAAATCATCACCAATGAGTATGATGGCCGTCTACCGCTGGAGGTGTTCGGCGTGGAAGAAGGCACGGTGGTGAAACCCAATACTCCGATCCTGGGTATCGTAAACTCGGATGAACGTTTCTTCTGGCTTGTGTCCTACGTGGAAACCGTCGTGCAGCGTATCATGTGGAAGATGACCACAGTAGCCACGATGAGCCGCTACTGCTACAAGAAGATTCAAGCGGCAATGCAAGAATCTGGGGCCGATATGAGCATGCTGGAGTATAAGCTGCACAACTTCGGTGATCGCGGCGCGGATGGTAACGATTCGGCAATCATTGCGGCAATCGCCCACGGATTCCTGTTCTCCGGTTCTGACTGCCTGCAAGCCAACGCCTATATCAAGGCTATCTACCGGACGTTCAAGCCGGTGTTTAGTTCGGTTGATGCTACGGAACATAGTGTGATGTGCTCACACTCAGATGCGGCCAATAAGGATGACTGGGGCGCTGCTGTAATGTCGGTTGAACGTCTGGAAGAAGCTGTGGCGCGTACCAAGCGAGGTATCGGTATTCCTCTCCAGTCTGTGGTGATTGACACCTATGACGATGAGCGTTTCGTCGGTGAATATCTGTGTGGTAAGCTGAGGGACCGTATTATTGCCTCTGGCGGCGTGATGGTTGCTCGCCCGGATTCCGGCAACCCGCTTACCAAGCCGATTGAAATCATCCGTCTGATCGATGAGAAGGTTGGTTCGACCAAGAACGACGCAGGGTATAAGGTTCTGCATCCCTCGTTCCGGGTTATCCAAGGCGATGGTATCAACCACATCAGTATTCCCCAGATCATCGACAATCTGCTGGCTGCTGATTACTCGATGGATAACCTGACCTTTGGTATGGGCGGTGGTATGACTCATGGTCCTGGCCGCGATGAGTTCTCATTCTCGATGAAGGCAACTGCCCGCTACGATGAGGAACTGGGTTGGGTAAATCTCCTGAAGGAACCCAAGACTGACTCCAGTAAGAAGTCGCTGTCCGGCCTGGCCCATACTGCATTGGTGAACGGTCAGATTGAAACTGTGGCGGGCAACGGGTTCAGCGTCTTCCGCGATACGGATGGATGGAAGATGTACTACTGTGATGGCGAACGGGAATATATCCCAACGTTTGACGAAGTTCGCAACCGCGCCCGTACCTAGGAAGCAGGTTCTTTTACTTCCTATCTTTATCTATCGATGTAACAAAAAAGCCTCCGGATTTCTCCGGAGGCTTTTTGCTTTAGGCACAGAACGTTAGATCAATACCAGTGATAGTACCCGTTACAGCAGTCACGTTACCGCGAACATATGCATACGAGTCGGTGGATGTATATCCAGCAGTCAATGTAGTGTTGCTCAAAGATAGGCTGGTTAGGTCGATCCAGTTAACATTGTCGTTAGAACCTTGAATCTTAACAGTCGCAGTGAAAGTACCTGTACCAGCAACAACGCCTTGGTAAGTACGAACATTCAAACGACCAATAACGCTTAGGCCGGCACCAGCAGATACAGTAGTAACAGCTTGTAGTAGGGGATTGAGTCTCTTAGACATTTTAGTTCCTTTAGTGAGATTCGATTAAACAGAAAGCCTTGAGATTTCTCTCAAGGCTTTCATACTTTACATCAAAGGGCCGAAGCCCATTTGATTAGTATAGGTTCTTCACAACTGCCTTACGGAAGAAGCCGTTTTCGCCTTGACCAAGACCACCACCAGTGGCAGGAGTGCCAGCAGCGTCTAGCTTGTAGAACGGGTTAGCCGAGATAGCGTAACGGGTCTTGAAGCCCATACGTGGGTTGAAGTTGTCTTCACCAACGGTACGGTACATTTCAAGCGGAGTGTAAGGGCTGTAGAAAATACCAGCGTCCATTTCGTTCGCACCCTTGTAAGCAACCGAGTAGAATTCACGGTCAGCATACGGGTCGATGTGCACGCGCATACCGTTTGCTAGCACGCCAGCAAAGGTAGAAGCAGTCGGGTCAACCTTAACCGAAGTAGCTAGGTTCGGGTTGTATTCTAGCACACCAGCCATAGCTAGGGCAGAAGCGACGTTCGGAGAAACTAGCAGACGATTACCCTTACCACGCTTAGTGTCGATAGCGATAGCGTTAGCGTCTAGTTCGATTTGGAACAATAGACCCTTCCAACGCTCTAGCATCCAGCGGCCATCGGTGTCGGCGGTAACGTCGAACACACCAGCCTTGGTAGCGCCAGTCGCGCCGTACTTGGCAGCGATAAGCATCGTACGGATGAACTCGCGGTTCATTTCAGCTTGGATTTCGGTCACTAGCATTTCGCTTAGGATCGAATCCACGTCTTGACCGTGAACAGCTTGCATGTCTTGACGTAGTTCGTGGGTGTAGTCAGCGTATAGACCACGTGCCTTTGCAGACACAGTCGTCTTTTCGATGCTAACAGCCATCTTAGCCCAAGTCTTGGTAGAACCAAGAGCTTCAGCTTCAGCAGTAGACATACCAGTACCAGCGCTAGAAGCAACAGCCGGGTCGCCAGTAGTCACGTAGTCTTGCGGAAGACCAGCAACAGTACCAGCTTGCGTACCCGCACCAGAGAATGCAGAGTTAGCTTCGTTGAACAGAGCTTCAGTACCAGTTTGCGAACCATAGCGCGAACGCATAGCGAACACTAGGCCGTCAGGAGTGTGTAGCGGTTGCACGCCGAAGAACTCCATGCTGATTAGCATTGGAGGTAGACGCTTGGCCATCTTGATTAGAACCGGAGACCAAGTGGCAACAGCAGCGCCGGTAGCGTTGCTAGAAGCAGCAGTTTCCAAAAGGAATTGCTGGTTATCGCGGCACCACTTCTCTTGGTTTTCCAAAAGACGGGCTTGAATCTTGGTTTGATTAAGTTCGGCGGCAGTCTGAGAATCCTTAGATTCAAGAACAGGCTTCCACTTGTTTAGCATTTCTTCAGTGACGATTGCCATTTGAATTTCCTTAAAGTTTTAACTAACAACTATATTTAGAAGATGTTTTGCAAACGCCATCCTCTGGTTCCAATCGAGTCATTACTCAATTAAGAATTTGTGAAAGGGAGGTTTGCGCTCCCTTTTGATTCCTATCTACTATCTATTTAGTTAGATTGAATCTCAAATAGGCGGGGAGGTTCACTCCCCGTGCGAACCTAACTTCCCGTTCGCTACAAAACTATTTAGACTGTAGATATTACTTGAACAGCTTCAGAGCTTCAGCCACTAGATCGGATTCGAAATGCGGAGCATACGTATCACGATTTAGTTCATAGGCTTCGCGTACCGGGTCACCCTTGTTTTCCTTCGGGGTTCCATTGTCACCTTCAGCAGAAGGAACAGCCGCGCCTGTTGGCTTGGTTACTAGTTCGCCGTCTTCATTCTCAGTGCCGGTAGGAGTAACCTTGTCGGAAACAACACCAGTGCTAGAAGTCACAGCGATAGTCGTACCATCAGCATTCTGAGTACCCTTGATGCCGCCAACAGCTTCAACCACTAGAGCGGCCTTAGCGCGGAAGTCATCTTCAGACTTGAAATCAAAGGCTTCGCATAGCTTAGCAACGCGGTGAGCCTGAGTATCTGCAAGACCTTCGGTAACTTGTTCGATAATATCCTTGATCTTAATTTGTACTAGCTGAGTCTGTGCTTCAACCAGAGCGGCCTTATCGGCTTCTGCTTGCTTAGCAAGTTCAGCATTTTGTTCTTGTAGCTTAACTAGTTCCTTACCCGCCGTATCACCGCTGAGTTCAATATCAGCCTTTTCAAACACGCCCTTTAGACCTTGTAGGAAAGATTCAGCGATTTGACCCTTGACTTCAGAATCAAGAGCAACTGCATTTTCCTTGGCCCATTCTAGGACGGTGGCTTCCACAACAGCATCAATCTTAGCAACAGCTTCAGCAGCGAAAGTTTCCTTGGCTTCTGTTAGCTTAACATCGAAAGATTCTTGTAGGGTGGCTAGTTCAACCTTAACACGCTCATCCACAGCGGCTTCGAAAAGAGTAGTTGTCTTTTCCTTGAAGTCGGTAGGTAGTTCAGCGTTTTCGAATAGTGCTTTAAGTAGTTCCATTTCAGTGGTTCCTTAATATCGGTTATATCTATTTAGATTGGCTCTATCAGCTTCTGTCGATCTGATGGATTTGGTTGTGATGAACAGAAAACTTGCTTCCGTCCTTGGTGATCACCCCATAACGCTTATTGCCTAGATCACGAGCAACAGTTTCCTTTTGCTTATGTCCAGCATCGTTAGTGTAGTGAATTGTGTCACCAACCTTAGCAGGTTCATGGGCCTTACCAGCAGCCGCAGCTAGGTGCTGATTAGCAGCGTATTCAGAACGCTCTCTAATATCATTGACTTCGGTGGATTCACGTAGCTTACCCTTGCTATAACTAGCAACGGTTTCTTCATGGTCATACCAATCGCTGACGTAATGCTTCCCGGTTTCTTTATGCTTGTTGACGTGCTGAACAACACCTTCTTTTTCGCTGGTGTGTTGAGCCATCGCATGAGCATAGGCTAGACGCTTTTTCTCATCAGCATTTTCCAGCATCAGATTAGCAAATGTACCCATTTTATTTAGCCTTCTTTAGATCGTGGATGTATTGTTCGAACAGTTCCAAGAACACAGCCATAGCCTTTTCTTGATTTGCCTTCTCAACCCAAATACCGCCTTCTTGGACCCACTCTGTGGATTCGCGTAGAGCGTTCATGTAGCAGATTTGTCCCGAAGGCATATCCACCGCATCAATGGCGTTCAGCATATAATCTTTAACAAATTTAGTCCCGGAACGTTCAACTACATTACCAAGACCGCGTGTCGACATGCCCATCTTGAATCCGGCTTCGACCAGCGATTTAATTTGTTGTCCGTGAATATTATTTAGTACGCGTGCTTTACCAATAACATTGTTGCCCTGCCATTGAAGAGATTCAATATAAACAGCAGCTTCTTTGATATTAGGGAACGGATACGTGGGGTGGTTCAATTCACCCACAGCACGGTTAGCTTGTACATAGTCACGCATGTAAGATTCTACAGACGCTTCCATCATAGCCTTTTCATAGATACGACCATTGCGGTTTTTCGCTTCGGTCATGATCATCGGACCTTCCAAATATAGAACCTTTCCGGACTCTGTATTCTCGGTCAAGGTTTCCATATTAGGCGCCCATTCGCGCAGTAGCATCATGGCTTATTCCCCTTTTGATTCAAAGAGAGAATTGGCTACAAACTTAGTCGTATCTGCGCGGAACTGGGCAGCGCGAGCATCCAACAGGGCGCGCAGCGCCGCCTTAGCTTCATCTACCTTAGTTGTTTCTGTAGAGAGAAACGATTTGATAATGTCTTGCTTTTCCATTTGAGTCCTTATTTCCGTGGAGGCGCAGGCGGACGAGTCGCCTTGGCCAATTTCACTTGAGCGTCGATTTGATTGTCATGGATGCCTGCATCGAAGTCGCGTTGGTCTTCGGGGTCCATGTAGTGTCCATCCTTCACTTCACTGTCGATCAGCTTTTGTTCATCCTCAATTTCTGACTCACTCATACGCAAAATCTTACGTTGAACAGTTTTCTTTGAGAAATACTTGCCGACATACGGATCAGCCTGATCAAGAGCCGCTAGGCGGTTCTCCATGATCTGGGCTTCTTGTTCTTCCTTCACAAATGTGTCAGAAGCATATTCGAAGGTTAGCAGAGGTAGAACGAATTCATCCCAATCATCAGCAGTTGTGATGCCCTTCAAGATTAGCTGAGTGCGAAGTAGATCAATGAATAAGTTGTTGAAACGGCGACGTAGGCGCTGTACAAACTTATTGAACTTGATTTCATCCCGGTTGATTTCCGTAGCACGGTTACCAATCGAAATGGTCGCTTCATTTTCTAGTCTTGACTTAGGGACATTCAGGCTTTCCAAAAGACGCTTTTGGAAATAACGCAAGTCCTCAATTTGGTTCAGGTTCTCACCGGCAGGTAGAGTGGTGATTTCTGTACCACGACCGCCCTCACGACGAGGCAGCCAGTAGTCTTCCATCATAGACACTTGATGAGAATTGCCCTTTACTTTACCTGTGTTACCATCATACACCAATTTAGTCCGATATTTATTGATCAGACTCATCATGTATTCTTCAGCACCCTTCTTAGGCAGTGAGCCAACGTCCACATAGAAAATACGACGTTCAGGCGCGCGTGTAATCCGGTAGATCACCGCTGCATCCTCTAGCATACGCAGGTTATTAAGGGGCTTCCTAGCCTTTTCTAGATGGCCTAGGATAACGTTTCCAGAGTCACCCGAGATAATACCGCTGTGAACGAATGCGACCGAATCTAGGCTCATTTCGAGAGCTTGGTGCACGCGCGATCCGAGACTCAGACGGTTCCCGTTTCCAGAACTGGAAGCGTTAGCAAATGTTGGGTCATATAGGAAGTAAGAGCGCGAGGCAGTAATGCGGTCAATCTTAGTTGCCGGATCAGTCTCGGTCTGAATTTCCTTAATCTTCTTGATAGCACGTGGATCGAGATTCACCAACTTCAAGATACCCTTCTTAGGCTTATCCGGGTCGATGATCTTGTGGTAGTAGAGTCTACCATCCACATAGAATTGCTTGTAAATTTCGTAAGAGCGAAGATCAAAATTAAGCATCCGCATCAAAGAATCAAACTCTTTGGTGATCTTATCTTTCGTCTCATCAGAAACGTTTTCAGATTCCTTAATTTTGATTTCTACGGGATACTCATCAGCATCGGACATAACAGCTTCGTTGATGATATCGTCAATTGCCTTGTCCACTTCAGAGTGAACGGACATAGAGCGATATTCATTAATGACTTCTGCTTGATTCCGTAGATCAAGTTGGTTGGTGTAACCAGAAGCATAGTAATGACTTACATCAACAAGATCGGCTGCATCATCGTTGTCGACCGCTACCAGTGTCTGACGTTCGATGATTTTTTGTTCTTCTTCGCGTTCCGGATTCTCAACTTCTGCCCCTAGGAACAGACGAGCGAATGAATTGCGAAATGATGATTTAGCCATAATTGCCCTTGTTAAACTTGTTACTAGTATTTAGGAGGGACCACAAAGTCCCTCCCGTCATACTAATGCATTATAGCGTGATGTTCGGCTGTGTGTAAGACACATAGCGGAAAGTTACATCGTATTGCGAGTAACCATCCATTTCACCAGAGTCCATCGACATCTGGCCGACCGTAGCGGGCCATGCGTCGTGTAGCAGGTAAGTCTTCGTCACGGTATCATTTACGTCCAACAGTTCAAGTTGGATATCGTTCATGATCAGATCAAGGTCAGTCAGACCCTTGTTAGAATCAGAACCATTGATGTTTTCAGACCAACGTAGGAATGCGTTGTACACATTCATATCGTTGACGCCGATAAACGTCACAGTGAATTCTTCATAGGTACGATCCCCAGGGATCGGTAGATTACGACCACCCCAAGTAAGATCAATAACACCGACCTGAGAAGGAGGGGTATTAGTGGTACGTGCTAGCAAAGAAGCTTGTTGTCCGTCAGCGCCCGAACCGGCATAGCCAGGGAAGTTGACTGTGACACGCCAACGGTTCGAACGAACTAGACCAGACTTTACAGCTTGGCGCAATTGAGAAATCTGCATGTTTAATCCTTATTTAGTTGAAGGGGATTTCTCCCCTTCGTTCAATTATTCGCTTTCGGTGAAGGCCACGTCCGGACGAATTGCAGATAGGTTTAGCACCACCCAGTTGATAGAGTATGTCGGCTTCAATAGAAGCTGAACCACCATCTTGTTCTGTAGTCGTGTTTCACCATCGTTGTTCGTCTCGTTACAGATAACGCGGAAGTCCTCAAAGGCGCGGCGGTTCATCATGTTACGAAGGAACGGACGAGCGGCGTTCACGAATTGCGAACGAGTTTGCTCATCGTTAATTTCGAACAAGTAGTAACGAGCCATAGCAGCCACAGATTGCTTCGCAACGATGAAGGCCCAACGCACGTTCACGCGGCTGAATGCCGATGGACGTTGAGTTAGCGTCTTATCACCGAATAGAACGATACCCTCAGCAGGGAAGGTAACGATGCTATTGATACCGTAAGGGTACAAAGCATTGCGATCTTCTTCAGATGCAGACCAAGCCATCTTAGTGTAGTTCTTATACTTACCACGATTCAGACCGGCAGGAGAAATCCACGGGTCTTGGTTAACGAATGTGCGACCGAAGATACCAGCCGTGCCACCCGTTGCAGGAATCCAGCGGTATACATCGTTGTACTTATCGTACATATAACCCCAGTTATCCACTGCGAAACCGTAGTTAGAATCCTTGTTTAGACGATTCAGACGCCAGTCACGAACAGCAGCAACTTCACCACCCTTGTTGTTCACAACGTCAGCCATACGCGGAGCCACGAACGGCATGCAGTCACCACGGGTTTCAGCCACGTCGATGATTGCCTTTTGTTCGGCTTCGGTTACGTCAGGAGCGATAAGGAACTGAATGTCGTAGGCTTCACGGTTGCTCAATAGTTGGAAACCAGTAGAAACCGTAACAGTTTGGTCATCCACACCGCCTGTTAGAGTCACAGTACGTGCAGATAGAGCAATACTCTTATCAGCAACGCGAATGTACTTAGAACCTTGGTTGATCGCATCAGCAAAGTATTTCACAGTGCCATCCGCAAAGCGAGCAGTAGTCACGCCTTCCATCAACTCATACGTTTCTAGCACACCGCCTAGGCTACCTGGGTCAACGATGTCGGTCGTGAAAGACAAACCAACTTGCGTTGCTGGGGCGGGGGTGACAGCAGAGTACCCAGCAACCTTTTCTGTGTAGGTAACGATATTACCAGAAACGGTCACGGTATCGAATAGTGCTAGGAAACCGGCAGTTGCTCCGATCTTAGCAGCCACTTGAGCAGCCGTATCCGAAGCAGCAACTGTCACAGGAACGCCGAAGATAGTCAAAGACGTACCCGAGGCAGTACCAGTAACAACTAGACGTTCCTTTTGCTTGCGAGCAGCAGTTCCGGTCCAATAACCAGTCGTGTCCACAACGGCGATGTTATATTCTTCTGCTAGCGGAGCATAAGTGAAGCGGTTGGCTAGCTCGTGTCCAACGAACGTGGAATTGCTCAATAGAACAACCGATAGGCCGTTACCAGCCGTACCAGGGAACTTAGCAATGAAGTCAGCGCCAGTTAGCGAAGCGTGTTCAAATGCATCGTCGTTCTTGATTAGCTGAGCAGTTTGTCCAGTGGGGAAAGCATTCCGCGCAGTTGTACCAACTTGACGAACTACATAAGCAGTGTTCATGTAGCTGAAGAAGTCAAGCAGCGGCATCACATACTTGTATGTTGCGTTATCTGGAATACCGAACTTCGTGGTGAATTCCTTTTCGCCATTTGTAATTAGGGTCGGCGTGTCCACCGGACCCCATTGGAAAGCACCTGCAATAGCGCCAACTTTATTGGCCACCTGCAGGGTATATAGGGTTTGATCGTCCTCAGAAGTAAGGACGGCTGGTGACAAGAATAGCATTATCTTTCCTTTATCAGTGTTAATGTGTAACCTAGTAATATTTAGATGACTACGTGTTCATCCATTCATCAAACGTCATCACCTTATTCTCGGTTACGTTCATAGAGTATCCACCCACAACATCTTGGTACTCTTGAACTTCCTCGTTTGCTCTTTCGATGAAGCCGAATGGCAGGATTTGTTCCATCGCTTTATTGACGTTTCTCTGATATAGATCAACAACAATATCGCTACCGCAGTATTCATTGAATAGCTCAGATTTGATGAACCAAGAGAACAATACCAAAGGCATAACGGTATCGTCATGGCACTCTTCATCCGCCTCGTAGCTTGCGCCCTTAGCAATGAATGTTCCCAATTCCTCGATGGTCTCTTGGTCCTCAATAACCAAATACTCATTTTCGAGTAGAGTCTTGAGGTTAGAGCAACCGATGGATTTAACCTTCTTGGTAGTCCGCACGCCAGGTAGTGCCTGATTACCCTTACCGCCTTCACGCAAGCCGCCGATTGCGCGCTCAGAGTTTGACGTCAAGATAACATTCTCATATTCCAATTCGTAATACAAGATGTAAGTAACCTGACCACCCACGTCGTTGTTAGATTCAACGAGTGCTGGACAATTACCATAGGACATACATATATTTAGAATGGTATGCGGGAACAATAACGGACTAATATTGTTGTTTCTGTACTTGGCTACAATACGATATGGATATTCGGTAACATCCAATACGGTACAAACAGAGTAGTCTAGACCCAAACCTGCGGCCGGGTCAGCAATTGCAATATAACGTCTTGGTTTATCCTCAGCGGTTAGCGGAACTGGAACGGTGATCATCCGTTCGCCCTTCTCATCTTCCGGATCAGCAACTTGAACATACTTGTGCTGATATTTCAGATATACCTTCAGGTGTTCATCTTCTTCAAGAGGATTCATCCACTCCATCCGTTCCAGAACTTCGGTTGGGATTAAGGTGCCTGACGAACCTTGGAACTTACAAGCAAATTCCTGTGCGAAACGAGAGTAACCAATATTAGCAATCGTTTCTTCCTTCCACTTCTCATCCCGCTTTGGATGTGCATCCCATAAGACTTCCAATCGAGTGTAGAAGTTGCGATTGGCTAACGAATCCCGCCAAAGCATATAGAACATCCCACGAGCACCACGAGGCGTCGTGGTCATAATAACGCGCGACGCGCTACCAGACGTAATAACCGGATATGTGGATTCGTAGAAAGTCAAATCGTTTTCAATAAACGCAGCCTCATCGATGTAACAAAGGTCAACAGAGCGACCACGAATACCAGAGGCAGACGTGGCGGCAGAGAAGATGACCGATCCGTTATCAAATTCAATACGACGCTTATTATAAACCTTCACACCGTGTTGTAGGAAGAAAGGCAAGTATTCAAAGGCCATCCGAATACGGTCCATGATTTCCTGAGCCTGTTCACCCTTATTAGCCAACACAGCAATTGTCTTAGTCGGATGGAAGATGGCGAACCATAAGATAAACGCTGCCATCGCTGCCGTCTTACCCATCTGACGCGCGGTCAGCGTTAGACTAAAACGGTTTTCCGCGTACATCTTGATCATTTCCTTCTGATACTTGAACAGACGGAATGGGATGATGCCCTCATCCAGAGAAATAATACGGCAATAGTTCTCGATGAAGTAGATTGGATCGGCTTCGCAACGAGCGGCTTCCAGAATGTGCTGAACAGTTAGTTCAGATTTCACGAAAGCCTTCTTGATCAGAATGTTGCCATTATAGGTGTCCCGATAAGGTAGGAAGATGTCTGGGAGCGGAAAGGTGTGACCGCCTCCATCTTTATATGGAGCAAATTGAACGTCTTTCTTACTCATTATCAATCACCTCAGCTGGAATTGAATTTAGATCAATCGTGTTAGGATCAACACCATCCTTAATCATCTTCAACACATCTGCCAGAGAGGCGCTGTGTGTCGTGATGTTAAGGTTGTTAGTCACACCACCAACCTTCTTTGCAGCCTCTTGAGCGGCTTTCTTCTCAGCAGAGATTTCTTTGTAAATCTTCTGCATCTCAAGTAAGTCCTTGGATAGTCCGCGCATCGTCGTAGCGAGTTCATTGAAGACTGTGTAAGCCTTCGGATGCTGCGTTTCGATTGCTACATCCAGGGCGCCCTGTAGCGCGCTGCCGGCCATATCGATCAACGTGTGGGTGATATTACGAGAAGTAATATAGTCATCACGAATGTCTGAGTTTTCAGTCTCAGGAATTGATGTTGCGATCTCTTTGGGGACGAATGGAATAATGGCGCCGCCACGAGCGCCAACCACTTCATCAGATTCCGCATCTTCAAATGAGGGGACATTCTTAATCTCAATCCCCTTGTTCTCTAGCATCCCTAGAGTCTCTTTCAATCTTTCAGACATTGTACTCATTTTATTCCCTTATTATTGTTAGTCTGCAGGGGCGGATGCAATACCATCCACTACCTCCGTCAGTTTGGAAAGTACACCTTGCTCTTCAGTGATCGTACCTTGATCCGTCACCGACAATTGGTCAGTAATGTTATCGAACGAATCACCCCATTGGATATCCACTTCGTTAACAACAATACCAGTCAGGGTTCGCTTATAGATGAAACCCTTTAGTTCAAATACAATTTTCCATTCGATCAAACGTTCTTGCTGTTCGTCATCGAAGTTGTCTTCCATCGTTACTTCTTGTACAGAAATGATGATGTCTTGTTCTACGTCCACACCTGTGGTATCTTGGATAGTCACAGATAGGTTGCCATCGAATGCCGGGACGATTTGCTCAACGATTTGAGTCATATCATCCGTGTTCTTTGTTCTGATCTCTAGTTCAAATAGAAAGCTGTAAGGCACCCTGTTAAACTGATAGTTTCGCTTTCCAGCCGCGTTGAAAGTCGGATTCTGGATACGGTTCATCGGGTTAGTCTTGCGGCTAACGTCCTTGTAGAAATTATCTAGCTTGAAAGCCATCGCAGGGAGAATCCGGCCGATCTGTTTAATCTCGCGGGAGGCATCCTGTGGAGCCTTCAAGTACATATTACCATTACCGTAGCGGATAGGCACCTTGATGAATTCTTCTTTAGAACCATCATCCGCGACGCGACGAATATATACATCCTTGAATAAGGAACCGAACAGGGCGACATAACGGCGGATGGAGCCGTGGTAGAAGTAATTATCCAATCCAAATAGTGCGCTCATATCGTTCCTTAGAAACCGAATGTCTCATCGTCTTGAACCGGAATGCTGGACTGAATAACGTCCTGGATCGCTTCCGATTCATCTTGTTTACGAGCTGGGGCAATACCCAACAGCTTCTTAATACCTTCATCGTCTAGATCACCCACAGTGGTGAGTTCGTTGAAATCGCTTTCCGGATTCTCAATTTCCTCGTGACTGTAGTTGAATAGCTTACAAACCAAACGATATGAATAGTTCTTACCGACTTGGTAATACTTCAGATCCATCTTCACCTTAGTGATAGTCCATAGGGAATCAGACATCCCCATATAGATCAAATCACCTTCACGAGGACGGTCAATTCCAGACTCAGCAAGTTCCAAACGGAATCTACGTGAACCAACTTGGAAGATAGTCGCATCGACTTTCCCAAATCCGAATTCATCAAACACATCACCGTTTCCGTTAAAGTGTTCCACGGACTCTAGGAACATAGGCAAGTCGTATGCGTCCTTGAACTGGGACATTGACGACTCACCAAATAGTTCATCCGGGTTCAGCATATCGCGTAGGATATAACGGACAGGAACCCCGCGCTGCTCGATTGCCTCTTCCACGAGGTCAGCAATCAAGTCTTGCTCATTGGGCCTCTTAAAATCGCCCATCAAATTCATCGCCATGCTGAATCTCCAAATATATATTAGTTATTTAGACTGCCACGGGGGAGTCGGTTGAGAATACTCTCCAAGCGCCTGCGCTGAAATACACTGGAACTCCGGTTCCTGCTCCAGCACCTTGACCAACCTTTCGACCATTAGTTGCGAAAGCAATCGTGCCCTCTGAAGCGTCAGTCGGTAGATTCGCCACTGTGTAGGAACCAGACTTGTCCAACTTGTTCTTAATCGAAGCTAGGATCAGGTCGATCTCAGGACCGCTGAAAATTGAACGATAACTCATAATCACCCCATGAAGAAGTCAACAGGATTTTGATATAACATATGGTCTGTGATTCTATCGAACTCAGCCTTGCCTTCATCAAAAATCTTCTGTCCGTCTAGCGTAACACCGCCTGGTAGAACAACCTGACCAAACTTCTTCAGAATATTACCCCAGATAACCTTACACTCAGCCACAGCCAGTTCCTTGAGGACTTCATCATCCCAAAGATCAGTAGCCGGAATCACGTCAGATGGATCAATACCTACATCAGCCGCCTCAGGATCAACATTCTCATACACGCGTAGTGCAAGAACATGACCTTCAATTAGACCGAACGAAGGAATCAACCGACGTTGATATCTCACAAACTCAAAGTTCTTCGGAGGTGATACGATCAGTTGTGTGTGATATAGACGTTGCTTCATCGTAACGAAATCCACTAGGGAAACGTTGTTGAAGCGTTGAGCGGCCATAAACGTCTCACGAGACATCTGATATTCCGCAGTAGCAAAGCTCAGATCACTTAGAGAAGTTCCGCTTGGCAGCACCTCAACCACAGCATCAATCGTCCGAGGAATGCTGATGAATCCTTGAGTAACGTCTTGAGCGGTGATAGTGTAGATGTAGTGATTCTCATACGAGCCGTAAGGGCTGTACTTGAAGAAGTGACGCAAGGCCGTATCAATCGCCATATCAAGATGTTCATCCGATAGGTTTACATTGATATATGGGTGACCCAGCTCCAATAGAATTTTGTGCTTTAGTTCAGCACGTGATTGAACTCTCTTCATTTGCCATCGTCCTTATTGTTCTTTAGATACTGAAGAATAGCATTAAGCGTTTCCTTAATATCGGTTGTATCTTGTTCTAGTTTATCCAACCTAGTCTTCGTGTCACTAACCGCGCGGCGCCTGGCCATGTAAGCCTGATAAGCCTCTTGATCAATATTTTCGATAACGTTGGCTTCAGTACGTACTAGGTGCGGTTGGTCTTTAACTCGTTGCATTCAAATCTCCTGTGGAAATTGGGGCTGAGTTTCCTCAGCCCCTCTTTCTTACTTATTAAGCAAATGCTAGCGTCCGGATATCAGACAGAGCAGGTGGGTTATTGTTGTCCCCAGTCAACTCAATCTTAATCTTATAACCAACGAAGTTTCCACTCAAGTGATATTCATACTCGATAAAGCTTTCGCTGTTCGTCACCGGAGATACCGGATTCAACTCAACCCAGGCCGTCGCTTGAACGTCTTGGTCGGCAGAGTCGATTTCCTTCAAATAGAGCTTCATACCAGCAGATCCAGGTAGTTTAGCACCAATGTAGAAACGAGCCTGCGTAGTCGGGTTATTGAACTTAATGTCCGTAGACACATAGTTGAATACCTTCTTAGTTGTATCCACTCGGTTGGTTACTAGAATCGCGTTGATACCTGAGCTTTCGATACACGGAGCCAAGTTATCGGCCACCACGTTGAAAGTAGCACGTAGTTGAACATCGCCAGCTTGTCTTGCAACACCTTCAGCGGGTACGAAGTTATCAGCCATAGGGTTGAACTTAATCCAACCCGACTTCACGCGAGTCGCTTGAGAAGCATACTGATATTCCCAAGTGATTTCCGAACCATCCGGAACAAACGTTGTTACGTTACCCACAAACACGTTAAACGGATAGTTCGCAAGAGCTGTCATTGCAGTACCACCGATGGTTCCGGTTGCAGTAGCAGCTGCCGATCCTTGAATTGTAAACGTGTCGATGTCGGACGTCAGAACAGTCTTTTGGATTCCGTTGATCGAAACCGCAGTGATGCCGTTTCCGGTCACCAAACCATTCAGAGTTACCTTATCACCAGCCTTCAAACCGTGGGACTCTAAAGTTACCACTAGGTTATTAGACCCGCTTGTTGTTGCAACAGCGTTGAACGGTAGCGGAATCGCCACAGGAGCGAGACTGTCGAACGTTACGCTGCTCGTGCCGGTTGCGAAGCTAGCACGATAAATATCAAACTTCAAATCCGCAGTCTGATCCGGGTTCCAAGTAGAACTATTCGAAGACGTCAAGAACACACCAGTGTATGCTTGCTTAGATAGAGCCATATTCGAACCGATAACGTTTTGTCCTTGACGAGCGATATATACGTTATACGATTGGGTATCTGCTAGTAGCACTAGCGCATATTCCGATCCTTGTTGCAGATAGATCGGGTCTTCAAACACGAAGTAAGTTGGCACAGAACCATCAGCCGATACATTCACCGAACTTGGGTTTAGCGTCACCGTCGCAATAACAGTAGAAGAAGGCAGGCCAGAAGTAGCCGTGCGCAACTGTAGAGTCACTGGAACGTTTGCATCCTTCGTAGAGAAGTAAACCGCAACCTTAGTGGCGAATGATCCGCCAGTCGATGGCATCAAGAACGTCTGAGCAATCGGGTCAATGTAGTTCACTCCACCAGTTTGCGTCGTAGAGGCAGTCAACACCGTAGTGTTAGTCACCGTTACTTGACGCGTTTCGGAAACGCCACCAGACGAGAACGTTGTCGAACCGCTAGAGGTCAACACATTCGGATCATCAGTGTTAGATGGGTCATCCGTAAGCTTCAATACCGAAGTACCAACCTTGAACTTACGGTCAGCGCGACACGGCACTAGGAAGTAACCAGTCAATGCGCCATTCGCATTAGTGTATAGAGCATCCCCATAGTTACCTCCTTGCGGAGCGCAGTCTTGAGAGATATTCACACCGTCAAAGAACGGGTACAAGCGCGTGAACGGTCGGAAGCCAACACAGTCAATTGTGATGACGATAGACCGCATATATGGCTCCAAGTATGAAGACACGTAATTATCAGTAGACGAGCTAAATGTCTCGCTATTGATAGTTGTTTGATATTGATACTGAACATACTGATCGGTTCTCCAACGCTTGTGACCGCCCAGCATATCGTATGTCGTCTTTTGCCAAGAACCCCAGAAGGTTTGCGCTACAGCACCGCCGGTGTAATCCAGAGTGTTGTTTACGATGATAGGATCAAGATACTTAACATCCTTCCAGTAATCACGATCAGGAGTCAACCGCACCGTACCCATCCACGAAAATACTGCGTATGGGTTGATGTTGATAGTCGTCGTCGCATAAGGCTGAGACACTGCCTTCACTTCCGTGTAATTCGGCATGAACACACGAGTCTTCTTTCCAGCACCGCTAGTTGCACTAACCGCGAAGTCCACGCCGTTTTCAACAAACATAGGACGCAGCCAGTTGTTATCTAGGTCCATCGCAGCCGCCCAATCCTGGTTTAGAGGATCAGCCATGCGGAAGTCAGTAAAGCCATCCACTGCGAAACCGTTCTTAAAGCGATTATTTCCTGTAACGGGGTCTAGCACCTCAGTCTTATTCGTCTGCGATTCTAGAGCCGATAGAGTGGTGTAGTACTCAACATTAGCGATACGAGCCTCCAGCTTACCGATGTCACGCATCGTATAGCGGCGATTATCCACAGACTTCACACCGACCTCAGAAACCTTGGCTGTGTAAGCAGATAGATATAGCTCATACAACTTCATCGAATCTGTAGGCACCTCAGGAGCAATAGGGCTTAGGCTAGGAATACCACGAACAGACTTGAACTCGCCATCAGCATTCACGACGATGATGTCGGTACGAGGCAAGTAGTACGTAATGTCTGCGCGGATGGTATCACCAGGCTTAATCACTTCACCGAATACGGTTGAAGAAGTGAAGTTACCGGCGGCATCCTTTAGTGGGCGGAAGTCGATATAATCGGCTAGGTTGTTACCACCATAGGTCGAAATCTGATTACGAGTCAAACCGCTGTAGGAGTCAACCGAGAAGTAGTCACCAGCAGAATGGGCAAAGTAACGATACGTCACCTTAACAGTGCGGATAATTAGGTTGCCATCTGCAGTCTTCAGCTTACCGTTTTCATACCAGTTGTCCTTCTGACCATTATCAAACGTGAACAGCGACGTGATATCAGCATCAGTCGTATTATCCTTAACCGATATCACATCATAGATGTCAGCCTTGCTGAACGCTTGTTGATTCGTATCCGGGAAAGCGATAACTTCATCCGTCACAGTCAACAGAGTCTTGGTCTTCTGAGTCGTCTGGCTCTTCAATACCGGAGCAATAACCTTAATCGCTTGGCTAGCAAAACCAACCCCCAGATTAATATTCATCGTCGTTCCGACAATCGTACCGCCTAGCGTGATGCTAGTGGTCGGATCGAACTGAGTACCAACCGAAGCTGCGCCTGTTAGGGCGATGAAGTAGTTAATTCCATCAACAGCACCGAAGAACTCATTGGCTCCTACTGAAGCCGATACTTGACCAGATGAGTTAGTCGTGAGGTTGAACGTACGCAGTACCGTGTAAGACGTATCACCACCCACACCAGCTTGGAATAGAGACTTCACCGAAGGCACCGGCAGCTTGAATAGAAGCGTGCTAGTATTCGTGCTGTACAGCACGGCAGGGTTGTCCACGATGTCGCCAGTAAACAAGCTAGAAGAATCTGTATACTTTACCGAGCGGACGTCAGTGATAAACTTGGCGCTATTCATCTTCACATCGAAAATATATAAGCGATAGTTCGAGCCATCACGACGGATCGCGCGAACACGCGCCGTACCGACTTGAGCCGTTGTTGCGTCTAGAAGCAATAGTTGCTTCTTAATGTCGATGTCCGGTAGAGACTTAACGTTGGTCAATACTAGATATTGACCATAGTCAGCAGTGTACGCCGCGTTGTTCAAAAACGCAGTATCACGCGCCTTATCAACCACAACGTTTTGAATACCGATATTCTCTACGCGATAACCCTTCACGTAACCGATACCAGGCTTCATAGCCGCAACTAGCTTAGTCTCATCACCGCCATTAGCAGATTCATAGACACCGCCGTTGTTACCAGACTTCAAATGTTCCTTAACGTCCACACCGAAATCATTCACCACGTAATCGCCGTTGGTCTCGTAAGTCCGTTGGGCGATGGCTTGCTCAATGATAGAGTAGCTGGTGTAGTCGATCTTATCTGATAGACCACCTTGGTCGAAACGAGCGATTTCAATGAAGTCGCTATCAACCACATCAACACCGATACCAGCCAGAGTCAAGACGATCTTTAGACGCGATGCGCCGGCAGCATTCTCATTCGGGAATCCATTGGCGTTAGAGTATAGTGATACGTCATCATCCGCAGTCACGATAGTTTCAGTGACCTTGAAACCGACCTTCAGTGTGGTGTCAGTTGTATATTTCGACACCACAAAGTCTTGAGAATCGGTGCGAACGAACATACCGCGCACGAAATAGATACCGCTTTGAACCTTAACCCATTGACCTTGACCCAATTCATCAACCGCCGCTAGAGCAAGAGGTTGTTCAACTTGACTTGAGTTGTAGAAGAATAGAGTGATGGTTTCCCCAATCCCAAACTTTTTCTCTTGGTTAGTACCAGGGGTGATTAGGTCCATGAATAGAGAAACTGGATCTGTGCTAGTTGCGTCAAACGTCTTAGCGACCTTGAAAATCACACCAGAGGTATTACCCTTGGCATATAGATTTTCCGTGCCTGCGAAATCTGCGTAAGCCGAACCCGAATTCATCGTGATCTTCGCGTAGTCCTGCGCTTCGATTGCCTTGATACCGCCCGGAACAACCATCGCACCTTCTGTAAATAGGTGCTTTCCTAGTCTCTCAATCTGAGACTGTAGAATGGTTTGAGCTTGAGTCAATTCTCGGGCTTGTACAGCCTTACCAGCGTTGAACAGGATACGGTGGTAGTTCTTGCTCTCATCGAAGTCATCGAAGATTGGAGAAATATTCGTATTTGTCTTTTGCATATCTTATCCTAGGAGGATGGTGAATTTATACTTCGTCATACTTTTATTTAGTAGATAAGCAAAAAATGGAGAACCGAAGTTCTCCATTCCCATTAAGCAGCGATGTGATGCGTTGCTTCTGTATAAGTTAAAGGCCAACCAACAGACGTGTCGTAGTCTTCAGGAGTCGATGAAGCGATAAGTTCTTGACGCTTTTTTTCAGCAAGAGCGAAAAGAGCAGCATCCATATCCTTAACAGCTTGATTTACCTGATATGCAGTCTTGATTGTTACCGGAACGAACTGACCGGACATCGTCTTCCATAGAAGATTCTGTCCCAACATCGGGATAATGGTTGTGTCCGGAGAACCACTAACTTGCATATCACGAGCAGTGTCCTTAATACCAAGCCATTGAATCCGGCTTGTATCATCGGTGTGGAACCAGTAGTACCCCACTTGAACACCTCCAGCCTTACGACTATCGCGTTGAATCTTGATATCACTCCACTTACGATCCTTTACAGCATCTGATGAAAAATTTATATCTGGATCAGGACGATTACCATAATCATACCAAGTCTGATATGCTTGATAATCAACATTTCCGTCCGAAAGAGGGATGTAAGCACCGTCGGACATTCTAAGAATTCCAACAACCAACCCAGATTTTTGGTCTTTAATTTCTTGATACATTTGCTAGTGTCCTTCATCAATACGCTTATTTAGAATTCCGCACTAGCCGACCAAGTAAGCGTGCCGACACCAGTGTTGTTGGCCCCATTGGGACTATTAAATTCCATCATCAATTGGCGGGTGCTGGGGTGGTTGCCAAGATTGGAAGTATACCCCACCCCGGAGAAAGCCGATGGTGTAACGACCACCGTTGGTACAATCCGCATTATTACCGGGAATGTGACAGGAGAGGTCAACGCGCTGTTAGCTGCATACGTTGAAGTGTTCACCAGATCAGTGCCGCTACAGAAGTAACGTTGGCAAAGCAACAACTCTAGACCAGGTGGGCGAACTTCAAACAGACTATCCACCGTACCAACTTCAATCTGAACTTGAGAGAAGTCGAAGGTGCCGGACTGTTGACCTAGACTTGCAGTACGAGCGGCCACGCTGGAGCCAGCATCCATCCAGAAGATGAACTGGAGACTATCTGTATTCGCTGTCCCCAGCGTCTTACCTGAGATACTGGGTAATGCCACTTGGACTTTGAACTTCTTCCAGACAGTAGTCAGCGGGATAAGTTGAGAACCGAGTCCAAGGACTGCTGCACTGCCACCGGCGCCGAAGTTTTGAATAAACTCAATTGCGATATTTTTAGCGGCGTCAGCTTTAGCCCAGAATGTCAGGGTTACAGTCTGTCCAGAGAATTGCGCAACACCTTCAATGGCTTGTGAAAGGTATGAGTAGTTACCGGCCCCAGCCACAGAAGATACGCCCACGCGATGAAAATACCTAGGACCATTCGGAACATCAGTTTGTCCAACTACAAACGCTTGGGCAGAAATAGAGGTAGATGTACCGCTCGCGCCGTTATACCAACGGTCTGCTAGATATGCGTTGTTAACTGCATTACTAAGTGAACCACCACGTTGCCAGATGTCGAAGTTGCCGTTGATGATCTTGTTACGGAACATCAGAGATTGCGTACTGAATAGTTGGCCTAGACTTGCCAAATTTTGTGCTGTAGACATAATTATCCTTTATAGTTCTGCCGAAGCGTCAACCCACATACTGCTTCCAAGTACAGCGAAATTTGGAATACTAGATAGAGTCATACCTGACGCAGAAAGGGCACAGAAATTAGATTGATTGATAAGTCCAACACTCATAGTCCCAGACGATACGCTATGATATACAACTCCCACAGATCCCATAGTCCACTGCGTGGCGGTAGGACCGGCTGCCCCTGAGTAATTAGCCCCAACAACACCGCTTGTTAGCATACTTGGAGTCGCGCGCATTTGCACCAGCAATGGAAGAATAATAATGGCCGAGTTTGTGGCCCCTGATGTGACCGCTAGTTGTAACGGTGATGACCCATCACTTTTCCATCGCATGTAATATCGCTGACACATTTGTAGCTCTATCGAAGGCGGTCTATATTCAAACTGAGTTGCGTATGTTCCTGCCTCAACTTGAATTTGTGCAACATCAAACGTACCTGACTGTTGACCTAGGCTGTTGGTACGAGTGTTATAGGTGCTCCCTGCATCAAACCACAAATTAAGGGCGAGATAATCATCCCCATTCGTTCCTAAAGTCTTTCCTGAAATACTCGGGATAAGAACGCTTGTTGTGATTTTTTGCCATGTAGAAGTGACTGCAAACTTACTCGCGCCGATACCAGTCTCAGCAGCGGATGGTGAACCGCCTGTCCCATAGCTTCGTGAGAACTCCACAGCCACTGTCTTTACAGAGTCTGCTTTGATCCAGAAAGATACAGTTGCATACTGCCCCGCTAGTGTTCTGGCACTCTCGATGCGTTGAACTAGCTGTGCAAAGTTATTAGCGCCAGCGGAACTGGCCACAACACTCCGGTGGAAATAGCTTGGCTCTCCAGGTACATCAGTCTGTCCAAGAGTAAAGGTTTGACGTGATGGCGCAACGGTTGTGCCTCCAGCTCCATCAATCCAGCGGTCAGCTAGAAGTGGCGCTCCAGTCCCAGCTGACAATGACGTACCTCGTTGCCAGATGTCGAAGTTTCCATTAATTAGTTTATTGCGGTATGGAGCCATTTGTCCCACAGCATTAAGGACAGTCTGATTAGGAGTCCATGCAATGACCTTAAATGACTCGCCTGCGACGAACGGTGTTGTGGGCTTGATTGAAATCCCGTTGGTGTCATCATAATCAACACCACGTACAAGTGTGGATCCATTCCGAATCACATCCACCATAGTTGGAGTGAAGCCACCAGGTACTGGAATTTCAGGTTGGTTTGCGTACGCAATATCTTCAACCACCGTACGCATTGTAGATAGTTGCGGTTGATTACCTAGATATGACATTTATTTTTCCCTTATAGTTCAGCAGAGAGCGACGCTGTGTATTCAGCGAATACGACTCCAGCCCCACCAGAGCGTGCGAAGTCAGTAAACACTCGATTTGTGACAGCATACGGACCTGGAGTTGTACTATTCACGTATGTTCCAGATGCCAACGTAACGGTTGCAGTGCTACGCATCGGGTCGAAGTTGACGGATGAGTATATGTCTTGATTGGCCGCTGTAGCTACACTCCCACATTGCCATTTGATAACTCGGAAGTACCTTAGACACATAGCTTGTTCGACAACAACGGCGCGTTGATCGAATACAGTCACAACAGTGCCTCGTTCAAGCTGCGGAAACGATACTGTACCGCCAGTGAATCTAATCGTACAGTTGGCGCCTGCTGTTAGTGAGAATGGTGTGCCAGACGTGATGGACGTGCCGTTGTAGCTCGCTGTCGCAGTGCCTGTCCAAGATAGGACGTATTGCCCACCAATGATGCTCAGACCCTCCACCACTTGCTCTACACCACCAGCAGGTGCCGTCATCACGAAGCCGGATACAGGTGCAGCTTGTCCGCTTGTAACCACTCGCCAACGATCCCAAGTGTATGTATTGGCTCCTGAGACATTGCCTCCTGCATAGGTCCGCTGGTTTATGATGAACAGAGGGTTGATAAGAAGATTACGCATCCCACCTGCCGTCAAAGCAACTTGTGCAGCAGAGTCTTGTTGAGCATACCCTACAGCCCCAGAAGCAATCTGCCCAGGCATAATGATTTGGCGACCAGCGCCATTACCAAGATATGACATTAGCTTTGCTCCAACATAGATGCAATAGTGTCAACGGACGAGGCAGAAGGGATAACCTGAACAATATCTCCAGCTTTCAAAACCATCTTGCCTTCAATACCAATACACTGCATCGAACCACCAACAGGGATGTATGCGCCAGGAGGAACCCAATTTACAGTTGTTGCTCCACGCAGAATTCGTACATTAACTGTGATCGCGCTGGTTGTGCTATTATTTGCAATGCTTAGACCGATTAAAGTAGCCAGAGTGGATGCAGGAACTGTATATGCATAACCACCAGAGCCACCGTTATTTGTAATTCCGGTAACCAATACTGAGTTAAGAACGTTGGCCATTTAATACTCCAAATAAGTTGTTGGAGAGGTTTCTACCTCTCCTTTGATTACATTTATTTAACCGAACACAATCGAATAAACGATTGCTGAGTTATCCGCCGTCTGTTGAGTAAATGATGTATTAGCAATCTTCGTCGTCGCATCACCGATAGTCGCAGTTGGAGCAGTCGGAGTTCCGGTCAGAGCAGGAGAGTTCAACGGAGCGTAAAACCCCAGCCTAGTCTGTACAAATGCAGTAGTGGCCAAAGAAGTGCTGTTATCCGAATCAGCAGGAGTCGGAGCAGTAGGATTTCCAGTGAAGATCGGAGAAGCCACTGGAGCACGAGTCGTATCAGTAGGGTGTACGTGATCAGCCCTAGCATACTTCAGGCTTGTTCCGATAGCCGCTGCAACCGCGTTGATCAAAGGTAGTGTCGAGGAAGCCTGACCAATGACGAAAGCCGTGGTTGCGATCTGAGTCGTGTTCGTGTCTGCGTTTGCAGTCGGGGCTGCAGGAGTGCCAGTGAAGGCAGGACTTGCTAAACCAGCCGTCTTGAACGGAGTTACAGGCCCCGTCTTGACCGTATCGAATGTCGTAGCGAATGAGATTGCCCAGCCACTCAACCATGTTGCTGATAGACCACTATTACCCAAATGAATGTTCGATACTTCAATTTGAGGAACCGTCCAAACATCCGCTAATTCACCAATCCAGATACAGGCAGTTGTACCATCATTACCATATCGAATCGCAGGAGTCTTACTTCCAGGATTACCAATCAACGTCGCAGTAGCAAATTGCCAAGAGTTATCCGACACTCTGTTGTGACCGCTAATACGCATTTGGAATGCAGAGTCTGATGAACCCTCATTTACGCTCAATGTGAAAGACAACTGAGTTGTGGTATAGAGCACAGGCAACTTAATCTTGATAGCGCCAGTCTGGTTCGCTGTAGTCACCAGGTTGCTATCATCAGCGAATGCGATAGTAACAAAATCATCAGAAGCAAGACCACCACCAACCGTTGTGTTGCCGGTAATGGTTACTGTGTTACTGAATGTCGCTGCTCCGGTCACACCCAACGTCCCGCCGAAAGAAGCAGTGCCAGTGAACGAAGGGTTGGCGATGTTAGCCTTCAAAGCCGCAATCGCGTCTGCATAAGCAGTCGTTGCTACTTGAGTCGTGTTCGTATTAGGGGATGCGGTTGGGGCAGTCGGAGTCCCCGTCAGAGCAGGAGAGTCTGTATAAGCAACTTCACGCCAAGCAGTCCAGCTAGTGCTATAAGCACGAGACCATACCTTAGATGTCGTATCATCAATATACAACTGATGGGCTAATACGCCCGTGCGAGCAACAATCAAGAAACCAGCGGTATCACCACCTGGTTTAGTTCCTGTGTTCGTAGTGGTAACGTAATAGGTTCCTGTGGGGACCGTCTGATCATCAATGGAAGCTGTCGTCGTTCCTGGAATCGCCGCTGCGTCTGAGCCAACACCAGTAGCAGCCATCGCCGCCTGAACGAACGCAGTGGTGGCTAGCTGAGTGCTAGAGGTGCCGAAGGTCGCTGTAGGGGCCGTAGGTACTCCCGTTAGCGCGGGCGATGCTAGGGGCGCTCTAGAGGTGTCCGTGGGGTGGACGTGATCTGCCCGCGCCCATCGTGTGGATGTACCAATGACCGCAGCTCCATCCATCAACGGGGTCGTAGCTGACCCTTGTGCCAACACGAATGCGGCCGTTGCGATCTGAGTTGTGTTTGTATCCGGCGCTGCTGTTGGTGCGGTTGGATTTCCGGTCAGAGCAGGCGATGCAAGAGTGGCATATGCCTGGTTCTTCACAAATGCCGTTGTGGCAATCTGTGTTGTATTATCTGATGTTGACGCAGTCGGAGCAGTCGGAGTGCCAGTCAGAGCAGGAGACGCCAGCGGAGCCTTCAATGCCAAGCTGTTGGTCATAGTTGCTGCGAAGTTCGGGTCATTACCCAAAGCAGCTGCAATCTCGTTTAGAGTATCTAGCGTAGCAGGGGATGATGCAATCAAGTTAGCGATGGCAGTCCGAACAAACGCAGTGGTAGCGACTTTGGTAGAGTTCTCAGTGTCGGCTAGAGTCGGAGTTGTGATGGGGCCTGTTACATCCAGATTCCCAGTTAGGGCGGTATTTCCAGTTACATCAAGATCGCCGGTTAGGGTAGACTGTCCAGCAACGTCAAGTCCCTTCTTAACTTTGAACCGATTATTGAATTCTGTCATGTCTTCTCACTTCATTTCCATGAGTTAAAAATTAAGGCGCCCCCAGAACGGAGACGCCTTGTTGTCCTACTTAGTATTTAAGTCACTTGTTTCAATTCGACTCTAAACCCACTAGGATGAATAAGTTTCAAATAGATAGTGTCGAAAACATCCTTGTAATAATCAGGTTCGTTTGCGACATAGATCATATATGAATACTCTTGATATAGTTCATCATCCCGAATCAGAGTCAGCCCATCAACAATCATATTGTCATCAATCACGTTGATCAATGGCTTCGGTTGGAAGATTTCAACCTCTTCATCGAAGAACAAGTCAAAGAACAGCTTCATAGATGCTTCTGTCCCCTTGATCGCATAGATATGCTTCAATAGGGATAGCATCAGAACCTGGTCAACTAATTCCAGAGCCTTAATCCTACTGCGCTTAACTCGGTCGAATCCCATTGAGTTGAACCAACCATCCAGAATATTATCCTCAACGGTGCTCAACTCAATATTAGATTCGTCCTTATCCGCAAAGTCCAGGCCATCTGCCGTCCGATAGCCATCAAAGATGTCTTCCATAACGAAAGCATCTGGTAGCATCTTCGCTTGAGTGCCAGAGTTATCGGTTGAGGCGATGTCGATTAGGGCCGCATCAAGTACATTAGGGTCAGTGGATGAATCGAAATACCGCAACTTTCCGGAAGCGATAAACCGATCAATATCCTTCTCCAACCAAGATGTATCGTTTCTCAGGTCAGCAATTTCACTATCGCTCATCCCGGAGGTACGATACAACCACTCATAATACTTCTCAAGAAACGTAATGAATCTCGGAGCATATTGTCGGTAGTGAGCCGGCAATAGATCAGAGATACGCTTGTCCACAATCATCATTTCTTCACCGCCAACGGAGTAACATTGATCGTGTTGAACTTCAGAATCGAGTTCTTCACACCAACCAAAGATTGATCATCGGCTAGGCTACAAGACGCTGAAACGGTAATGTATACATCAGTCAATAGATTAGGTTTGAAATTACTCACGGTAACCAAACCAGTATCGTAATCAACCCTACCAACATCAGAATATAGAATCTTAGTCAAGCCAACCACAGTTGCGTGAGTCTTCTTTAACTTCAAGACACCATCTTCATCATACATTGAATAGATGTATCCGCTCGAATCCGTATCTGCCACCTTGAATCCTGTGATGTTCACAGTCCCTGGCTCTAGCTTGTGAGAGAACGGAAGCACATAAGATCCAGATACATTCAGAGTCGGCACGAACCGTTTCTCATAAGAAACTTGAGTGTTGTTACCAGTAATTGCCGTGTCGATAGAATTGATGAAATCGCCCAGGTTGGACATTTCCAACGATCCACCAAACTTTTCCATCTTGTCTTTACTAAACGCGCGACAGTAATCACCAACCTTCGCCTTTAGTGCGTCTGTTGAAATAGTCAAAGCACTAGTCCGATATTTGACTGTAGAATTTACGTTGACGTAAGTGTAAACCGGATCAACAATCACAGGAGTTACAGAACCAACGTTATACTTCTTCAAGATAGCCACCAAGGCTTCCTTCTGCTCATCGGTGAGAACATCACTATTCTTCGGGATCACAGACAAGAATACATATCCATAACGCGGAGGAATATTGTCTTCACCACCCCAGCAGATAGCATCGGAGGTTTCAGCAAACAGACGTTTGGCTAAACCAACGTAGTCGCCAGGAGTCACTGCGTTACCCGACGCGGCAAATGCGATGGGAGCCAATGAGCGGATGGAATCAATACTTTCTTGATCAGCGCCGCCATACGAGCGAGTATCCACTTGGTCAATAGTGATATCATAGAACCCGCCAATGGAGGCAACTGGTGATAGGCCCGTGATACTATTGCCAGCAGATCCAGAAGTTACGAGATACCGAGCAGTGATCACATTTCCGTAATCTAGACGCTTGGAGAACTTATTATCACCAAACTTGAATTCATATAGGCCATCACGGTTCTCACGCAGGAAGAACAGTTGAGCTTCTGGGCCTAGGTCATACGCAGTCTGATATTGAGTATATGTATCTTGCGTAGCGGATGTTTCCGCTACACGAACCGCGATTTCAAGAGTGCTCGTATCCACATCGCCATTAGGGATCACATAACTTTCGGTACCATATTGAGTTTGCACCATAAAGCCGTTGATCGCCCAGATACCTTGAAGTAGAGTCACGTTAGTGAACAAATACTTACCGCCAGCCAGTGCCGTGGAATATGCATCATCAGCGCTGAAGATATACGTCTGTCCATCCTTAGTTGCATAGAACTGAGTGTTTCTATCCAATACCAAAGAGGCCGGTGCAGTATCCGGGTCAGCAGGTGTTACAGTTAGATTGACCTTCATCTTCGCAGCAGTTTTCGAAGACGGAGTGTATCCTAGACGCGACGCAATAGAAGCCACGTTTTGACGTAGCTGGGCGGTGTCTAGTTGAAGTTCGTTGTACACAAAATTATTTTGAAACGCCTGTTGTTGAGCGTTGAATGCTAGAACACGCAATAGTTCACGAATGGCGCTTCCGTCAAAATTCATATCACGAAATTCATCTTGGTTCCGCATAAACAGAACCAGAGAGTCCATGATATCATTAAAATCATTAGAGGTGTATGTCTGTGACATCTTCTTTCCTTGTTGGACGGTCCAATATACTTATTATTTAACTGTGACTTTCAAACCTAAATATTAGAGACTCCTCATTTTGTCCTTTTACGTGGGGATTCGTCTTTCAACACACCAACCACCTAAAATCTCCAAATGACTGTACTTAACATAATAAGTGTTGCATTTTGGATATTCCTTGCATATCAAAGTATTCGTGCATTCCTATCTTTGAAAGACGCAGGGCTATCCAAGAGAGAAGTAACCGCAATCACGATTCTGCTTCTTTGCGGTCTAAACATCGCTAAAGATTGCATTTCTATATTAGAGACTAGCGTCATTTTCTTGTCTGGTCAGAAACTAACAGAATATTTGTACTTCGGTACTTCAATGTTCCAGCTGTTGCTAGCATATTTTGTGCTAGATCATATAAAACACGATACAACTAATAAACAATAACAAGGACTGACCATGGCAGTTTCCAACTTTATAGACAGAATCTCTGACCTAGCGGCCGCAGGGGTTCTGGCTTCTTTCGGGGGCGCGGCTCAAGCATTATACCAACTGTACAAGGGGGACAAGCCTTTCTCTATCCTATCCTTCTGCACTTGTGTTCTGCTATCTTTCTTCGTGGGTCAAGTGGTTGGATCTATGATCCCAACCAGTCTTCAACAATATCATGACGGGTTGCTACTAATGTCCGGCTTCTGCGTCTTCCCGCTTCTGGACATCTTTAATGCGTATATCACAACTCTAGTTAAGAACTTGCTTAACAGAGTCACCCCTGCTGATCTACGCGCCAAGGAGGATGAAACTAATGACAAGCCTAACTCTTGATCAAAAGTACGCGGCGCTGGTTGAAGAACTAGCGCAGCAAAACGCAACTTTCAAGACTTTCCTAAATGGTGCTGAGGACGATACGGTCTATCTTGATAGTAACCGGACGGTTAAAACCCTCCTGGGTACTATCAAGGACTTAAAGCGTTTCCAGTACGTTCAGAAGGTAATTGATCATCGCCTATACAACGATATGATTGCAGCCGATGCAACTATCGCAATTGGATTGCTAGTTAGAGTCTGGGGTGACGTCCCCGCCAAGGTCGGGCTCTATCGTAAGGATTCAGCTGGTGTATATACAAAGGTAAGTTACCAAGACCTATATGACTTGCGTGATGTTCTACCTGACCCATGGAACTATCTACAAATTAAAGCGGATGAAACTCAAACTGACGAAACAGTCGCTCTAGTTCAATTTCAACTACCAGTTGCGGCAGCCACAGCTTCGTCACAGGTTCTACGCGGAACCTATCAATATAATATTCAGGTTGATGGATATAAAGGTACTATTGCTGGCGATGTTATGATCGTGGTGTCGGCCAGCACACAAAGTAAAGTGAGCGTTAAGATCCAGGTGAGTAATCGTTTGGTTGGTGACGTTGATGATGGGTTGTCTACAGTAGTTCTTGAAAAGGTTGTCATCAACAGAATTAGCAGCCCTGATGTACACACGTTCAGCGTGTCTTTCGTACCACCGTCTACTCTAGTAGATGGTAATATTCTAGGATCATTGGATTTTAGATTTAATGGGGTAGATACCAAAGTTGTGAAGAAGACAGCGGCCCTACTAGGTCAGGTTGTTATTCCAGACGAGGAAGTTGATCTTGTTTCGATTTACGAGGACAGTAAAGTATAAGGATTTAAGATGGCAGATATCATCCAGCAGTTGAAGCAACTATCAGCATTAATTGCGGCTGACGTCAAGACTCTTAATCAGAAACATAACAGCCTGCATGAAGTTGCTAAGTCAGGTAGTTATCTTGATCTTTCGGATCTACCTGATTTGAGCAATGGCGTACAAGGGCCGAAAGGCGACCCAGGAGTACCAGGCATCCAAGGTATTCAGGGACCACAAGGCCCCAAGGGAGATACGGGCCCAACAGGAGCAACCGGCCCTAAAGGCGATGCCGGTAATATTGGCGAACCTGGCCCTCAAGGTCCAACAGGACCGACTGGGGATAAAGGACCAGTAGGTGACCAAGGTATTCAAGGTCCAACAGGACCGACTGGGGATAAAGGCGCCACTGGCGATGTAGGACCAGTTGGAGGACAAGGTCCGGTCGGCAATCAAGGTCCAACAGGAACAACCGGAGATAAAGGTATTGTTGGGGATAAAGGGCCCACCGGCGATAAGGGTCCGACAGGAGACCAAGGTATTCAAGGTATCACCGGAGCAACAGGTCCAACTGGAGCAACTGGAGATAAAGGACCAGTTGGAGATAAGGGTATAACTGGAGACCAAGGAATTCAAGGGCTAACCGGCCCCACCGGAGATAAAGGACCAGTTGGAGATAAAGGAATTGTTGGAGACCAAGGGCCAACTGGCCCTACTGGACTAGCAGGAGCCACTGGCCCAAATGGGATTGCCGGAGATTGGACAGCGGGGACAATATACCCATCTGGATCGTATGTGTTTGCAAACACAGCAGCTTCTGGTGGGGACTATGAAGGATTGGTAGCCACCCACGGCATCTTCCCATTCTACTTCTATACGTCAAATAGACAATCTAATAGTCGCACATATCACAAGGCCACTGAGTCTATCTCTAGCCTGAAGTTGATGTTCCCCAACTTTATCAGTTTTAATGAGGCGACAGGAGCAGATTGTACCATTAGTGCGTCTATTGAATATCCGGCTGGAGTGTTCACTCAAGTTTTATTCGGAGGTTCAGCGGATGGTACGATTCCTAATGGATTAACTCTCACTTCTGATAGTGTTTCTGTTGCAATTCCAGACGGTGTAGGCTTCTGGGTTCGTAGTTTCCTACGCCACCCAAATGGACTGATGTATGCCCGTATCACCAACGGCGGAGACGCGGGTATGGGTGAAGCTCTTGAATACGGCATCACATTGACCAATAGAACTATGGGCGGAACAATTCCTAATATGTTCAATGAGCATATTTATGGACCTTGCGCCATTATTGGTCAAACCAATAAACCTTCGGTGTTTGCAGTCGGCGGCTCTATGACTGCCGGTTTCAATAACTATGGCGGTATTCCGGGAACCACCGAAAACGGTATCATTACGCCTAGCCTGTTTGAACAAAATATTGCATTCTCAGTGTCTGGTAATTACGGCAAGACTGCAGAGAATCTTGTTCAAGATGGCTCTGGTTTTGGTTCACTACTACCATATTTGACTCACGTCATTTGTGGTTTGGGAACTAATGACATTCGTAACGGCAACACAGCATCAGCCGCTATTAATGATATGAATACTTGCCGAGGATTCTTCCCAGGCAAGGAATGGTATGGCACAACTCTACCTCCAGTGACTACTTCAACAGACTCTTGGGCAACAACGAATAATCAAACGTCACATTCGTCAAATGCTCAAAGACTATTGTATAACGCAGCGGTTAGAGCAATGCCTGCGGGATGGGCAGGGTACTTTGAAATTGCCGATGCTCTTGAATCCGCAAGAGACTCCGGTAAGTGGAAGGCTCCAGGTTGGACGGATGATGGACTACACGCTTTGCTCAACGGATATCAATACATCGTTGATAATAACGTAGTTGATGCATCTGTTCTAGCATTCCCTGAATCCTCAACTGCTATCTTCAATTTGTTGGGAACTACTCCATACCTTTCCACGACGCCGCCGTATGTAGATACGGCCAAGTGGCAAAAGACGATTAGTGGAGAGAGTATACCAATATTAGATGCTGTAACGACATCGACTTCCACAGCAGTCACATTAGCTTTGTCTCACGCACCTAAACCGACTTATAAAGGTTGGTTACTAATGGACAATGCTTCAGCTATCAATGTAACCATTCCTCCGAATGCGAGCGCTGCATTTCAAGTCGGTGCTTGTATTAACATCGTACAAATGGGAGCTGGGCAGGTTACAGTATCAGCTGGATCAGGAGTCACCCTATATTCAGCAGGCACTACAAATACTAGGGTTCAGTATTCCCCGGTATCAATCATTAAGATAGCTACTAATGCTTGGTTACTGACAGGGGATAGGCAGTAACACATATCTACTATAATATCAAACCCCTCAGGAGAAATCTTGAGGGGTTTCTTATTTCTTCTATTTACCCAGGGTGGTGAGGTATAGGCGAAAGATAGCCCCCACAATTAAGTGGGTGGCTCATCTTCCTAACCGTCCAGTACGCGGAGCCGGCCAGGCTCATCGGTTGCTACACCGCCCGATGAAAGCTATGTCCTCTTACGCTGAAAGGGTGTCTTCAGTCGAATCCCCAGGACTATGCAAGCATTGCGCTTAGATTGCGGGGTTTGGGCTTTATTCGATCCGTGGTTGCCCGGTTAGGATTGTCCGCCACCGTCTGTTTACCGTCCAGACAATCCTCTACTACAGGCGGATATTATAACTGGTTATATGCGAAAAGTAAACCACTTTCATAAAATAATTTATGATCATTCCATAGAAAGACATATCTATCACTTTACTTTCCCCATATCTCATACTATAATAGACCCTATGTTAAACGAACCAGAGCAGTATGAAGATTGATGTTTGGACTGATGGTTCATCTATCGACAACGGGAAACCTAATTGTGTTGGTGGATGGTCTGCAGTCTTTCTAATGGGTAATAAGAAGTACATTCGCTATGGGCACCTGCCCGCGCCGTCCTCGAATAATCGTGGTGAAATTTACGGCGTGCTCTACACAATGATGATGTTCCGGGATAAGAAAGACTGGGACATCCAAATCAGATCAGATTCCCAGTATGTTGTCAAGTCGATTAATGATTGGCGACACAAGTGGAAACGTTCAAATTACGAAGGCATCAAGAACCCTGACCTGTTAGTCCCGTTATTCAACGCTTGGGATGAACACGGCAATGCGACCATCAACTGGGTCAAGGGTCACGCCGGTACTTTCGGAAATGAGCTTGCTGATGAATATGCGGGTCTTGGTAGCAGAAACATCAACCGAACGATGGTTTCTGACACCTATGACATTAAGATGGTTCCTGTGATCAAGTTTTAAAAGTTATGCCAGAACTAATTGAAGATGATGAAGTTGAGAGTCTAACTCTCGTTGAAGTAGAAAAGCCAGTGGTTCGTGCCCCTCGACATTACATTGATGATGAGCACCTCACCGGCATTTTGTCTGAGTGGAAGAAAGTATTTGATGCTGATATTGCAGCAGGCAAGGAACGTCCGAAGCTGCCCGAGGCGGTAGGCGAAGCGATTTTTGATATGGCCGAAGCCCTTGGTAAGCGCCACAACTTCTCAGGCTATTCGTATCTTGATGAAATGAAGTCAGATGCGATTCTACATTGTGTGAAGTATATCCATAACTTCAACCCCGAGAAGAAGTCACAGAAGAAAGGTAAGGTTAGTGCGTTCGGATATATTAATATGATTATCTGGCGTTCCTTCACTCACCGTATTGACGCTGAGAAGCGCGAGCAGTATCTGAAGTATAAGTCCTTCGAGTTGATGGGTGGTATGGACGCATTCCAAGATGAAGACTTGGAATCGGCTTCCGGTGGTTCGGATGGTGATGAGGGCGGTCTATCGGTTGGTGTGCTTGGTTCTGATTTTATCACCAAAGCACGCGAATACGAAGAAAAGAATGGGTTGGACTCCTTCCGTAAGCCCAAGGAGAAGAAAGTTGCTTTTGATGGCTTTATGTTTGATATTGGTTCTTCGACTGAAGAAGTGCCCGAAGAAGTAGACTTGGATCAAGACGTGGAGATTGAATTTGAGTGATGAAATGTATGTGGTTCTAGGCTTGGAACATCAAATGATTATGGTCCTTGACTGGGATGTGAGACCACCTAAGATGGTTGGTGATCTGGATCTAGCGACTGAGGCTTGTCGTGAATTGAATGTCCTACACCCATATCATAAGTATGAGGTGAAGAAGCTAGTATGAGTAAAGTTGCTATTATTGGCGACATGCATTTTGGGGTCAAAGGTGGAAATCAGGACTTCCTTGACTTTCAAATTGCCTGGCTTGAGAATGCTCTGAAGAAGATTCAAGCTCTGGGAATCACGAAGATCATCCAGACTGGAGATATGTTCGATACTCGTCAGAATATGAAGTTGAATGTCATGGACTTCATCATCAACAAGTTTCCAGACATGCTCAAGTATTTTGATATTGAAGAGTGGATCGCATACGGCGGTAATCATGATATGTACTATCGTGATTCCAACGCCATATGTTCTTTGGATCTTTTGAAGGTTAATAGTATCGACCGCTGTTTGGAATTCAGAATCGTCACCGACAGAGTCGAATACGTTGACTTCGAAGGAAAGAAGGTTGCTCTAGTTCCTTGGTTGAACAAGAATAATCAGGAACGTCTTTTGACTGATGTCCTATCATCTGACGCCGATTATGTGTTCGGACACTTTGAGATGATGGGCATGCCGATGATCCCAGGAGTTGCTTGCGAACATGGTCTTGATCCTCAGAACTTCAGAAAATTCAAGAGAGTCATCAGCGGTCACTTCCACACGGTATCTCAAAGTCTTAACGTGACGATGGTTGGTACGCCATACCACATCACTTGGGGTGACGTTCAAGACGGAACTAATCGAGGGTTCTGGACTTTGGACACTGAAACAGATGAGTTAGCTCTACATCGCAATGATGAATTCATGACGTTGTTCTCAGTGATTGAGTATGATCCAGAAGAACAATATAATGATAATTCCTTTATCAACTATCGAGGAACGATTGCTAAGATTCTGGTGAAAGAAAAGCCCGAAGCGAAGCATTATAAGAAATTCCTAGAATTGCTTACGAAGTCTGGGATGATTGACTATAAGATCATCGATACAACTCTGGTTGAGATCGAAAAGGTTGAGATTAGTGAAGAAGTGTTGTCGTTGGACACTCTATCTGCTATGAACGCCTTTATCGACAAGCAAGGTGATGAATTTAATAAGGACAGCGTGAAGAGTCTAGCGAAGCAGATTTATATTGAGGTGCTGAATGGCGGGCAATAAGGTAATTTTCAAGAAGGTACGAGCCAAGAACTTTCGTTCAGTAGGTAATATGCCTTTAGAACTGGACTACCTTGGTTCGTTGACTACGTTGATTGCTTCAACAGACAATGGCAGCGGAAAGTCCACTCTGGCTATCTGGGCTCTGTTCTTTGCACTATTCGGAGAACCTTACAGCCCTGATTGTAAGATCGGTGGTCTAGTCAATTCTAAGTCTGGTAAGGATTGTATCACAGAACTAGAGTTTGAGGCACTGGGCATTCCATATCTGGTTCGGCGTGGTTATAAGCCTTCCATCTTTGAAATCTATAAAGATGGTAAGCTGGTTGAGAACGAAGCGGCCAACGGCGATCACCAGAAATATCTCCAGACTGTGATTGGGATGGATAAACGATCTTTCTGTAATATCGTGGCTCTGGGGGTGAACCGATTTGTGCCCTTCGTTCAGATGAAGACCCAAGATCGTCGGGATTTCGTTGAGCAGATGCTTGATTTGGTTGTTATCTCGTCCATGAACACTCGGACGAAGGATAGAGTCAAGGAAATCCGCAAGAAGATCGAACAGGTCAACTACGACATCGGCATCATTGAGTCTAAGTTATCTGGTCGTCAGCGCACGGTAGAGATTCTTCAAGAGAAGAAGCGTCAACGCCTAGCGGAAACCGGCGATGAACTTCAACAACTCAAGACTAAGCAGAACGGCCTGGTGGGCCTGATTAACAAGGCTATGGAGAAGATCGAAGTGATCGACTCCCAACGACAGCCTGAGGCGCTTCCTGCTCTTGAGAAAGTCAAGACTATGATCTCTCGGTTCAACTATAAGGTTGATGAGATCAAAAAGTCTGCGGATAAGATCGCTGATCTGCATGAATGTCCTACGTGTAAGCAGGAGGTTCAGGAAGCGCATAAATCAGCGATTAGAGACGCTGCGGAGACGGAAGCTGGTAAGCTAGTGGAGCCTCTACGAAAACTGGAGGATGAGCGTTTAAAGCATCAGGCAGTGGTGGATCGTAATGGTGAGCTATCCGCTGAGGCGACGAAGGTGATTGGTCTCAAGATGCAGATGGAAGCGCAGCTGGCGTCTGTTGAGTCTTCGATTCGGTCTATTGAATCTAAGTTGGTTGATTCCAACGAAGACGATATGATTGCTGTGGAGCAAGGCGAATGTAACACACTAGGTGATTCGCTTGTTGCTAAGACGAAGGAACTCAACGATCTGTCTGGACAGGAAAGTGAACATCTTCAGTTGCTTCAGGTTCTGAAGGATGACGGGATCAAGGCCAGTATCGTCGCTCAGTATGTTCCATATCTGAACCAGACAGTAAACGGTATACTAGACCGGCTGAATCTATATGTCCAGATCAACATCGACTCAGAGTTCAACGTGTCGATGTTCGCCCCTGACCGCAAAGGCCAGACCCTAGGAAATCTCTCCACAGGCCAGCTACGCCGAATTGATCTTGCTGTACTTCTAGCTTGGCGTGAAATCGCTAAGAATAAGGCTTCTGTGGATTGCAACGTCTTGATTCTAGATGAGATTCTGGAAAACCTTTCTGCGTCTGGAGTTGATGAGTTCATGGAAATGTGGCAGATCATCGGTCAAGAGACAAACCTAACAGTTATCTCGCAGCGAGCAGCGGAGTTCGATGAGTATTTTGATCGGACGATTAAATACGCTCTCAAGAACGATATGACGGTGGAGGTTTAATGAGTATCATTGTGATCTCATATAAGACTCCCGGAGAGTGTATTCAGCTATTCAAGGCTGAACACAACACCGAGAATCCGACCTATAACCTTCTGAGAAAGAAGTTGTCTGATCTTAGTATCATCAGTATCGGTCCTGAGAAGGATGGTTGGTTCCATTGGTTGTTCACAAACCAGATGGATGAAGAATCCTTTATGGAATCGTTTAAGTGGTTTGTTATCTACGAGTGAAGTAAAATGAGTGGCTTGATTGACAAGCAGTTTTTGAATTACCTATCAAGCCGTCTTGAGCGATTCAAGTGGATTCGTCCTACAGTCGCTCTATGTCGCTGTCCATATTGCGGGGACGGTAAGAAGGGAACACGAACACGTTTTTATATCTACCAGGACATGAAGTATGGTACATATAACTACAATGTAGAATGTAAAAATTGTGGTTTTAGTATGAGCTTTCATAACTTTCTAAAAGGATTTGATCCCACACTGTTCGCTGAGTATCGGTTAGAGAAATTCCGAGATAAGTTTGGTAGAGAACCACGTCAGATGTTTCAGGAAGAAAAGACTGAGACAAGCAGCGTGGTTGAGCCACTTCTAGATACCGTTGATATGAGCGGCGCGGTGAAGCTATCTGAGCTGCCAGAAGATCATCCTTGCGTCCAGTACGTCAAGAAACGTCAAATTCCAGACAAGTATCTTGATTACCTGATGTATACCGACAACTTCCAAGCGGTGACGGCTTCATTTAAAGATGCCGAATATGCAAAGAAGATGCCTGAAGATGCCCGCCTCATCATTCCATTCTACACGGAGTTCGGTGAACTGCTTTGCTATCAAGGTCGTTCTCTGGATCCTGCTAACAAAATGCGCTACATCACCGTAAAACAAAATGACTCAGTCAAAAAAGTGTTTGGGATGGATAGGGTGGACCGCAGCCGGGAAGTCAGGGTATGTGAGGGGCCGATTGATTCAATGTTTATCGAAAACTGTCTAGCGTCTGCGGATGCGGACTTGACGAAGATCGAAGGTGATGTGTATATCTATGACTCCCAGTATCGGAATAAAGACGTGTGTCGACATATCCAGAAGGCTATTGATTCTGGAGTGAAGGTGGTTCTTTTCCCGAAAGAGTTTGAGTTTAAAGACATCAACGAAGCAGTCACTGATGGCGGCTTAAATACATATGACATAGAAAATCTTATCAAACAGAACACTTATCAAGGTCTCAAAGCCAAGCTAATGTTCAATAAGCTAAAGGGTTGTTAAATGACTGAGGAAGCGCGGCCATATGTGTATAGATTAACCCACAAAGAAACAGGACAATTCTATATTGGATACCGGATGGGTAATATATTACCTGCGAATCAAGACATTGGTCATAAATACCGTTCTTCCTCTAAGGTAGTGAAGGAAATGGGATTTGATAACTTCATTGCTGAGGTTATTAAAGAGTTCGATGGTCAATCCGCTAGGGAAGATGCTTTTACGCATGAACAAACATTGATCAGAGAGTACATTGACGATCCTCTTTGTCTCAACAAGGCATATGTCGATATGGAAGCCGGACAAGGTGCATATAGACGATTTGGCCCAATGTCCGATGAGACGAAAGCAAAGATGCGAGAGAACCATATTGGAACTTTAGGATTTAAGCACTCTGAGGAAACAAAGTTGAAGATGTCGTCGAATCATGCGGGTCGTTTGGGTACAACTCATTCCGCTGAATCAAAACAGAAAATCAGCGAGTCAATGCGTGGTAAAAAGAGGTCTGAAGAGACCAAGCAGAAGATTCGTGAAACTATGAAGAAAAGGAAGCGAAATGAGTAACCTAAGAACCAAACTATCATCGGATGAGGTTCAACAGATCGTTGATATGGGAGAAAATGGTGAGAGCAAGTCTGCAATCGCTCGCACCGTGGGGGTATCCCGTTCAACAGTCAGCCGCATCCTAGCCCAAGTCTCGGGCATCCCTACCAACGTAGAATGCTCTAATGACGTAGAAGGCATTGATGATGCTGAATTGGTCGATGAGAACATTAAGCTGGCCAAGAAGGTCTTTCGTCTTCAGGACACTCAACGTCTGGAACGTAAGTCTTTCCGCGAGCACTCGCGTGTTGATAACACAATTCTGATTCTACACGAGGAAATGAAGAATGTGTTGGTCAACAACAAGTTCAACACGACACTACATACCCATAATGTGGGTGGAGTCAATCCGGTTGGCGTTGTTCAACTAAGCGACGTTCACTTCAATGAACTGATTGATGATATTGCTGATAACTCGTTCAACTTCGAAATCGCATCTAAACGTCTTCATAAGTTGATCCGTAAGGCCAAGCCGATCTTCAGAGCTAACGGAGTCAAGGAAGTAGCCTTGTTCCTAACAGGTGACTTGCTGAATAGCGACCGTCGCTTGGATGAAATCACGAACGCTGCAACTAACCGCAGCCGCGCCGTGTTCTTGGCTGTTGATATCATTCAGCAAATCATCCGTGATCTGAATACCGAGTTTAACGTGACAGTTGCTTCGGTCACTGGTAATGAATCTCGCGTTGGTGAACATATCCACTATTCGGATTTCCTAGCGGGAGATTCGTATGATATCGTGATTCATAATATGCTGACTTACTTGTTCAAGGGATCGGCAGGCGTGAACTTTATTCCGGTTCAAAATCCGGTTGAGGCAGTTGTAAATGTCAATGGCAACAATATTCTACTTGTTCATGGGAATCTACACAAAGGTATTGCTAGAAATCCTGAATCCGAAATCGAGAAGCTCAAAGCCAGATACGCAATACGAGGCACACTAGTCTCCTATGTGTTGATGGGTCACATACATTGTGCTCAAGTCTCTGACCTATACGCTCGGTCATCAGGTCTGCCTGGCAGTAATGCATATTCGGAACGAGCCTTGAATCTATCTGGTCGTGCCTCACAGAATATCTACTTGGTTCATCCGAAGTTCGGTGAGATTGACGGTGTCAAGGTTGATCTACAGAATGTTGACGACGAACCGATGTATTCGTTTGATGAGACACTTGCTTCTTATAACAAGAAGCCGACTAGTATCGGAACATATGTGATACAATCGGTCACGATCTAATCTCATAGTACTCATTTTACTTCATACGAGGTCCATAGTAGAATTCTACTATGGACCTTTTTCTATGGAGCGAAGGAAAGTAGTATGAGTTTTAGTGTAGGTAGTATTGTGCGGGTGGCAACTATTCACCCAGGCGATCCGATTTATCGGATTGAGCTGGAGTCGTATCTTGGTAAGGAAGGTGAAATCATCGGCATCACACAAGATGCATTCCGAGTCAAATTTGAAGACGACAAACAGCTATATTTCCGAGACAGTTGGTTGAAGCCGAGTCTCCTTGGTTCGGTGAAGATCCAAGAGACCATCGTTAAAGAATATGTGATGGACGGCTTCACCAGATTCAAGAATCGTCGTGAGGTTCTGGCTCAAATGTACAAAGACATCACTGTATATTTCGATGTTTTTAACATCACCCCAGATACCATTGATCAACAAATTACCAAGCTGCAGGAACTGAAGGAAGTATGTCTCAAGCTCAAGTAATGGCCGATGTTGCCGAATCCATCGACATTGAAGAATTCGAACCGACTCTTGAAGAACTTGAACTGCAAGCAGCGAAGCAACTGCTGCTCGAACTCAAGATGATCAAGAAGCGAATCTATGACAGCGGCACCGTCATGAATTCGATGCTTGTGGTTCAGATCAAGCAACTCCTGCGCGGTCTGATGTCTAAGTATCAAGGTTTTGATCTTTTCAAGGGCGAAAACATCACTCTGAAGCTGAAAGGCCACGGCAAGTTTGCTAGCTTTGACTTTGTTTATACCGACCGATTGAATCAATTGTTTGCCCAAGTTGTTACGGAACTTCCGCCGCCTGGTCCGATTGTTGAAGAAGTACAACCGAAAGTGAAAGATGAAGAATCTGAGTCTGCTTAATATTTTCCTGATCATCTTCGTTGTTCTGAAGTTGGTTGGGACAATCGACTGGTCTTGGTGGCTGGTATTCATTCCTGTATATATCGAGCTTGGCTTGTATATTCTAATCGCCATTCTGGAGAAACTTATGGACAAGTATGATCCGATGTGGCGTGTCCGGGAAGCAGTCAAGAAAGGTCGTACTAACCTATGACTGACGACCAGAAAGACGCCGAGCGTTGGCGTAAGGTCATCAAGCTATCCCACAGCGGCCCCGCCTTTCGGGCTGTTGTGATCTCACCTCCGGTGGATACTCTTGAGGAAGTCCGAGAGCACCTTGATGAATGGATTGATAATATTAAGGAAGAAGAATGAGAAAACTTGCAACAATTCAAAAGATTCAAAACATCCGTCCGATTCCCGGCGCTGATCTGATCGAAGCGGTGGATGTTCTTGGTTGGACCGTGGTCACTCAGAAGGGTAACTATAATGTGGGTGATCTTTGCATCTATTTTGAGATCGACTCGTTTCTAAACGCGGAAGACCCACGTTTTGCATCGTTTGAAGAACGATTCATCAACTGGGGTGACAAGCGCGGTATGCGTCTGAAGACGATCAAGCTGCGTAAGCAGATTTCTCAAGGTCTGACTCTGCCGCTGAAGGAATTTCCTGAGATCAAAAATCCGCAAGAAGGTGATGACGTTACCGAACTGCTGAAGATTGAAAAGTGGGAGAGTCTGTCGGAATCGCAAGGTAACGGCGGTGGTGGTATGGGAGGTAAGACCGCTGGTGCCAAACCGTTCCCATCGTTCATCCGTAAGACGGACCAGGAACGTGTGCAGAACTACATCAATGAACTGCCCAAGCACAAGAACGAGACTTTTGAAGTTACGATCAAGCTTGATGGGTCTTCGATGACAGTATTCCACATCAACGACCGTTCGGATCACTTTGATTACGCTTGGAAGGACATCGAGACTCGTCAACTGCGCAAGATGGGCGCTCTGAAGAAGCTGGTGTATAAGATTGGTAAGATGTTCGGCTATAACAAGGCTCCGGAGTATCTGGACGGCCTGTGCTCGCGGAACATCCAACTGGATCCAAACCACAGCAACCACTTCAGCAATTTCGTGAAGAAGGAAGGAATTCTGGAGAATCTGAGGAAGCTGAATATGAACGTAGCCGTTCAAGGCGAACTCATCGGCCCTTCGATTCAAGAGAATTATGAGAAGGTGGAAGACTTCCAATTCTACGTGTATGATGTCTTCGATATTGATGCCCAGAAGTATATGCGTCCGTCGATGGCTCGTGCTATTGCTTTCGAACTGGGCCTGGAATACGTTCCGGTGCTGGATCAGGCGATGGATCTTTCCAATCAATTTGGTGAGATGACTCCAGAGACGATGCGAGACGTGGTTCAGAAGATTTTGGATTATGCGGAAGGTCCGGGTATGAACCAAGGTGTGAAGCGTGAAGGTGTTGTGTTCAAGTCGAACAGCGATGGTTCATATCCTTCGGAATTCTCATTTAAGGCGATTTCCAACAGCTATCTGCTGAAGAAGGGTTGATATGGCAACCAGCGTTAATAAGACGATTCAAAATACGGTTGGAGGAAAGATGAAACCCTCCGTCAAGAAAGAATGGATTCGTCAGCTGCGAAGCGGTGAGATTGAGCAAAGTCAAGGAATGCTCCGCGATGTGGATGGAAGCATGTGTGTTCTTGGGGTGCTTTGCAACGTCCACGCTGTGATGAATCCTAATATTGCCGAGACTCAAACTGATCCCACTCGGTATCTGGGCGAGAAGTATGGGCTGCCGGAAGAAGTAAAGCGGTGGGCGAATATTAAAGATTCGTTGTCGGTCGTCCACAAAGGACGACGACAATCGCTGATGAGTTTGAACGATTTTGAACATATGCCGTTCGAACAAATTGCCGATCTGATCGAAAAGCAACTATAAAGGATAAGGTATGCTAAAACAAGGCGAACAACTCAGCAAGATGCTGGTTCTGGCTGTGACCCGTCACGCAGGTCAGTATGATAAGGCTGGGAAGCCCTATATCCTCCATACTCTTGCTGTGATGCACAAGCTGAGGACCGATGATGAGGAACTGAACTGCATCGCGGTGGGTCACGATCTTGTTGAGGATACTGGAACCACGTTTGCTGAACTGAAGGAACTGGGTTTCACCGACCGTGTTATTGAGGGTATCCGCAATCTCACGAAGTTCCCCGGAGAAACCTATGAGGAATATATGGAGAGGGTCAAATCTTCTCCTGATTCCATCCGAGTTAAGTTGTGTGATCTTCAACACAACTCAGATATTCGTCGGCTCAAGGGCTTGACGGAAAAGGATTTCAAGCGCCTCCAGAAGTACAACCGTATGTATCTGGAACTGAAAGAGGCACTGAATTCATACTGAGTAGTAGACTTTCGAGAACATCCATAGTATAATACTATGGATGTTTTTCGTTAATAGGAGTGAAGATGGACCTTATTATTGTAATTGAGATTTTCTACCTGATCAGCGCAGTTCTCTGTGCAATTCTATTGCCATTTGAGACGGCAATGCGTAAGCGCGACTCTAGTGATGCTTTGTCTGCGTTGCCTCTGAGGTATAGCATGACCTATGCCCATATCGCATGTGGATTCCTGTTGGGGCTTATCCCAGTTGCGAATACCGGACTAGTGATATTGTCGATTTTCTATTACATGCGGCGGTTCATCGACCGTCTTGATCGGATCAATGTAGTTAAACAAAAGGAAGAATAATGAAGACTGTTAATGATATCTATAATGCCGTTGTCAGCGAAGCCCTGGTTGCATCCCGCGATGAAGGATTTGATAGGGAACCCACCGTTGCTAATGTGGTTGTGACGTTTGACATTAAGGAAGGATTTTACGTTTGGGTCTTTAAAGACAAAGACGGAATCGCGGATGCCAAGCTAGCAATCGAGAATTATCTAGAACGCGGACGCCGCCACGGTTGGTTCGGTAAAAGTACATTCAGAGCCACATGGGGTGCGCGATCTTTTGCTGTCGATATCAATAATGAATTTCTGGAAACAGTACATCCATTCGCTTTGACTCTGAAAGAATTCGCGGAATGGCTGGAGCGGGAAATCGCCAGCGGTCAGATCAAGACGATTGAAGCATCCAATGTGTTCAAATTCCAAGAACGTGAAGTTCATTACTATGTGGATGGTAAGTTCTTCAAGACTCAAGATGATCTACAAAAATATTTGTCTGTGATGAAACTCCAAGACCTAATCGAGAGCAACGGTGCTGTTGACGTGAGTGACGCTACCAAACTCGTGATGAGTTTAGTTAAACATAAAGAAGTTGTAATTGAATTGTTGAAGGGTCTGTGATGACGGAACAAGAATTTACTCGTTGGCTACAAGGTTGGGTTGAACTAGAAAATGGTAAGACACCGACTGCTGACCAGTGGAAGATGATCGTTGACCATCTGAAGCTTGTCTATCAAAAGGTCACTCCTGGACTTGATGATAATTCGGTTTGGGAAGATAAGAAGGTCAATGAAGAAGACAAGACCGTTGTCAAGAAATCATCAACCCTGGATGACCTGCTAGAAATGTACAAGAAATTCCCTGTGATGCCATCACCAGCGCCGACTCCATTTATGCCACACTATCCTGGACAGTGGCTTGATACCGGCAAGATTCCGGTTCCTCCAGGGACGGTGATATGCTGAGTGCGATTAGTGTCTCCACGCTAAAGGACATTATTGAAAAATCTACTATGAATAAGACGATTCTTATTCCCAGCAGAGATTATTACGCGCGTCCCGGCGATACGGATCAATATAATTTGGATTATATCTGTCCTCATACCTTGCTAACCTGCTTGGAATCGTTGGATACTTTTGAAAATGGAGTCGATGTAGTATGAGGCCGGTATCCAAGGATGATATCCGCGAGATTTTCATGCGGAACGGATTCACAATCAAAGAGGGACAAGATGATCTGAAGCCGTATGTATTCGCAGCGGCCTACGATCTTCTTATTTTTGCGCATGGTGAGACGAAGCCTAATATTGACCACCTTTTGAACCAAGAAATTTTTGAATGAGCCACAACGCAATGACGGCCGAACAGGCTATACGATACGCTTTGACGTCTGAACAGGCAAAGCGATTTATTGATCGCCTGCACTCTGAGATGGATAACTACAAGCGATCCTACGACAAGGGCGAGAAAATGGGGGAGTTTGTGTTCTCGTCCTATGCCGGCAGCTACATGAAGACTTGCTTCATTCTGCTAGAATTTGATAGACACTTCTTCATCGAATACTACGATGAGAACATCGGAGCCTGCTGCAGCCGTATGGTTAAAAGAGAGGATGTGAATCTGGACATTGAAGTTTCCGAGCCGGTGTTCTATGTGATTAAGAATTTGGACACCGGATCATATCACACGAATCGTCGTCTTCGTTCTTCTTGCCCAGCATTGTATAGCTCCAAGGCCAAAGCTGAGATGCGCATTCGACAGAACAGACTTCGTGGAAACTGGGTCGTGATGAAGTGGGAAATCTCGGAGACGCCAGCTTGATTGTAATTGATCTGTTCGCCGGACCTGGAGCCGGCAAGTCGACAAACGCAGCGGGGCTGTACTCGCTGATGAAGCGCCGATATTATAACGTTGAACTCGTGCGCGAGTATGCGAAAGAACTCACCTACGAGAAAGATTGGGAACGTTTGAGTCAACAGACTCATGTACTTGATGAGCAAGATCGCCGGTTGAGGATGTTAGTGGGGCAGGTAGACTTTGCTATTACAGATGGAGCGATTTTGAATTCCATCTTGTATCGCAAAGATGACTATCATATCCCGGATGCAGATTTCAGAAAGATCGTACTTGCTTATCATAACAAGTACAATAATATTAACTTCTACCTGAAGCGAACGAAGAAGTATGTCCCGATTGGACGTACCCAGACGGAAGAACAGGCTAAGGACTTGGACGATAAGGCTCTGACGATGCTCCAGGAATTGCAAGTTCCATTTGTTGAGATCGTAGCAGATAACAGCGCCCCGGAAAAGATGCTTGAATATATTGAGAGACTAATTCACCAGGACATTGACTAATGGCCCCAGCACATGTTGAACTTGCAGTTCTACGTTCTATTGTAGAAGATTTCCTTGATTTTGAAAAGGATGCGGTATATCCAAGCGATATGGGACAGCTGGTTGTTAGTAAGTATAACGCGGTTGAATATTGTCGTCTTGTCCAAGATTTGAGAAACGCGATTCAGTAATGAAGCATAGACCCGGCTTACATAGTCGGGTATAATAGCTATAGATGTAAAACGAGAGGATTAAAATGGAACTGTTTGAAAAGATCAAGGAAATGCGAACCCAGGCGCTGAAGAGCGGGGATAAGTTTCTGCATAGCGTGATGACCAATCTGTTTTCTGATGTGAACCCGGTTGGTACGAACACCACACCGCCGACCGATGAAACGGTACAGAAGGTTGTGAAGAAGCACCTGGATGGTGTCGTTGAAACCCTTGAACACATCAAGGGCAAGGTCGAAGCTGATGTAGTCGCTCTGAAGGAACGCGAGAAGGAAATTCTTGAAAGTCTGCGTCCGGCACAGCTGGCTGAAGAAGCCCTGGTTGCGATTCTACAAGAACTCCAGCCGAAGGCTCTGAAGGATTGGATGGCTCACCTGAAGACAAACTTTGCTCAGCGCTATGACGGAAAGCTGGCCAAGAAGGTTTTCGAAAGTCTGGGTAAGTAAAATGTGGGCTCTATTTGTAGGCGGTGCGTTCGGTGCAATTCTCGGCGGTTCCTATGGAGTTGCCGTATTTTTGCTGCTGGTGGCTGGTGTGGTTTGGGCTATTGATGCCCTGACCCAAAACCAATTTGGAAAGTGAAATGACTCATAAGTTTGTAGTTGGTGAAAAGGTCCGCGTGGCGCGGCGAGTGGATAAGGAAGAAGGTTGGGCTAACCTTTGGTTCGATGCGGGTGGTATTGACGATATGGTGCAATATGTCGGCAAGCCTCAAGTATTCACCGTGGGTGAAGTGAATCACGCTGGTATTCGATTCTTGGAAAACGATACCTTCGGTTGGCCCCATGGCGCTCTGGATCTTGTTCAAGATGAGAACGAATTTGTTGAAGTTGTGGAAGACGACGACACCCCGCGTGTTGGTCCTTACACGATTGAGCGTGATCTGGTATATCGTGTTGGCGTCTACAAGTTCGCCACCGAGAAGGAAGCCCGCGATCATTGTGTGAAGTGGCTGCTTCAAGACGCGCTGAACAGCCCGAGTGAAATCACTCTACAAAACTTGATCGACAACGCATCCAAGATCATTGAAGTTCTGAAGCTGGTTAAGTGAAATGAAACTGCTAACGGTTGTATTCGATGGCGATAATGGGGTTGTAGTTCCGGATAACCGGGTTGCTAGCCATGTGAATAAGATTCTGGATCGTTTCCAACTCGTTGATCGGTTGTCTTGCTTTGTTGGAAATGGAGAACTGGTGAATGAATTCCGGGTCCGTGTGCGTCGGGGAGAATTGAAGCACGAAGAAATCGTGTTTGAATTTAAGGGAGAAACGATCAAGGTTGACGAACGGGCCAACCTTGATCGTTGGCCGAAGGGGATGTGCGATATGGTGGGAAAGCAGTTGGTGGAGATTATGACCCGGCGCAAACCTAATATTAATGAGCCAAGTAGTACATTGTAAGAAAGCCCCATTTGACGTCTATATTGGTAGACCGAGCAAATGGGGCAATCCTTTTGAAATTGGAAAGGATGGGACTCGGCAAGAAGTAATCGCCAAGTTCAGGAAGTGGATACAGACACAGCCTCATCTTCTGGATTCCCTTCCTGAGATTCGCGGAAAGACGCTGGGTTGTTGGTGTAGTCCTCAAGCCTGTCACGGGGATGTACTTGTCGAATTAGCTAACAAGAATAGATTGTTTGATTATGAATATTGATATTGATCAGCTTCATGATGTGATTGAGGGACGCAAGACAGGACGTTCCGTGGGTGTTTCCACCGCTGAGTTGGTTCTCATGGCTCAAAGCGCTGAGCTACTGCCGAATGGAACCCTGGCCTACATCTATGCTCCAGAAAGCGGCCATCCGCGTGAGTTGTTCCGCGAGATTCTTGATTCTCTGGATCTGTATACGGAAGTTGATCAGGTTCTGAAGGATATGATTCGATTCAAAAATGGCTGTAAGGTCTATTTCCTGACCATGACAAATA